ATGGGATACAACAAATCTTTGAGGTATAGCCGACACGAGGGTACCACTTGTGTAATCGACAACCACCATCTTAAAAGTCTAGGGTCTGTGTTGAAGGATGTGAGACAGAAAAAGGACCGAATCCGCGACGCTGAATACGAACCAATCCTAACCATCGCGGATCAGTACATGGTGACCGAGGACCCTTTTCGTGGTCCGGGTAAGAACGTGAGAATCACTCTGTTCAAGGAAATCAGACGCGTACAACCCGACACTATGAAACTAGTCTGCAACTGGAGCGGTAAGGAATTTCTGCGAGAGACCTGGACTCGTTTCATCTCAGAAGAATTCCCCATCACCACCGATCAAGAAATTATGGACCTGTGGTTTGAAATTCAGCTAAGGCCCATGCAACCCAATCGCTGTTACAAGTTCACGATGCAGTACGCGTTAGGTGCGCATCCCGAGTACGTTGCCCACGACGTCATCAGGCAACAGGATCCCTACTACGTTGGACCCAACAACATTGAGCGCATCAACTTGTCCAAGAAAGGATTTGCGTTCCCACTGACCTGTCTGCAATCCGTTTACAACGACAACTTTGAAAGTTTCTTTGACGATGTCTTGTGGCCCTACTTCCACAGACCTCTGGTGTACATTGGAACCACGTCTTCGGAAATAGAGGAAATCATGATCGAGGTGTCCCTACTGTTTAAGATCAAGGAATTTGCACCTGACGTACCACTGTTCACAGGACCCGCCTACTAAACGTTGGATATATTTTCAGTGTTAACTATTTTTACATGATCGACATCTACAAATTTAGAGATTGAGTTTGCCGACGTGTCGTCTACGCGGTCGACCAATTTCAACCGCTTGGGACTCATCTGTGTCACCTCGATTTCGGTTTTGTATGGATCTAACCGTTCGTGTTCAGTGTCCACGGATTTGATCTCAACGGCTGCAGTCTGCGTCGTGCCCACGCTTAACCTTATCTTGTTTATTAATTGATGTACACTTTCCAGAAACTCCACAACTTCATCAGTCGTCAGCGTGACCACGTCGCCGGTCTGTTCGTTTAATTTCTTCTTGAGCGACACGTTCCACTTCATAAGCTTAACTAATTCACGCGCGTCCCCTTTAAAATTGGCGGCCTTGATGAATCCAAACAAATCCATATCTAGGTTTGTGCAGAATCTGAGAAATGTACAGATACTGGACGGGGTTGGTTTGGACAAACAGTCTTATGGGAATGTGTACATATGTAAAAAGAAGGGAGATCCAAAACGCTACGTGTGTAAAACCTTGCGTGGTAGAAACGTAAACCCACTAGAGCTGAGTGTGTCGCTCCTAATGAAAGACAACCCACACTTTATAAAGACACACAATTACGTGTTTGACGGCGGAGAAGTTGTGATGGTAATGGACTACGTACCCGACGGAGACATGTTTGACCTAATGAAAAGGATGGATGCCAAGTTGGACGAGGACACGTGTCGAAGGATAGTTTTTGCACTGGTGAACGCGCTGCACAGTTTACACGAAAAACACTTCATACACAACGACGTTAAACTGGAAAACTTGTTGTACGATTGTCACAAAAAGAGGGTGTACGTGTGCGACTACGACTTGGTTCGCATTATCGGCACCCCGTCACATCACGACGGCACAACCGTGTACTTTTCACCGGAAAAGATAAGGCGTCTACCATACGAACCGTCCTTTGATTGGTGGGCAGTCGGAGTAGTCACGTATGAATTACTTTCTAACAAGTACCCCTTTGACATTGATGAAGACTGTGAAGACGAGTTAAATTCTATAGAACCGCAGGATATGTTAAGTCTGTACACAAAGCCTTTGGATGTGATCGAAGGCGTATCACGCGAAGCTATGGATTTTGTCGTCGGGATGTTGAAACTAGACATTACAGATAGGTTGAATACGTACGACAAGATCATAAAACATCCATTCTTAAGGATGTAATCGTAATTTTTTTGTTTCACGTTAATGTTTAACTCATGTTTTGCAACATTAGAGCACTAGCCCTGTCAAATGCGTCACAAGACTTCAATTGGGAATCGTAGTCTTTGTCGCGTCTGCGTTCTTCCGCAAAATTAATAAGTGAGTTTATTGTTGGACCTATTTCCTGAACGCGCGGTTGACCCGCCAGTATGTACTGTTCCAACACGGTGAAATAAAAACGAAAAGAGGCGCCAACTCGTCGATCCTGTCTTGAACGACACTTGTGCACCCACGCGTGATTTGGATCGCGCACCACGCGCGTGGTGCACGTCACCAGGTGTGACTCAAACGCCACCGTATCGCCAAACGTGTTAGTGTCCATCAGTTCGTACACACCGTCAAGATTCACATAGCACTCGTCGTGCAACACGAGTCTTACGTCAATATCAGAGCCGTCCGTGACAAACACCTGTTCATTGGCGCACACTATCTTGAGGCGATCGTACGACAAAGTTTTCTTGTCGGCCCTCTCAAAGTTGTGACACATCATAGACCTAAGTACATCGTCAAAGTTGTAGTACACGGTGGAGTCGTCAAAGATGAGAGATAACATTTTGAATTACGAGGAGCAAGTGGAATGGAATAGGTTGATGAATCTGCACGTTTATATTAACAACGAACTGGACATTGACGACGTACATAAAACCTTGATTAACGTATTGGTAAAGGGATTCTCAAGTATGATCAACACTGAAAACAAAACCATCGTAATGCAAAGTTTGTGTGAACTACTGACGCAGACGAGACAAAACTACGAGCGTGAACAGGAGTTAAATAGACATAATAATCGTACGTTCACCACTTAGCTAGTGTACCTGTAAAACTTGTGGTTCGTGATTTTGTTGGGTCAATAATAAAAAAAACAGTTTATCAAATTCTCTTTTATTTACACTTGTACACGCTATACCTAATTTTTTTACAGATCTTAAAATCCTCATTTAACAGTGCAAAGTCGCGTTTCGACAGAATGTAACGCATGATTAATTTTACAACCACGGCGTGTACCTTGCTCATTTTGGAGTTGTACATGTAATCAAAAGTGACAACGTGATGGACACCCCAATTGTACTTTGTGATCACATCCTGCAGATCAAATCTCTTGGTGTTACTGTAAACAAGACTGTTTATCCATACATGTGTGGAACCCGTTCTAAAACAGTTTAGTCTGTACTTTTGGCTATTGGTGTCGCTAGTTTTCATACACAACAACACGTCACCATGTGGATGTGCGACCGACAGGCGCATGAAGTCATCAACGTCTCTGTGACACCCCTCCACGTTCTTTAAATCCTGCAACGGTGCAATGTGACCATCAAACATGATGGCCGCAAGATCCTTTGCAATCATCTTCACGTTGCTAACGTAATCTAGATAGCCGGTAACTGGCTTCCTGTGACGATTCAGGTGCCAAAAAAAATCTACAATGTAGTCATCGTGAATTAGGGAGGTGTCCGTCTTGAATAAGTACTGACACTTATTGGCGTACATTGTGTCGAATAAATCGTCGCACTGGGACCTGTTGTTGTGACTTACGAACATCATTGTGGACGTCGACGTGTTATCCGCCGTGGTGGTCGTGGTGGACGTGGACACGTGTTTTACTTTGCGCTCTTCACTCTTCCAACTGTATCTGTTTTGAATTTCCAGACACCTCACACAAGATTCTTTTGTTGACATGCGCATCCTAAGCGTAACCACGTCGTCATCTGACAAACCAACAAACATTGTGTTGATCATGGCCTCAGCTATGTGACACTGTAGCGTGGCGTTGTCGGTCAGTCTCAGTTGAAGGAGCAGCGACATCTTGCACGTGTCTATATGTTTAACCACAGTTTCCTGGGGGTACCAAGACTCGTCCGTCTTGCATTGTCGTAGCAGACTCGTGGTGATGTAGAATTTACAGTCACGTACCAATAGTTCAAAGGCGTTACCGTACATGCTCGCGTACGTAATTGCATACACGTCGGCTGGATACCTTTCGTTTCTAACGTAGTCAACGGCACACGGGTGGCAGATAAACATGTGAAACGTGGTGCTCTTGAGACGATTCAACCACTTGTAACTGTTGATGACGGAAGAATTCACCCCGTCCACTGATCCACTTTCAACCGACATAGTGATTTTCTTGTCAAATCCCTGTACCGTACCAACATTACGTTTCGCACTAGTGAGATCCAACACTTGTTTGCAGTCCTCCATTGTTGTTGATGCGTCACTCTCGTACTCGGAATCATTGGTACTCATCAAAATTGTGTCGTCGCGCTGTTCGTCCTCCTTTATTTCCATTTTAAAGTACATTGCGTTATTCCTGCGGACAAGAAAAAATGTTTCAAATAACCAGGGCCAGGTCTGGTGATGAGGTGGACATAGTGTTTCAGGTACCCACGACCCTAAACTCGATCACCCAATATGGTTTCAAGTTGACTAATGTGGCACGCGCAAACAAGACTATGGTCGTCAGCGGACTGGATGCGAACCGACCGATAAACTGTACCTTCACGACAAACGGGGCAGTCGAAAAGGATGATTACGTAATCACACTGTTTCGCATGCGATCACTCACACCTGACGTGCTTAATTACGTTAAGGTGAACGTGATTAAGGTGGTAACAATGAATCATCACGAGCACTGGTACGTGTTGGGTGTCAAGCGAGGACGTGAATCCGCGTCAACGATAGGTTACAGGAAACTGGTGATTGGTAGTCGAGAATACGAAAAAATAATGTGCATCGTCCAGGGTAACGTGCCAGCTGATCTGCTTCGAGCGTTTAATGGAAAAGTTCAAAATCACACATACTTACATGGTTTATTGGTAACAAATCCCACCCCAGACGTTTGCGTTGACTCGGTCAGGCTTATTAAAGATTCAACCTCGACTGCGTTTTAATCTCGAAAGCTGTTCGTTTTATACTCAGTTAAGTAGGCGTCGATCCGCCACTGCGTAACAGCCGTTGACATCATTTTTATCTATAGGTACACACAGACCTTTATCTCCGTCAAATTGAGTACCCACTGCACAGTAGAACTTTACACCTTCTGGACACTGATAATAAGAATCACACTCGAATGGATCCGCCACGTTTCCGTGATAACCTACAACACACAGGCGGTCCATGAACCATGTTTGTTTTTGTAATCTTTTTATGTGATGATAAATTATCACCTTGAGCACGATGAATATAGCAAAAACCAGTGTTGAGATATTTAGAATGTCCATTTGTGAGCTTATGATGTCACGTCGCATCACACATGGCGTTTAATGCACAGATCAGCGCCGCCCTCAGCGGACACAGGTATCTTCTGTACTCAATTGATGACTTTAACATAACCTCCGCCTCGTTGCCCAGACCTCGATTCATGGCATTCAGAAGGTCTCCGTTGTCGGCGTCGATCTCCCACGCAAACAATCCACCCAGACTATTCTGCAGTACGTACTTAGCCTTAGCTTCGATGGATCGATGGTCGTCGTAACTGACGACGTCGACTCCAACCTTACCGTCTCGGTACGCAAAAGACGCGTCGGCGACAAAGTCATACTCGAACTTGTAATCGACCGAACCGGCTATGTTTCTATAATCCACCACACCGTTTTCCCAGGTGCCGGCAATCTTGTCGGTCGCCACACCGGTAAATACATTATTGTTCACCTGGTCGTGCACTCCGGACCACCCACGACCGTACATGGCTACACCCACAATTAGCTTCTTCGATTCGACGCTCTGATTTAACAGACGCTTGATTGAAAAATCTGTCGTGTATGTCTCGCCTGGGTTCCACGATGGAGCGTACAGAGGTGTCTGGTGTCCCAGATCCGTTAACGACCAGGCACCCTTGTAGTCGTACGTCATAACAAAGATGTGATCAAGATACCTTTGTGCGCTGGCGTAGTCGACAACGTCGATCTTGTCATGTCCCGCGCCGATAGCACTTGTCAATTGTAACCGTTTACCCCGCTTCTCGCCCAACTCGTCAAGCATCACGCGAAGTTCCCGCAACAAAAGAGTGTACGTATTGCGGTCCACCTCGGCATTACCCAACACAGGATTAGCACCCTTTCCACCCGGAAACTCCCAGTCAATGTCCACTCCGTCAAAGAACTTCCATGTCTCCAGAAACTCGCGGACACTTGTGACGAACACCTTACGTTTGGAGTCATCGTTCATAAAATAAAACGGATCGCTCAACGTCCACCCCCCTATGGATGGTAGGACTGTCAACGAAGGGTTGTGACGTTTGATGGCCATCAGCTGGCCAAAGTTACCCTTGTACGCTTCGTTGTACGCCTCAACGCCTTTCTGTGGTTTTTGCAACGCGGCCCAGATGTCGTGAATACTCACCTTGAAGTCATCGCGACCAGCGCAGGATTTCTGTAGCGCCTCAAAGGAATTGGGAATCTGCTTGAGGGCGTCGTTTATGCCGTTACCACCACAAATTGGAATGAACCCGTACAGCAGGTGCGTCAGATTAGGTATTGGTACCTTGTCAATGGGAAACTGTCTGCCATACACTCCCCACTCCACGAAATACGCACCGACGACCCTATCGGTTGTCCTCCTGAATGGAACGTTGTTCTCGGTCCAAGTGTACGGTATACGCGAAAGGTGCGATCCGTCGGTGTCTGAAATCACAACAGTCACTGGCGCACTGTCTCTACACCCATCTGCGTCGCACAACCTTACGCTGGCTGCAAATCTACCACCATGATCGACCTCGTGTACCAATCTGCGTGACGACAGCTCCTGTACTGAACCGTCCTTGACGACTAAACCGTCAAACAGCAGATGTGCGCTACTGCCAAACCCACCGCTCCACACGTCCCATTCCAGACTCACCTCAACTATGGCGCGATTGGCCAGTACTAAGCTGTTGTATGATGTTGCCTGTTCATTTAGTTCAATTAGGCTATACTTGTGTGTTCCCCACCTTATTTGAGGTACACCCGGTAGGGAATTGCAGCAGACCCACAATCCACACGTTAAAATCAGTATGGATAATCTCATCACATTAACCTTAAATTATATTGTACAATAAAAGATTTTTGTTACTATAATGTTTTATTTATTATAAAAAATATGTCCTACAACAATTTGCGTAGCTGACTCAACTTGCTCTCTTTAAAGATTGAAACGTGCATGTCCATTTCGGATTTGTTTATAAAATAGTTGAAACACGCATATTCCAAAGCTTTGGCCAAAAAATACGTCAAACCATTTTTGGACATGGTTTCTTTGCTCATTACAAAAACATCGTCTGCTTGAGTCAGAGTTATCTTGCTCAATCCAAATTTCTTTGACAATTCATCACTCGCTTGATACGTCAATATGGTAATGGTTTTCGAACAGTCACAATTTTTTTCGGGTAAAAACCAATGACTGGGACAAGGATATGCGGGCTCATTTTTGTAGGTGTACTTAGGTCTGAGCACAAACCTGGTGACATCGTAATTTAAACAGCCAACGTCGAGTGGTTTAGTCGAAACGTACGCTACAAATGGGTCGTTTCCTTCATTTTGTGCATACGCCATCATGTAATCATCGAATTGTCGGTCCGCAACCATTTCAAGCTCCATTTTGTAAACTCCTTTCAATGCAGAATACAATTCTTCAGTTAAGGGTTCTTTGTTCTCTCTAGGTTTGACTACAAACTGCATGGCGTCGTCGTGTGTGCACTCATATCCGTTGATATTTATAACATACGGTTGATCAAATATAGGTGACAACTCACGACAATATGCGTCGTCGCCGATGACATCAAAATTGTATACTTGCTCTTGCTGCATGTTAACTTGATTTAGACTCAATATCAACTTTGTAATATAATAAAACGTACTTTACGCTCATATATATAGTAGTGGTTATCACAACCATATTGATTGTATAAGAAAGATAACAAAGATGCGTTTGATAATGCCCGTTATCGTGCTGGTGTGTGGCGTCGTCCACTCCTTGAAGTACAATCTAGATAACAGTGAAACGTTATTTGAAGAGTTTGTAACAAACTTTAACAAGACGTACTCTTCGCAGGATGAAAAATTGATCAGGTACGAGATATTCAAAAAGAATCTGGCTTTAATCAACAACAAAAACATGGAGTCCAAACACGCGACGTTTGACATCAACATTTACAGTGACCTACACAAAAACGATCTACTTCACCGTACCACTGGGCTGCGCATAGGTTTAAAAAAAAATCCCTTGTTTAAAGCCATAACGTTTAGGGAGTGTGGAGTGCAGGTAATAGGCGACGAACCCCACGCGCTTTTACCAGAAACGTTTGATTGGAGACTTCGAAACGGCGTTACGTCGGTCAAGGATCAGTTGCAGTGTGGTGCGTGCTGGGCGTTCAGCGCCCTGGGCAACATAGAAAGTCTACACAAAATCAAGTATGGTGTGGAACTTGACCTATCCGAACAGCACCTCGTAAACTGTGACCCATTAAACAACGGTTGTGACGGTGGCCTTATGCACTGGGCGCTCGAAAACATTCTTTACGAAGGGGGTCTTGTGGCGGAACGTGATGAACCGTACTTTGGTTACGACGCCGTGTGTAAACCCAAGCGACTGTCGTCCACAATCAGCGGCTGCACCAGATTTGTGTTGCAGAACGAAAACAGGTTGAGGGAACTGCTTGTGGTTAACGGTCCCGTGAGTGTCGCCATCGACGTGATCGACGTGATCGATTACAAGGAAGGTATAGCTGACATGTGTCACAACAAGAACGGACTCAATCACGCCGTACTGTTGGTTGGATATGGCGTTGACAACGATGTACCCTACTGGATACTAAAAAACAGCTGGGGAGAGAATTGGGGAGAGAATGGATTCTTCAGGGTACAACGTAACGTCAATTCGTGCGGTATAATGAATGAGTACGCATCATCCGCCATATTGTAGATTCGCGTCACAGTTCGTTATGCGCAAATACAACATCGGCACAGTTGTAGAATCCCTCCCCGATCGCATCCTCTCTCTGCCACCTGACGTAGATCACAAACGCTTGACTCCTGTGGGGTAACGGAACATTGTTTAGCTTGTACACGGCACCGGAATCACAACCCTGCACGACCTCATCGTGCACAAGATTTGAGGAGTTCCTGTATATGAGCGTGAGAACTTCCCAAGTGACGGCGTCAACACCGACGCGGTAATCGTCACGCGTCACGTACACCTCAAAGTAACTTGGTTCGTGGATGGCGGTGGGGCAGAAGTACATGTCTACGAAGGGACGTCGTTCCAAAACGTTGGGAAGCCACCGGTCGGACACCACGTCCACGCCCGACTTGTCACCAAACCTGCTCCACGCATCACGCGCCCCAGCCCCACACAGTGTGTCTGGTACTACGGTGTTTCTTATATGGTTGTGATCTTCGTAATTGGGACCGGCGACGGCGGCGTACTCCATGTTTTGGTCAAACATTGCTTGCGCGGCCGCCGAGCCGCTTTTATGATACACGTGTTGGTACGCTTTTTGGCAGCCACCATTCTCAATTCCAGAACCGTCAAAAGGCCAGTAGTAGTCCTGCGCCTCGTAACACCGACGTTGTCTAGCTAATGGTACAACCATGTAGCCGTGACCGAACACGTCGGCGACTATGAGAGACGCCAACAGCACCAGTCTGACAATCATAACACCTTAACCTATCACACCGCTCGAGTGGTCGTGGCCGTGGTGACGACCGGTGAGTTACGCACGTTGTTGTTTCGCATGGCCGCATTCAGCGGATTAAAAAATCCAGCCTGCGGCGCTGCGGCATTGGAACCGGAACTGTCGCTGCCGCTGCTCATATTGAACAACAACACTAGCAAGATTATGATCACGAGGACCACAAGTATTGTGATAAGCATATTGGGATCAAGTCCTGCTATTCTCCTGGCCGTGGTTATTTCGCCCGTGTTTGTTCTAAACGTATCCATCTAATGTCTCTTAACAAATAGAGTCAATATGGTATTAAACACCCAATTAGATTTCAGGTCCTTCAAATTACGAGAGTTGTTTATTAAATTATGTCTTACTATTACGTCCTTGTCCACTCGCACCAGCACCAATATGTCAATGTTGTTATCAGTGAAATTAGTTTCCTCCAAAAAATATTGTTCGGCAATGTGATATAAAACGTCGTCATCGGTAAATGTCGTCTTGGTCTTGACGAACGTGGACATGTCTACGTTGGGATCAAATTTTAGTACACTCCTGGCGCCAAAAAAGACGTGTGTGGACAGTATCACCAAACCCAAGTTGGGCACGTAAGCGGCGTTAAGTGTGTGACTGATTTGAAGCACGTCCCTTGGCACGAAAAGGTAGTTCACGTTTGACGATTCATTCTTAGGTAGCACATATCCGCCACCGTTTACGAGCACTTTACGATATCCACGTAGCGAGTACCGATCCACCACGACCATCGTGCCGACGTTGGGTAGTGCGTTTTTGGTAAACTTGTGCACCACCTTACACAGCGAAGTGTCAGACACCCAATTTCTTTGCAGTTCTTCCATTAGTGTCACAGGAAATGATCCATCGTAAATGTAGTCTCGTTGCACAAAGTGTATAGAGTCGATATTGTTTTTAAACTCCTCTTCAAACAGATCGAAGACAACATCCACGTTGTCGGTTACGACACGTTTGTGATTGATCACTTGCGTCTCGTTGTTGGTTCGTCTTAGAGGCGTACCTTTATGATAGTTTTTCAATTCAATGTCGTCGCCGTCTGGTAGTAGATTGCTATGCACAAAAATCTTGGCAACGGTCTCACCCAAAATGTAAAGTCTATACTTTGTCGATTCGGCGTATGTGACACCATTGCAGACCTTCATACCCATCCAGTCCACGTATGGTTGCGAAAATATCAGACCATCCGTTCCGTTCCAGACATAAAATTTTTCACCGACGTTGGCCTTTGCGCTGCTCAATTTGGTGAAGTCGGGTATGGAATTTACAAAATACTGCAAAACGGTACTGGGGTTACTGACAAATAAGTTGGTGGCGTATATCACCGTACCCTTTTGCAAGTATAGATCTTCGTTTTCGTATTTGACGATCTCGAGGTGATAATCCTTTTCGCTTACGTATCTAAACTGTGGTTTTACAAAATCAAACACGTCGTCGTTAGAATCGACAACAACGTTTCTTAAATTCAACGTGGCCACGTAATCCAGTATGACCCTCTTGTTATTTTTATTGTTGATGTAATCCCAAACCTCCGGTAACACATCCTTCTTTCTGATGTCAAAGTACATGTGAACAAACGCCAGTGGTAACAGGTCATTGTGGTCCAAATTCATACTGTACAATTCGGTGTAGTCTTAACTTGATGGTTTAAGTTAAAATGGTAGTCGAAACACACGTTCACAATTGTGAATTAGTCGTAGCACGACCGACTACCACCTTAAACACAATGTAACCAACAAAACATATCAGCAATACCGCACCCACGACCAACAGCACGTTCATAATGTTACCTAACAGGCTGTTAAAACTGTTGGAACTACTCCTAAACAAACCCTCCTCACCCAATAACCAATCTAGTTTCAGATCGCCAATCAGATCCGCCAGATCATAGGGTTCCACACATTGTATGGTCTGATTGGGATCCAGCTCGCTAATGTCTAGATACTGAGGCGACGTCGGGTCCGCGTTAGTGTCAGATCCGCGACAGACACTGTGTTCATTGGCCAAGCTGTAACCGTCACACAGACGCGTCGCGTCCGCGAGACTCATTAACGGGTCCACGTTTGTGGTGTCAAATTCGTCGAGGACGCAAAGCGAGTCTTGTATGTCGATGAGTGGAACCCCACACGATCGATATCTCAGAACGCAGCTTTCGATGCGATCGAATGAATCTGCACCGTTGTTTCCCCGAGAGTACCAACTTCCGCCCGTTCTGTTCAGCGCCTCTACGATTGATCCAACTAGGTCTGCCACGTTCACGACGAGGTACACACCCACACCGACCAAGGTAACGTACCCAAGCCCCCTGAGGTATTCACCCAACCTAGGATTCTGCGCCAGGGCGTTCTCAACACCCACCCTGTTTCTAACTGCGGTTTCGGGGTGTGAGATCCTAACGTTATCCTTTCTGGTTTTAAGACCGTGAATCGTGGCGTCGGGTACGTTGTCGGCACGACGCAAGTTTCTCAGACCACTCATCTGATTGTTGGTTGCATCGACAAACAAGATCCTCATGTTTGTTACGTCATTGTTTCGGAGTACTGAATTGACCGTGGCGTTGCTAACGAAGGATCCGTTTATGTTGTAGCCAGGTATGACATCACCATTGGCGAGACCCATACCGGTAGGTCTATTGAGGTTAAACCCCGCTGGGGTCTGACCTTGTATCAGGCGCGCGTGATCCGACACAAAGCTGTTGGTGTTAGGATATACCTTGTTGGTACGTCTTAGTCCCGTAAAAAATGAAGACATGGCGAAAGCTTAAATTATCAAATCGGTCTGAGGATTTTTAGGATCGTGTTGACCGTTGTGGTTAGAGCGTTAACGGTGGCGTTCAGCGCGGTAACCTGAACGAGCATGTCATTTATCTTGGCTACGGCGTTGGCGACGTCGGTCGTGCTGGTGCTGACCTTGTCCGAAACTGTTACCACGTTTGTGTTCATGTTAGCCACGCCGGTGGTGACCTGTTTTAGCTGGTCCGCGTTACCCTTGACCGCACCACTCAGCGCTGTGGATTGATCGGTCAAACTTTTGATGTCTTGTCTGATGATTAAAAATATGTTGTTGTCACTCATTGTTGATGTCCTTATCAATTGGGTAAGACTGTCACGTAGTCACGAATGATTGCGACGTTTTTGTCTATTCTGCGAAGTGTTTCTAATTCGGGATCGCGTGACCGAAACACATTGTCAGCTACAATGAACAGGACACAGTAGCGATCGTATCGTATGTCGTTGAACTCCAACAGAAGCGTCATACCGACATCGCTTAGGTACTCCTTATGTTCTCCATTCGCAATCAAGTCCGCGTGACGATAGATTTCATTGCGGTACTCACCGCCACTAGTGACATTGAACAAGTCCTCTATTTCAGACAGACCAAAGAAGTACTTGGAATTCAAGTGCAACGTGGGTATTTCTTTACCTCTAATCGTGATGTTGACGCGTGTCATGACTTTCACTTATCGAGAGGTATTTAAGATGAGGCGTCTGAAACATCTTGATCATAATTTCCTACTTTGCCTTTGCGAATACACGACCATGAACAGCGACAGAAAACGTTTGCTGACGGACGAGCTTGACGAATTGAATAAAATTAAGAGCGAGGTGAAACGCAAGACCTTTCACGAAGAAAAGATGGCCAAACTTGAGAAAGATCCTTCTCACACCATAGAGCGGCTTAAAAGAATTAGACAAAAATACTTAAACATGATTGCCGACAGATTGTAACACAAACTTTAAAATAATAAACTTAGTAATGTGTTTAAAACTTTTATTTATTGCGTCACATCCCTGATTAGCAGTATGTCGTAGATTCTATTCATCTTGCTGTTCACCTCTTCAAGCTGTGGATAGGCTCTAATGTCGTAAATGGCTTCGTTAATGAATATGTTTCCTAAGTTGTGGAGCGAAGTGTTCAATTCAAACTTTGGCTGGTTGTAGCACACCGACGATGTTGGATAGTTTGCCGACGGATACTGGTCCAGGACGGTGTTATTGTAATAGGCAGGACCGCACGTGGATTGTGGTGTGCAGTCAATGTTCTGTAGGCGACCAATTAACATGCGCACACCCAACGCGGTTATGAATTGTTTTTCACTGTGCACTTGCGGTTCCAACTGTCTCCACAGCGCTTTCTGTGACACTGGAAGACTTTTATATGCTGTGCAGGCGTTTTGATTTAGAATTGAAATGATTTCGTCGAGCCCAAACCACGCCACGACATCTACCACGAGACACGTGACGTCGATGCCATCAAATGGTTTGATGAATGCTCTAGATTCCGCCGGTATGGAGGACATTTTATTATTATCTTACTTAAGACTTTGTATGACAACATCAAAGTTTTACCACCTCTACGATCTTTCCCATGTCTGCGGGAATGTACTTGTGTTCGTATAGAAGTCTACGCACCTCCTGTCCCCTGTTTAATTTAACAACAAACAGAACTACGAGACATAGTACTGTAATAATCGTAAAGAGTAGTATCATTAAGTATGGCGACGACTGTCGATGCCAATGAATTTGCCAAACAGCTTATCGCGGACAAGTGTCGGGTTCTGATAGAGTCTGCCAAAATGTTACCCGACAAAGAATTGAGTATAATAAAGCAGGCGTACGCTGATTACGCCGATTCACCCACACAGTCAAATTTTGAAAATATTAAAAAGTTGATACTTCAGACAAAGTACGTCGAGGAAAGTATTGAGTACAAAAATTTTAATCGCGGCACTTTCCTGGTGGCTCTTAACCTTATTGTTAACAAGTGCAAGGAAACTTTCCCAAATCACACGACGTTTTTTGTAAACACCGCCAGACGGTTGGAAAAAATGGATCCCGACATAAGGTCGTCACCCAAGGAGATGTTAAAGCACTACTACCAATGTATTGAGGATATGGAAGACCCCAAGGCTGATGAACACTACATGATATCATACGCCAAGAGTATCATTACTAAGTTACTCTACGATACGGTCAACGATATGACCAACATACACGAAAGTACTGTTAAGATAAAATCTTCGTGTGACGTCCAACCAAGAAAAAAGTTAGTGTTCAACAAAACGCCGCCAAACTTGAAACGTTACGTTAAACCAACGTTTTCATTTATGTGTCAACGTCCGTGTTGATGAGAGACTCGTCATCATTTTCTGGACGATTAGTAGTAGCGGGTTGTAGTAAAGTTGGTTGAATTCGCCTTCTGGGTGGTGATTGTAAAGGAGTGTGATGAGGCACGACCACCTTTTTCTTTGACCTCATCTTACCCAACGATACCAATTCGTTTCTTCGTGCTGCAAAACTTGGATCACTTGCTATTTTGGAAAATTCCTGATCGATTTCTTCGTCCGTCTTGGCACGTTTTGAAGAATACTTTTTAATAACCCTTTGCATTCTTGGATATTCAACAAAGTTAGTGCTTTCCCTAGCAAATATGTTAGTGACCGTCGGGTCCTCATCTGAGGTCACCGCAGATTCCTCTTTACTTTTTCTCCTCTTACGTGACGTTCTATTGCGAAATTGCACGTTGGCGACGTCGCAGAGTTCAATAACGTCAACCCTAAAATTTTCCCGACCACTTACCGAATCCAAGTCCACACTCTCTATGATGCAATCTTTTAGGATGTTGATAATTGAAACAAAGTAATCCATGTCATTAGTATATTTCATTGTCAACTTCGTAACGTCTACGACATCTTCCAAACCAATAGCGATGTCGCCAATTACAGGCGGTAACCCATTAATCTCCCTTATGACGTTCATTAATCGAGTCAACTCTGCAAAGATTTCATGTCTGTTGGTAATCACAGATAATTGTGTCCTCAGATCGGTGCGCAGTTCGTCCACAATACTGTTGTGATCATCCACTAGTCTAGCTTCAGCGGTGTTACACTGCGTCTTAATTTTTGATTTTGTTTCTTCAAACTCTTTCGATATCTTGTCCACAACGTCGTTGCATTCATCCATTTCCCGCCTACATTTGTCGACACACTGTAGGGCGTATTCCACCAGTGATAAGTCATTACTTTGCGGACAGTCAAGGTGTTGCTGCATGTACTTTACCACACGCCGGAGTTCTGAGGACTGTGTAATCATGACTGTTGGTGGTGGGAGAATTGCTTCGAGAACAACCGACTTCTCTAGAATGGGACGCGAAATGTCTACGTTGGGTGTGTATTCGGAAATGGGTAGGGTGGGTGGATCTACGTCAATGATCGTATTTGAGACCACGGTGGGAACGTATTCATCGTCAACCGTATCGTCAATCGTTGGTAACGTTTGAGATTTTGGTGGTTCCAACGTCGAGTGTGCGTAACGAGGTAAATGAACGGAACTGACGTCGTAACCATACTCAATTTCCACGTCGTCGTTGCACAAGCGTGCAATCTCATTTAGGGTAGCCCGCCAGCGCTTGTTGGTATCGTCCATCATTTTTACGATCTGGATTTCCCTGTCGCTGACTTCCAACGCCACTCGGTTTGCAAAGTCATTACGCTCCACCACGGCTTCGTAGAGACGTTTTTCCGTGCGTCTAAACACGTCAACCAAATCATTGTATCGCGAGATGAATTTGTCGTACCACACCCTTTGTGTCTTTTTCAACTCGTCACTTAAAGTAAAGCATTTACTGAGTTGATATTCGAGTTCTCGTTTTTGAGATTCACACTCGTCAATTTTTTTATCGTACTCGCTATCAAACACGATGTCACCTTCGAATTCATCATATTGCATATCGTTGATGGTTTGAGTTTTGCAATTATCTAATTCAAACCTACACGTTTGTAATTCTCCCTCAATTTTATTAATGTATTTGCTCAACTCAGCGTTACTGCTAACCCTAAATTTGTTTAACAAATCCTCGTTACCTCGACGAGCATCACTCAGCAACTTTTTGGTCGTGTTGAGTTCTGAAGTCAACCTACCTATCTCTGCTTTGTTTGCTGTTACGTCGAAACCTTGCACTCTCAACTTTTCCTCAACTTTGGCGTTTTCGCGTAACAGCCTTTCCTTTTCTTTAGTAACGTCTCTAACCTCCCTGGTCATTCTAGTCACCTCAACATTCGGCGCGTCCTGCGTGAGACCGTAGTTGTACGCCAGGAAACTGAAATCCTCGTTTAAGTACTGCAGGCTAGGATCACAGGCCACTATGGTCCTACCCATCTGCAGTATAAATTCACGCACAGAATTGACGTCCGTGAAATTTGGCCGTTTAGTAAAGAGACGTTTTGATTCGCGTTTGACGGAACGCTTTTCAGTAACAACGACGCGCACGTCGTCGTCGACGTCCATGCCGTCGTCGGCGTAAACGTGTGCACCCATCACACGATCATTCATCGCCTTAAGCACTTTTATCAACAATTGCTCGGTGTCAATTGTTTCAATGTTGGTCTGTCTATCGAGCCATCTACCGTTCTCTAGTCGCAGACCACTGTTTGCTATAAGGAGATTACGCAGCCGTTTCTCCCTTTCCGTGCATTCAAATTTGCCAACTATTATGTTGGCCACAGATCTGTTCATGTTACTTATAAGTCATGTGATGGACCCTAAAATTTTTGGATGAGTTAAATAGGCGTGTCAACGATTACATAGAAAGAAGACGAAGGGTGTTAATTAAGATAGAGGTGTCTAACAGGGCGCTATATGGTCCAACTACCTGACATTATTCCACACCACGCGATTTCTGGTATCTCGCCAAAGACGAGTGGTAGGTTCATCGATGCCATTTCCGCTCAGTGGTATAACACCACGCATCCGAAATGTGTACGCGTAGTCAGTGTTTTGATTGAAAACTTCTGGGGGACACATTAGCTTGTCCTCGCTGTACTCGGTGATTGGTGTATCCATGGACAGACAGTCCACGCGAAAATAGTATTCTCTATCATCTCTGTTCATTCTATTAACAATCGATGCGCACCTGCTGCTGAGATCTCCCTCGTCAATGTGTTGCACTCGGGTGGTTGAAATATCCCCGCAATCACACACGCCGGTGTCAAATACTGGCCGAACATTGCGATGTACCCACTGCACCGACGTGCACACGTTGGGAAGACACTCTATCTCGTTGAGTGGATTGACGAACATTAAGTTGTGACGAACGTCCAGCGCGTCGCACCTCACCTCAAACCTGCGTTCGCCGTCGTCCATCACCTCATCCCAGTCCCTTCTAAACGTGTTGATGACCGGGTTGACGCGACGGTTCAGTTTTCTATCCCACAAAACTATCTTGTCCACCTCTTCGGGCAGTACCTGATCCATGTGTTGGCGGCCGGCCACTTGTTCCAAGTTACCCTCGCCAGCAAAGTATCTAGGATCTTCCGCTATGCATGTCCATTGATTGACGCTGTGCAGCACAAGCGAAGTCTCGCCGTTGCAATTACGCGGCACCGAATTCATCGTGCAGTATCCACCGCTCATGAGCATAGATCCGTTAACGACGTACTTGTCGTGTGGGTGCACGTAAAAGTATAGTGCCCTGTCGTCGTTGCACACCGCCGTGCAATCGAAAGTTCCAACGTTTTCGAGAGTCACGAGTGTTGGCAGAGAGAAGCAACTGCTGCTGCCTTCAATCGTGTCAAAGGTGTTGTGCCACTTCAATGTGGGTAACGTGTGCAGTGGCACGTAGCGTCGTCGTCTAACCGATTCTCTGAAGTCTTCGTCGAGTAGCAAAGCGTTTCTGTCGGCCGCGTCTCTGGTCACGGTTGCGTGTGCGTTGTGCAGCGGTATGTACGTAACAAAAATGTATAGCACAAACAAGATTAGAAAGAGAAACAACATTTTCTTAAACTGTGTGGTGCAAGTATCGAAAGTAGCGCCACACAATAACGTCCATGTATTCCACACCATTCACCCACGGTTTCCTATCTCCGTAGTAATTAACCACGTAAGGTTCACGACCACGAAGAGAGCTGTAGTCTCCAGCGTTCCACACGTACACGTGTGACAGTTGTGTCACGTCCACCTTGAGGTTGACCATGGTCTGCGCCAACACAACTTCATCAAAACCGTTGTTGAACATGTTGACTGGCGAGGACAACAGGAGGTTTTCGGGACTTAACAGTGACAAAATCTCATTTGTAAATAAAACGTTAGGCGTGAATACCATCGTACCCGTAAACCCTAGATGTGCACCGCCACCCTTTAAAATTTTGGCATGCTCCTCGTGCCCGATCAAGTCACCGTGACGAAAGCGTTTGAACCTGTGGTCGTACCTATCGTTGAAACACATAGCGTAACTGTGTTCAAACAGGTGATCGATGTTACGCAACACAACTTGATCGGCGTCCATGTACACGCATCGGTCGTACATTTCCATAACTTGAAAACAACGCCATTTCGTAAAAGAATAATTTATCCAATTACCGTATAACTGACGCTGACGATCAGTCAACATCTGTCCACAAGTAAAGTGCCAGTACGGGACGCAAACCACCCACGTGAATAATTCTCGCAGTTCCACAGACCTCGTAACGTCATCCGTGACCATACACACAAGGTCGTACCTTGTACCCGTAGCCCTGATACTATTGGCCAACGCAATCGCGCCATCCACGTAAGCGTCTCCCCTCATAACCAATGTCACGTAGGCGCATTTCATTCCTTATGATTGGTGCCGTTTTTTTGCTGTTGGTGATTGCTGTCGGCGGTGAACGTCGCAAACGTTTCACTGTTAACCAAAATCTGTATTGGCGACACAGTGACAACATCACGTACAGCCTTCACCGACACACCGTTCCCAAACACCTGAACGTCGACTCGTTGACCACGGACACAAAGCGAGCCTTTCACGTCTGGCAAAATCGTACCACGCTCAAATTTTACGACGCGGGTCCCGACGTAATTGCCAACATACAAATTGAGTTCGTGCAAGGTGCTCACGGTGATTTGTATGACTTTGATGGACCAGGTGGAGTTCTGGCGCACGCCTTTCTCCCGCCCAAGGGATTGATACACTTGGACGCTGACGAGGTTTGGGTGACCGGTGGTGACGTTAGTAATGGAAGAGGTACCAGCTACCTACACACCCTGATACACGAGATTGGTCACGCGCTGGGTCTGTATCACTCCAGTGACCCAAAATCCATAATGTTTCCCGTTTACAGAGGAGACAGATTCGATTTGGGCGTCGATGACCTGAATGGTTTGGATCAGCTATACGACCACAATCCCAAGCGGACAGACGTTACATCGAAGACGTTGACGACGGATCACATTAAACTACCCGGGTGGGTTGTGGGTCAATTTTCTAATTCCTTAGATTCGAGGTGTGACGTTTTACCGGATTGTGTGGCATTCATACGACAAGAGTATTACCTGTTCGTCGGTGACACGTACTACCGATACGCCGATTTCAACCTAACGCGATTGATAGACGCCACACCTGTACGCGACGGATTCTGGCCCGAGTTATGTGGTGTCATCAGGGCTGCCAGCTCGGTGGGGGATATGATCGTATTCGCAAGCAATCACCTCTGGTACAGTTACAACTCTACCACACTTGACAGTGTGAGTGTCCTAAACAAAAAGTACAGTGCCGTTTTTGAGGACGCTAGCGGAGTTTTTGGTGTGGTGGGCGGTACGAGCTTGTACCGCTTGGATCCACACGGTAGTGCAAAGGCTGTGGGTGACGTCGGGCGCAAATTTTTGGGTATAAAACAGGTTGATTGGGTAGTCAGTGGTGGACTTGACATCGTAGGTGTGGGTAGGGGAAGGGGCAGGTGGGTCTACGAAAAGATAAGAGACGACTCCACGGTGGGATTGGTGTATAGGTCACGTCAAACGGAAATCAAACACATGATGTACGATTGTCAGTAGGAACAGCTATTTATGCGTCGTGTAATCGGCGTGCGCGTTACAACTCATCACAATGTCTTCCAGCGCACTCGACTTAGAGAACGTCGTGCAAAATCTGCACAAGGATATTGAAATATACCGAATGGCGATAGACACCTTAAAGCGTGAGGTGGAGGTGGTACGCCAGAATTGCATTAACGTCAATGAGGAGTGGAAACAAGATCAGGCCAAGTGGGTAAAGCTACACAATCAACACACCGAGGTAATAACGACGCTTGCGGAACAGCTTAGAAAGATGGACAACGAGAGTCAAGAATACAACCAGATTAAGAAAACAACGCGGGAACTAAAGAGGAGTTTGTCCAAACACGCTCGTGTTAACAGTGCCCTAAGAAAGAAAATAAGGAAACTGAAGTCACACATTCAGAGTCGTAACGAGACGTTGGACGACGTTATATGCGACGGCGACGCACTCCTGGAGGAGTAACTATGTCACAATTTCGTCTGACGTTCGTTTCACCACTGGCACCTTCCGACATCCAGAGACACCTCATCTTGGTTTACGTGGTGAACAACGTGTGTTTTATGTGGCGGGGTACGCGTTATGCCTTGAGTGTGGTGCGCGAAAACTCGCAACCGCCGTCGGTCGTTATTGGGGAGTTTGATTGTGTGTGGGACATGTCGTGCGATCTTAACTTCGTCGTGCAACTACTCTGTGTCAAGGTGGACGACCCAAGATTTGTCAATGTGGCTATCGACAGGGAAAAGAACAGAGTGGTAAACTTTAGGTACAAATTTAGGGAGATGTTTCTGTGAATAAATAAAGAATAAACGCTAATAAACTGTAATTTTTATTTCGCAAATTATTATTCATCGTCTTCGGACACACATATCAGACGATGGTTTTGGTGTTTCAGTAACAGTGTATCGGTCACGACGTTAAGGCATTCACACAGTGTTGCATACAGTGATCTGAGCACTACTTCCCTTGACGATGAGCAATACATGTGTATGAGTTTGTACATTTGGTTGACGTAAGGTCTAATTTTGTCGTGGTCTCGTATTTCCAGTTGTTTCGCGATCGTTATAAATCTGTTTTTCTTGGCGAGGACGACATCCATTTCACACACACTCCCTCGACACCAGGTCATCTACTTGTGCGACACATTTGTCGTCCATGTTATAGAACATTTTGAGAGCGTCATACACACACACGTTTGAACACGCATCACACTTTAACCGTTTAACTATCAGGTAGTTAAAAGTCAGCCTGTTGGCGTACCTGTTTCTGCGTGGTCTCACACACAATTTCTTAAACGCGGTTTCGCTCTTTAAGCCACCAGTGGTACGCGAATAAAATAGTTTATTGTACTTGTCGATTAGCGCCTGTCTGTCGCCCAAACATCCAAGAAAACACACATCACGTTTGTTTGAAGTCGACGATGATGTACCGTACACTGAGACCTCTTCATCGAAAGTTGGCGACTTCTTAACTAGGACATCCAGATTTTTTCCCGACAGCACAAAATATCGCCCGCCCTGTATGAATGTGACATCGGGACCCACTGTCACCCAGCGACGCATGAACACATCCACCTTGTAGGTCTTGGTGCGATCCACCGGTCGTCGCGGATGGTATACCTCGAGCTCCATAATCGAACTCGCGCGCGCCGGCTCCGTACGAATAATGAAACGTGCGAGTTGGACTCATTTGTTATATTTAGACGTCGCGTAACAACGCCGCTGTATAAGTGTGTGAGATGTCACTGGTGTTGGGTTTGGCTTTACTGTGTACGGTGTATGTATCAGCGTTTGATGATGCACCCATCAGCATCACTCCAATCAACGAAACCGGCTTTCATTATGAATTTTACAGCAGGTTGGGATTTGTGGTAAATTCGTGGAGTTTCGTGGTCAACGTTGACCACACCATCCTACTTGACAGAATTAATGAACTACGCAACACGTCGCTGATGTTGTTGCAAGCTTTTAACGCCAACGGTAGCCTACAACATTGTGAGTGGACTGTCGACGATGGTAATGAGTACGCGCGGGAATTGACTTATTTAGTGGAACGTAGAGTCGTAAGTTTGTTGGACACGCATCACAGCATTGAAGCGTTGTTGGTTCATGGACGCGCACCGCCACGACGTATGAAACGTAACTTGTTCAACGGCGCATTTAATTTCGTTGGCCGCGTTGACAAGTACCTGTTTGGTGTGATGGACGACAAAGATGCCGCCATGTTGTACGACCTAACCTTGCGCGAAAACTCCACAGAGTACCGCATTAAGACATTGACCAACCAAACACTGTGTTTGGCGGAAGTGTTGCAGAACATGCGTCACGAGCTGGAAGATAAATTGGGTTGCAAGTATTTGGATAGGCAGCTAGTTTACTTGAAACAGAACATGAACGAGATTGAAAAACTGTACGACAAAATTGTCGCCGCCATTGAGATGGCCATGTTCGCCAACAAGATTCATACATCGATCATCGATCCCCTATTGTTGATGACCGAAATGGAATCGGTGGACTCAAACGCTTTGGACAGGGAGACTCGATGGGTGGTGAATCCGGCATCGATTCACGACATCGTTCATCTGACAAAGTGTAGCGTGTTTCTCAACCCACAAGGAAGGTTGACGTTTGTAGTTCAGGTACCGCGAATGGACAAGTCCGTATTCACGCTCTACCAAACCGTGCCCCTGCCTCAATGCCAATTTAATAGGTTGTGTAAATTCATTGCGCCACAGAGTAAGTTCATTGGGTTTGAAGAGAAAAGCGATGGCAGACACTATGTCAGGTTGGACAACACGAACAGATGCACATTTGTAAACGACCTCACACTGTGTTACGACTCAATGACAGTCGGAAAAATTGATTATTCGCCAAGTTGTGACGTGCGTCTCTTCAAGAATTTGACACACGACTCGTGTTTAGTGCACGCCAGCAAGTTCAGCAGCGAAATATTTCAACCCCTGAACAACGTCAATCGTTGGCTTTACGTTATCAACGGTAACGTTCCGGTCTATGCCACGATTAACTGTGAGTCAGGTAAGCTAGTGCAGAGGGTCAAGTTGCAAGGTATGGGTATACTAACCATCAGACGCTACTGCAAATTTAAAACATCCAAGACGGTGCTGATGAACAAACACGTTTTTGGAATGGAGGAGGGTACCTTCACCGCAGTGAGCTTTAACTTTTCACGATACATCATACCAAACGACTTTGACGCCAACGCCTGGACGATCAAGACACTAAACTACGACACCTTAATCGATGTAACTCGAAATCTCAAGAAACTGGTCACACAGGAACAGGCCGATACGGCGCTGGTGTCGCCTCCGAGCGACGATTATTCTAACTCCAATTGGTATTCAAACCTGTTTGGCAACTGGTGGTGGGAGGTCAAGTTTGTCATGTATGCAATTTGTATACTTATTGCCGTTGTTGTTGTCCTTAACACCAAACGCGTGTGTGGCGGTTGCTGTGGTTCAGATGGCACATTCGTTTTGCCCGTGTTATCGCCCAAGTAACTACAAACAGAGTTTATTGGCACAAACAGGTTATAAGATTAGCTATCATCGTATAAAATGAAGCGAGTAATCGAACTTGGTTTCATTTTGATTACACACACCATACAGTAATGTCGTTATCACAATCGATTAGTGATGAAATCAATGTGGCTGAATATGAGAAGCGGCTCCTGGACAGTGACAAGGACGACGTTGAAGATTACGAAGCCGAGTTTTTTGAGAATAAGATGGCGATAGAAAATGAGATGGCGGCCGACAACTTAAATAAAATATTAAACAGTGACAAAACACCCAGTGATTATTCCGACGTGATGACCAACGATACCATAGATCTACATTGTAAAAAAACTGAAAATTGTAAAATTGCAGAAGAGCAAAATAATTTACAAAAAAGTACAGAGGAACAAGTTAGTCATTTAAGTGAATTGTTAGAAAAGGCAAAGAAAGTGCAGGCGGACCAGGAACGTAAGATCTCAAAACTATCCAATGAGGTTGACAAGCAAAAAACACGCGTCATTAAACGCGACAAACAAATTAAACTGCTGATTGAATCTGAAGATGCGTTGAGAACCGAGTTGAATGCATTAAAGGAAAATGTTTTAAATAAAGAAACCTCAGACCCTTTACCACATTTGGAACAAGGTGACATAATCAAAAACCTTTACAATGAGTGTATAACAAGTATGAAAACTGAACATGAAAAGGCGTTGAAAAAAAAGACTGAAGAGTTTGATCAATTACTTAACAAATACAATACATTGTGTGACAAATACGGCGAATTAAGTAAGAATTATGAAGGCGTCAAGCGTCAAAGTATAGAGAACACGCTTGACGAGAGGTTAAAAATTTTTAGGAGTGAAATGTTACGTGAATTAAAGGTTGACGTTACAAACAATCACGTCGACACTTTGACAAGCTTGCTGCACGAGTCAAACGATTGTGTCAGAATAGTAAACAACAAATTGAAGCGAGCTATGGAGACCATCAATCACTACAGTAAACGTTTTAAAAGCAGCAATGTTTTTCTAGATACTAGTTAAAATAAATTATTATAAATAAAGTGTGTATGTTTATGTGTAGATGAAATATAGTAAATTATGTGTAAATAAAATATTTAACTCCACATTAGGTGTCTTTCTATTAAACCAACGGTACCCCTCAAAAACCTGTTAAAATTTACACTCACATGTAGTTTATCAATGTCACCACATTTGGACAAGTGTCTCAATTGGGACCTTACACTGTCAATCATTTGATTACTCTCCGTGACACATGCGTCGTCGTCGTCACCATCTTTAGTCTTTGCGTGTCTGAACGCTACAACCCTTAAACGAAGTAACCAATACTTGCGAGTTACATCTATCAAGTGCATCATGTTCCAGTAATAATCAATGTCGTACAGCGACGTAAGCCTCAACGACTGTAGGTGGGGACGTATGTAGTGGGGAAGATGTTGCAACAGAAACTGTTCTAGCATCGTGTGCAGGGCATCGTCCGTCACTTCGCAGACACGGGTCTGTAGCTGTTTAGCTTCGCAAAATAACATCCAATCTTCCAGAACATCGTCTTGCGCGCGAGATATTGGCAAACCATCTTCCATAACTACGGTATGTGACAGCACCTGGTCGGTGGGTTTAATGGTTGGAAGGTCCTGTGGTAATCCATACGACTGTAGACACGACACCTCCAACCACAACGACATGGTGTTTTCGTCAATTAACACACACCATTCAAACTTCTGTAGGTCGTCGTATTCACACCTGAACAGATGCTGCGTCATTGTGTCTTATGTAATGAAATGGTTGTGCTCCTATTGGTAAGGATCCTAATGTGGTGGTTGTGGATGCTGCTGTTACTTCTGTTCCCAATAATTGTCGTGACGGGTATGGGAATACGACGTCACGTCGACATGCAAAACACACGACTACGTGTGTTGTTTGAGAGACACAACATTACGGATTGTGACACTGTTAACGTGCCGTGTGTTAGCGACGCCCAGTGCAGAGATAACTGTGTGAGTGGTCTTGTAATGCACTGCAATGACGGTGGATTCTGCAGCGCAGGTACACGCTACGTTCTTAGTGAAACAGAAAAGTGCGATCCGGCTCGCGGGTTAGTGGTCGTGTTTAATGCAATTGAAAGTTTAGGCTTTGAACGTGTTTGCGTGAGCCTGTACCGTGATGTGATCGAGGACGGTGGTGACCTGAGACCCTACGTGTGTGAACACGGTGTCATGAACGTCTCTTTGGAAGAACGTCCATTTAGTGTTGATGATTGCGAGTGTGACGACGGTTACACGAAATTCGTGTATACTCAAGGTGCCTACAATCGACCCACACCCGTGTGTTTGACCAACAATCAGGCCAGATTGTTTGGTCGTATTTACACTCCTATTCAGTAATTAATGTTCTGTTTCCTGTTCAGTAAAGAAATAAAACAAGGGATAAATAAAAACTAGTATTTGTTAAATGTACATTTATTAATTTAAATAAAAGTTGTGTTTACATTTCTTATAGTGAAAAAAAATTAAACTAGTGTGTGTGTTATATATACATTTATTTATTAAGAATACAAATTGGTACACTACACAGTATACTTTCCTTATAAAATTTATTGATAACTTTTTGTATTTTATTCACATCATTGTAAACCCGTTGAAAATGACCGGGTAAATCGGTCACGTGTACGTCGCCTAACAGGTTAAAACTAAAGCTTTTTATGTTTGTAACAATTAAATTATTTTTTAACAGGTACCGGACATATTTTAACGCCAATATGTGACCCATGCGGTACATGTGACACCTTATGCTTTGAAAAAGAATTTTTTTGTTGGAATGTATTTTTTTATCAAAGTAAATTAATTCTTCTTCAGTAATTACGGAGGTAATGCTAGTGTCCTGATACATTATCTTTAGTAAACTAAGTATTCTGTTTAATCTTTTGTTAATTTTAACAGAGTTGTTATGAAACATACCCACAATAATGGCGTGTATTTGGTCAGTTAGAATGTGTTTAATGTGCAGGCACTTCACGCCACCAAACAACGACGCGGTTTGGTACACAAGACTGTGACCATAATTTCGAGCAACCGACATGCTAATGTCCAAAAAGTAATATCTGATTGGAATGTGCGACACAATTTTGTGATAAATGCCACGTTTTTCAAAAATGTTTTGCCCCACAAGTTTTATATTTACATAGTACCTGTTGAGGACAAACTCATTGTTTAAAACACTAGTGTAGTTGTCTATATCAACAATCTGTAGTTTTGTACTACTGGTGTTTAAAACGTGGTAATTAGAGTTACCATTTGTGTTAAACACTTTAACCCCGTTTACTTTTGCATCTAGCGTGTTAACGTTAGCAAAATTTTCAACAAAATTAAAACTATTAACAGCGTCCACAAAGACCGGACTGCTAATTATTGATTCAAAGTTATGGTTTTCAAGGTGTACCACTTTGTCTTTAACGTACTGTGAAATGTGATCTTGTTCCATGTACAGTATCTCCCCAAATTCCTGCGATGATAACTCAAACGATAGATCCAAATCTCCCAACACTTCGCGTCTAAGAAGGTGATTTATGATTAACCCACCCTGAACTATTGGTTGTCGACGTGCATTTGCGACGACCGTGGAGTAAACTAGGGCGTTGATGTTGCACCTATCGCTGATGTGTGAAGTTATGGCGTCACTCAGCTGTTTCACCGTGTACAGTGGTACGTTGTATTCATACAAAGCCACTAGGTCTTGATTCTGTAAACATAAGGTTCGCGGTCACCAAGAGATTTACACAAACACAAAACACATAAATTTAATTATGCAATACTATAAGACTTACCATGGTGGTGGGGGGTTGAGCAGTCATGTCGGTAGCGTCCTGTTAGTAATATCTATACAATAATGAAGCCGAAGTCGAATTTTCAATGTTTAAATAGTAGAAAATATTGATAAGATAAGATAATTTAAGTACAATGTCCAGACTGATATTTTCGACACGTGTAGATGGCACCGACGTACCCGTGTTCTACAGCGGCGTGACCGGCGATCGACCCTACGTGGGAATTGCAGAACTGCTTACCATACTAGGACACAGTAAGACACACGCTGAAGAGTTCCCACGCAGCGAAGTCAAGACGTGGCAAGAGTTGGCGCCCAACGACGCCAGCTTTCCATCCAACAAACTCTTTACCACCGAGGTGGGTTTCGCCGTATACTTTGGCAAGACAAAACTGTCCAACTGGGCGTCGTTCAAGCGCATGTTCGACAACATTGCGAGCTACATAGCGGATCCCAGTCCATGTGGTCCCAACAACCCCCTCTGCATGATACCACCGGGTCACAGTTCCGGTCCGTGTCCCAGTCCAAACCCCAATCCCAACAATCGATGCGAATACCTGGCGCAGATCAATCAGGGCGTGCAATTCAACACCTCCCTGCTGCAGACCATTCTGGCGGACCTGCAACGACTGATCGCTGGTGGAGGAGGCGGGACGGGCGACCTGACGCCGGTGCTGGACGCCGTCGCCGCGTTGAACGTCGTAGTGACCGCCATACAGACACAACTCAACGCGGTGGCGACGGAGCTGGGCGAACTTCGCACTAGTGGTGATGCGAGATTTACAGCCATTGATCAGGCGTTGGCTGCCCTGACGCCTCTACTGAACACCCTGCAGGGCGACATCAACACTCTGACCACCGCCCTGCCCACCACTGAGACGGCGCTGACAAACATCATTAACACCCTCAACGCGTTTGTGACGGGAGCGATCGCTCAATGGGGAGCCACGACCTGGGACAGGACCACATATCCGGTACCCACGCTGACGTCGCCGTTTCCAGTGAACCCACCGGTACTTACGCAGACGCGTGGCGACCTACCCGGCGACGTTGCCAGTACACTGGATCTGCTGCAGAAGGAGGTTAAGAGGTTTAACGATCATACAGACGACTTCGAAAAGCTACTTCACTCTTTGGAAGTTAGGGTGACGTGAGTTGTGCTTATTTAAGAGAGTTTTGATGTCTTCCTATTCGTGCCTGTTCTCCAAAACGTTCGACGGCGTCAACGTGCCGTTACTGCAGACCGACATGGTTCTGTGGGTTGGTGCCGATGAGGTGCTCCGTATACTCAAGCTCTCGCCGCACTACCTACAGTCGCTGCCCGAATCTGAGAAGAGCACACTCAAGAACCTTGAATCGTGTTCTGACAGCACGAAACTGTTCATAACGGCCCTGGGTGTGGGACTGCTGTCATCGCGACTCGTAAACAGGGGCTCGGTGATTCACGACGTGGTGACCAACGACAACCATCTGCCGGAGCGTGTCAATGCGTTCGCCAACATCTTCCTGACCGACGTCATCATCGAAAGTAGGCAGTCTAACCTATTGTGCGGCATAAGCAAGAAGCAGGACGCTGTGCTGGATTTACTCAACGAACCAGTAAATGCATAGTTTAAGAAATCGTGTTAATGTTGGTGTTTCTAATTGTAGTGTCAATATGCGTCGCTGTGTACCTAATGTGGTATTTATGTCGAAGAGGAAAAGCCGACGAAACCGATTTTGATTGTTCGCCGTTTTTGTTTGGAAACTTTGCAAATGTTAACGATTGTCAAACATTTTATATGTGCGTTGGGGGACACGCGTTGTTACTGTTTTGTTCAGATAGTGACTATTATGATAAAGAATTAAAAACTTGTGTTGCGGACGCAAGTGTGTGTGGTGATAGACCCATAATAAGACCCATAATAAACACTTAGGGGAGGGTAACTATTTTTCTAACAGAAATTTATTGATTATCGCGTGGACGTCCGCCGTTGTCGAGAAAAACGCGAAACGCAGCCTTTTTAGCCAACAAAGTGTGCACTGCGTCCGGACGATGTTTAATGATGCAATAAATTATCGTTTTTTCGAGTCGAAAAAACTTGATCCCGGATTCGCCTAAGGTCAAATAACAGGCTCATTAACATTTATCAAGATAAAATTTATCGCCTTATACCAGTTGATATTTACAATTTTTGCTCGTTAACCCGATAGCCGGTGCTGATAGCGTGTCCAATCAAGTTTTATTACCTTGTTTGTTGAGGAAAATTACTAGAATCGGTATAGCCGGTGCTGATAAAGTGTCCAATCACGTTTTATTACCTTGTTTGTTGAGGAAAATTACGAGAATCGGTTGACATTATGCTGATAATTTATTGGTGTCATTGAAATGTGAACAGATAAAAAAATTGATTACCATTTTAATCGTTAATTCCACTGGTGTTATCACGACACACGATACTGATTGGTATTATTATTACATGACTATAAAAGGTGAAGACAATGTTGTCGTTGCTCATTGTATCACAACACTCCGTGAAGTAAGACGTCGTCATTATGAAGAATTTGGAACACTGTGCAAAAGTATTGCAGCAACAGCAAGATGACAATATGGAACGCCAGACAATAAACCTGGCACTCCTTGAAGAAGTGGCGGAGACATTAAGGAACATAGAATTTGTTTGTCCACCTAGCATGTTGCACACTCCATACCACTTCATGTGTAAAGCCATCAATGCCTACAAGGCATTAGAGAAGAATGACTTTGCGGAAGCCAAGAGATACCTAATGGACCTATTGATTGGTGTGGAAAAACAAATACCCTCTGACTGGAAAAACCCACCCAAAGCTGCGCCCATCTTGAGCAAGAGACACACGGTGGCAGGCGAAACTGAAGGCAAAGATTATGAACATTTTACTTTTGATACCGAAAGTCTATTTGACTTTGCTAACCATAATTTTTCACAAGAAGACTTTTCACAAGTTAACTACAGGCCAAGTATAACAACAGAAGAGTTGGAGAACATACTGTCCACCAACAGTCAGAGTCCGGCACCCATATCGCCTTTTGATATAAACATGATACCAAAAACACCACCACCTCTAAAACGCGTCGGATCACCCGTCAACTACTCATTTACCAAACGCACAAAACTACACAATTTTGAAGAAAACAGTAGCGACGGTATTGACGCAGGTAGTGTTATTAATCACGCAGAAGATTTAGTGAAGAATCAAAAAACTGTCAACACCATCAACATAAACAGTGGTTCCGTAGAAGAATCAATTTATTTTAAAAATAATAACACTGTGTTAGCAAGTAACGTACAAGTAAAACAGACTAGATCTGCTTCAAATACATCAAACACTCCGACGGCCAGATCCAGACGTAAGGCACTTGTGTTTTCATGTAATTACAATGTACTCAGCTTCAATTACGGTACTGTAAGTTATCTGAGAAGCAAATTGAAGAAAGACAAGTCAAGCGTCTTTATATCAATGGTTCACCCCGACATACCGGACGAAGACTTGCGACAAGTTTGGAACTCATTGCGCGAAAGCCTTGTTTTGCGCGATAACGTAAAGTTAAACAACAACAGGTCCGTTTTGCTCAAAGATTTAGAAACGCTTGACACATACAAGCATGAATTAACAACTTTGTTTGAGCAAAAGGGATTTGTATGTGAGCAACTGTATGAGTAGTGTAAGTTAGCAATTATTTTAATTATATTTAGTTATTTTATGATAACTGTTACCTAATTTAATGTGATGTTGTAAACGTAAACTTACGTCTCGAATTGTGGTGTTTGGTTGACATTAATTACCGTTTATTTGACACGTAGGGTTTAGGAACGGAGACAGCTCCGAATCACGACCCGTGTCGTGGCGTTTTGGGGTAGGGCGTGTCCGCGTACACGAAATGTGCGGACGAACACCGTTGTTCGGGTCGTATAGAGTTAGGGCCTGGGTGGGTTCGCATCCTGTCAGATGACGTGTAAAAAGTCGACCAAATAATTACCACTTGATGTACTCAGTATTATTTTGTGTCCAGAAATATTGTAAATAGTTATTAAATAAAACTTGTAAATAGTTATAAAATAAAACTTGTATATAGTTATTAAATAAATTATTGATTTAAATTTGTAAATGTTAGAAAGTTAAAAGTGTCGTAAGACATGCTAGTCAATAAGTTTAAATAAATATATGAACAGTGAATACATTTGTTGCAAACTTGTCTTTCATTGTTACATCACATTCCACACGTATGTTGACCCCAGGTCCGACAACGGTTGGTGATCAAAACGAATGTTGGCCAGGGGCATGACACCATCAACGTACTTAGTCCTAAACTTTTTGTCGTGATCATCTAACATTTTTATGATTTGGTCTTCCCTGTGAGGCGCAAACGTTGCACACACTTCAAGTAAGATGCCTTTAACAACACGCAGTTCGTACTGCGTTTTGTCATATTGATGTTTTAACTCGTAAAACGAGTCCTCTAACCTATTGTATTTATTGTTGTAGTTTTTCATTAGCGTAAGAATGTCTTCGTGCATATTGACGTAGACTTATACATAGGTCACGTGATTATTCTCAATAAAAAAGTTGGTTTTTTTTTTCAAATTTGGTGTCATTCGTGTGTGTAATCACACCAAGATAGATTTATTCATAAAAAAAAATAACGACAATCAGTTTTTTTTTGGTATTTGTGAAAACTTCTTTAGTATGATCTTAGTGGCACCGGTATTTAAGCACCGTTCCAACAATATTAACGCGCAGTCTTGTCACTGAACGCGACCAGTTTTATTTAACTTTCATAATGATTCCGCTCGAAATGGTCACACACATATCAACGTTCTGCGACGCGAACACCTACAAACAGATGGTGATCGCCAACCTCATACCGCTCAACATCAATCACCTCATACGGTGTTACGAGAGACAGAGATGTACTGAAGAACAAAACACCATTCAGAATAAGTTTGGTCTTCAACGCAGCCAAACCAACGTGGGAATCGTGATTGGCGCACTACTTAACAAACGCAACGAGTTCAAGAAGGTATTTGTATTGTTTGCGGCGTACAACGATGTTCAAAAGGTGTTAGTCAAGCAAATGCCGATGAGTAGGTTCAAAAGAAGGACAAATTACAGGTTCAAAACGCATTTAAACGTTAATGGACACGCCGAGATGTACCTGATGAGGGTGCGATCGTCAGTGCCGTTGCAGTGTAAGCTTGTGCACGAACACCAAGATTTCTTTTATACCAACAAGCGAGAAAGGTTTTTGTTTTTACCAAATAAAGTCGTGTGTACAATTTAAAATAATGTTAAGTTTAACTAACATTAAATGTAAATTATATAAGATTTATATGTATGTGTTTTATATTATTGTAAATTAAGATTGGTATGTATTGTTTTTTTTAATAAAACAAAATGAACATTAAATGTGTTTTCTTTTATAAAAATCTGTATTATACTAAAAAAAATGTCACTAAGATGATGTTGGTTCTACCTAGCCATTTCTAGGTTATCATCTAAATTTCATCAATATGTTCAGTTTTAAACGGTAGAGGATTAAAATAAAATGTTTAATATAATTATAATTTTTTATTAAAATTGTCTTAAGTATATGTGGGTAATGAAATTTGCACGATACGCTGTACCAGTTTGTTGGACACAACCTATTTTATTCTTGTACAATTTAAAATTAGCCTTTAAAAAGTTTAGGTAGTACATGTATAGAACTTTTGTAAGCGTATGTGGATTGACCAGTTTCGAATTGTATACGTTTCGAATTTTTGCTTTTTTGTCAAAATTCACACAAAAGTTAGAACATTTAATTTTCTTGAACCACATGATATTTTTACAGCCACAAATATTTGTAACTCTAATTGATTTCGACAACCGTTTGAGTTTTGTAGTGTTCAATTTGACCGTCCTGGCTTGCGTCTTCACTTTTACCCTGTACGGTGTGTACCACCTATTGACCATGTTCTGAAACGCGAAACACTTAGAATCACTTGCGTACACTTGTGGCATTGACTTGGATCTTCGTTTGGTTTCACACACGACTTTCAACACATCTTCTGGTGTTAGGTATTTTAGGATCGCGTCGTACAACTCCTGGGGCAGTCCGTTGAGCCAATTTGACATTGTTGTGGGTAAATTTAAAATAAAACCTATCGTGGGTAAAGTTAAAATGAAACTTGGTTTCATTTTACACCAATATATATTGTACTGATAACAACAAAGATAGCACAATCTAAATCACCCGAAAGATAGCACAATCTAAATCACCCGCCAAAGATAGCACAATCTAAATCACCCGCAACGCGCAGGCAGCGCCACAATATCTCGAGCCACGTTAGAAGTCACACGTCAGTTGCCATGCAACCCATCGCTCGATTTTTAGTGACATATTACCGTAAGCAGGATGGTATAATTGCTAGATACGCGTATGCCACCACCCGAAACACGCTATGTCAACTGCCTCTACTTTCAAGCAAGTATTTAACCGAAACCGGGACACATCGCATGTCTAGACTCTGTAAACGATGCTTTGGTGCGGAGCCGCGAGACCAACTTGAATCCTGTTGCTACATGGAAGTGTCCGGACCTACTCACCATCGCCGCGAGCAACTCAGGTTAAACGAACTACTAAGGGTTAATCACAAGAATGAGTTGTCATGTTTAGATGAATATGAAAAATTTGTGTGCGACGGGTGTGGTGATGTGTTGTATAGAAATATCTATGACACGGCAACATTACAAGTAATGTGTGATGTAATGGTGATTTACGGTTTGTAATACAAAAGTTGTCTATGATAAATAATGTGTAAGGTTTGAAATACAAAAGTTTGTGATTTATACGTGTATTTTATTTATTTAGGCTCTCTTAGTCAAGCAAACCCCTTCCTCGGTACATATGCATATCCAATCATTTCCTCCCCTCAACCTCAAAACCAAGTGAATTGTGCTTTCTTTCTGAATGTTATAGTCCGAAAGGCTTCGTTCATCATCCAGCTGTTTTCCGGCAAATATTAGTCGTTGCTGGTCTTGCGGCACCCCCTCCTTGTCGCTAATCTTCTGTTTGACGGATGCTATCGATTCACCGGCCTCAACATCGACGGTTATGGTTTTTCCCGTGAGAGTCTTCACAAAGATCTGCATATTCGTAGACTTGTCGTGATTATGACGCCGTCGAGCGCGACACAATTTAATTTATACTTAAAAGTAAGGTTACATCGTCACATTATGACATGTTACTCTACTCTAAAGGTGTACATCAGCGACGCTTTCATATATTTTCCATACGATGCCGTCGTACCCCAGGTCAGTGCAGACGGTGTGACTGTGTCTGATCGTCTTACGGTGTTCGTGTCCACGTTTGCCGATGAAAAGGTAATACTTAGATCCGCGTTACTTAACAGATTCACCAATGTACGTGTAATTAAGTACGCTTCAAATTTCGAAGAGGACGTTGAGGTCACGCAGGGTGTGGTGGTCTACTGGAACATCATTGTACCGATAAAGGTTGTAGGTGTAGGTACCACACAGGTATTCAACGTTGTGTTGAGTGACAACCTGTACACATGCGACGAGATCTACGTCGATGCAAACATCACACACACGCTGTGTCCTCTACAAGTCGACTATTCCGTGGGAATGGTGTGTCTCAAGGGCGAACTCGCCGGTGACTTGATGGAACTGGGTAAAACGGCGTCATTGAAAAACACAAAATTCATCATCCACTTCGATCGAGAAACGCCTCTTGGAGTTAAGATCTTAAACGTAAAGAGGTACTTGATTGCGTTGAGTAAGAGGACAACTCGCGCCACAGTATGCGTCTACCTACCGTACGAAGAATTGACAACAATGCACAAGGAGCTGACTTGGGAATCCACCAGACGTCGAATCAAAAGCGGCGTCGTCAGCGCGTGTAACATCGTCGACAGACGCAGCTACAAGTACATACTTAACGCGCTCGAAATTGTGGGGGCTGCCACCCAAGAGATTTCCGCGTTGCATCGTCTGGTTAACGTATTCACACCGCTCATATTGCGCTACCACTTGGTACCCGACGTGTTTGTGGAATTGAACAGACTGACTGGTGAAGAAAAACACGTGCGCCTGTACTGCAGGAACGAGGCCGTGGCTATTACCAACGTGGGACCCGTTCCACTTAACATGCCCACCACTAGTTCAGCTCCATTCAAACACAGACCACTTACACCACCGCCAGAATCTCTGTACAGAGAGCTTGGTACCAGGAATGTGTTTGTGCACCCACCCGCATACAACTATTTCCTTTAAGTGATATGGAAGACCTAGATCAGTTAGACAAGCTATTGCGCGACAATGGAGTTTTTTTGAGACAAGTCGTGCTGGTGGTGATTGGTATCACGTTGACATTGATAGTTTGTGCACTATTCTACGCTATCGTTTTGCAAAATTACAATGCAAATAGAAGTGATGAGATTAGTCGGATTAGGATAGTGGGTGTCTGACGTTAATAAAACACTGTATTAGACGTGTAGTTGTTTTAATAAAAAATTTACAGAAACTGTTCCAATTCGTTGACCTCGTCTGTGTCGTTCGACATGTCGACACTGAAGGAACGTTTGGTGCTGGGTTCGTCAAGTTCGGCCTCTGTGACCGTAACGGGTCTTTTGTATACATCGGCCGGGTCCCTGATTAGATTATGACGCGACAAGAACAATTTAAACCTTTCAGTTTTGACTCTGAAATTTTCAGCGTGTCTGTACAGTTCATTACCCGCCTTAACGTACTTTTCATCGACTGACACATCATTTTCGTCCAATTTGTCGGTGTAAGTCACGTCCTCGGGTCTGGGCGTCTCGATATTTCTATAGCTGGCTATGAGAAGTGCCTGTGCGTAATTTATGACCCTTTTCCTGAGAATCGTAGTCTTGCGCCTGTCACCATCGTCAAACAATAGTTTTTTGTGAAAGACCTCCAGTTCTTCGATCAGTTTCCTAAATTCGTAACCGTCGGTGTCGACCGGCTGACCATTCTCCAACGCCCCCATCATCTGCCACGACTTGTTGTCTTTTTTCAGCTTAATGTCGGCTTTGCTCAGGAACGACGTGTATATTATAAACGAATTAATAATGTACACATTGCTACTCTTTTTCTTTACGCTAACGGGTGACTTGTTAACGTCGACTTGGGGCACCAGAGTCAGCACCAAACTTTTGTCGTGTAGCAACTGTTTGAAGTGAACATTGTCAAACAGGTCGAGCAGAGCATTTTTGTTGGTGACGTATTGTAGATCCAGAGTGAAGTCTTTTGGTTCAACGACACCAACCACTTTATCAACCATTTCCGAGATTTCTTTCGCAGCAGTAGTTATATTCTTCAATCAAACTCGATGGCAGTCTGAACAGGTGATTGATGCGATTAATGTGAGGAGCTAGTGTGGCGTCCAGACGATCGGAGTGTTTTAACACAATTTGCTCTGCGTGTCTGTTAATAAACTGTACGATGTCCTCAAATTGCGGGTCTTCTACGTGCGAGGTAACATTAGCAGTGTCGCCGTTTGACTTCTTGTAATTTATCACCTCCCTGACGATTGCGTATACTTGACTTTTGGTTAGTAACATCACTGCATCGAACCTCATGTTTACACAATATTTAATCACGCATTAGCCCAATGACACCACATCCCAACCTGCTACCCGAATTACCAGTCGTTCTACTTAATTCATTATCACCCAATCCATAATCGTCTTTCATTGCGTGTACGACGAGACTGCGACCCAACACGCTGTGTTCTCCGTGCAGTGAAATTAGGTGATCGACAATGTCCACTTGGGCAACATGCAATTCGCCGTGCGAGTAAATGTTTCCCAAGTCACCAAGGTGACGTACGCTGCTGTGTGGGCCACCGTGCGTCATCCCATGCGGGTTTAGGTGATCGCCGGCTGATGTACAACCGTTGGAAACGTCTCCGTATTCGTGAACATGAAACCCATGATCGCCGCGTGGTAGGTTGTGCAATTCACCATACACGTGCACGGGGGCTTCGTTTGTGGTTTGTAAGAATTCCACACGACCGGTTACGTCACCAACAATAACACAGACGGCTCTCATATCTTATACATGAACAACGTTGTCCCAACACTTGTTTTATCTATTTTGTCATTAGCCTTGTGTAATAATTAACGGATGGGTAAATTGCCACAGTTAGACACACCACTATCAGTAACATGATTAATAGTCCAATCAAATCGGATTGAGACGACGACGCCTGCCACAATCTACTGTAGTACAGAAGGGAAACGCTCGCCGCCACCAAGCCCAAGCTGTACATTAACCTATTAATTGGAGAAAACTGGACATCCAGTCGTGCATCGTGCCTAGCGCAAAACCACCTAAAATACGCCCACGTGTCGTTTGATGCAAGTGCGGCTCCCAATATGTCCTTTTCATCCAAGTCCACTACCTCGTCGCCGACTTGTAGGTCAACTATCTGTCCGTTGCTGTTAATATCCAACTCGGCCAAATATTCGGCTAAGTGTAGCATGCTTTCCACAAAATACTCCTCGTTTTCATCGATCACAAAATTGGAAAAGTGTTCCGGTAGCAATTCTATGATTTCCCTGGAATCCGCATCAATTGACTCGTAATGAGCTGCTAGGAACGCGCTGGAGAGGTCGTTCAAATAACCGCTCGGAAACATGGCGCTGTAACCAAAAGGGTCCCAAATCATCAACACCAGGTCCGCCACAGTCAAAAACGTGAGCGCTAGATTGACAACAGACGCCGCGGCGCCCACAGCCTTCACGGTGGCCTTGGCCACTGAAGTCACGGTAGACACAAACACTCTGTTTAGAGAGTGGATCATGGCCGCCTTGTACGTTTCACCCAACAACGCGACCGTCATTCGACGACTCTGAAGCATTAGCATGCGTTTTAGTGAAGGTATGAGCACCTTGTTTAATTGCTGTATCATGTTAGTTATGGTCGACTCGAGTACATTAAAACCCATGTCGGTGATGATGCTCATGATGAATGCGTGATCGTCCAGAAAGTCCATGATAATCTGTTCAAGACTTTCGGATTTGTTTTCAGATCGTTCAAACGACTTCGTGGTGATGTTATGATGGGACGCCGGCCTTCGATCCGCGTGCACGCGCATAACTTGCGCTCGTTTGTTTAGCATGTCCTCCATTATCTGCGCACGCCTATTCGCCTCACCGTGTTCTATGAACCTAAAACCCTGTTCGGCGGTGTACTCCAGAACGTCGTCGGCGTTCATCGGAAACACGTTGTTGAGAAAACCCTTTTCAACGTCAGGTCTCACCGCGCCGTCGCGCACTCTGTACCACTCCTCCAGCATGGTAATACCTGCCGCGGGTGGTGCCTCGGGTAGGAGTGTCGAAGGTCTGACGTAATCAAAGTTGCGGAGGTCGTCAATAGCTCCCATTGCCGTCATCTTGAAAGTGCTATACACGGACTCGCCCAGGATGAAAGACACAAACGTTTCGTACCATGGCTGTGTGCAACTGTTGTACATCTCGTTTCTACCAAAACGACGACAGTATGGTTCGTTGAAGCGACCAAACACCATTTCAGGAAAGTTTGGGTCTGGGCTGGCGACTACATCAAACCCAGGTACGTCGTCCACGCCCCTGACCACGTGTTTTGATGTGCGTAGGTACGGAGAGTTGAACCACGCCTTGGTCATGCTGTCCACCATAACACACTGACCAGTATGGGGACTGTAGGTGAGCTCTACCGACTGTACCTTACCATCCCGCGCTGCCGCGGCCGTGTCGAGGTTGAAGCACGCGGGCTGATTGTACTGAACTGACACGTTGGACGTTTGAGTGTAGCCGCCTATGGGACTCTTCATAAAATCTATAACACCAGTCTCGGTGTATGGAAAACACGACATGGCCTCGCAACCTCGTCTGGAAAACGATACGCGTACAACCACCGCGGTTTTCCGAAGCATTGTAGGGGGTACGTAGTAGTCATTACTGTTTGCCCACCTAATTGTGTAATCGATGGGAATGTGTGGAAAGCGACTGCGCCACTTGGTGATGTAGGCAAGCGATTCACGGTTGGATAGATACCGTACCGCGTCTATTATGTCTAGTTGAGTAGGGACGGCCATTGTGGCCTTAAACTATCTAAATATTTGTGTACATTGTAACCTACCTATTATTTGTGTCAACAAAAAAAACTCAAAAAAATGTTATAAATTTTTTTTAATAAACAGTCATTAATGCCTCACTACTTATTTTTATTTTCTTTGTCGTAACCGTAGTTGTAGAACTTGTGGTCGTGCTTTCCAGGCATGATTTCTTTGCACATTAGCCTGCGTGTATAGGTCACGTCATCATATGTAGACTGCGGTATGTTATTGTCGTGCAGCGTGGTGGGCTTCAACGGCTTGCGATTGTTGTTGTAAAAGTCGTGCAAAGCGTACCTGTCCATTGTGTAAATAATACGCTGTAGTGGCAAAATGCGTCTGATGCTTACATTGGATGCATTTGATCATGCGACCGTATTATATACTTTACCGTTTATCATTTCAATCTTTTTATCAATTAACACAAAGAGCAATTTGATAACATTTAACATTGAACGAATATAAAACGTTGCACGACTTTACCCAGTTCACTAACGCTGCAGCAAGATGGGTAACTACAAATCTCATGTTTACATTTTAGAAGACCTTGAACGTCATGAGTGTGACAAGTGCGTTTTCACAAAACAAACGTCTTTTTGCGATCAATTCTACGTGGGGTGGAAAGATTGCCCATTTAGGATTTATTGCAATAAGAAAAAGACGCCCACTGCTGAGCGAATCGAATACGTACAGCAGTTGTGTGTCGAAACGGAAGAGTCGAAGAATTGCACTTTTATCACCATTGAGCCGTTTCTAGAGTGTTTATTGATGCCGGAGATGTTGGGAAAAATTTTCTTTACGAAAACGCCGCAGACTTGCATCGTGGGCAACGTGCGCACCATGCATGAACTAATGAACGGACCCGAGCACTTTGCCAACAATGTCAGCGTTGAGTGTTCCTACATTTGTGATTTTAAAACCTTAAAACAAATCGACAAACTCAAACCCCTGTTTGACAAGTTTCCCGATGTGAGCACAAAAAACTTGGTTTACGTGGACAACACCGGTGCTACAAGCTGGAACTGTGATGTTGCCACCAATCTGAACGTGCGCAGAACGATTAAACTTAAAGAGGACCATTCCGAAAATACAATCAAGTTTATTTCACGTAGACACGGCGAGTTGTTGAAAATCGTAGCCGGCGATGACAAGGTCTACCACAGATTAAGCGACACCCCGTTTGTAAAGAATCAAGACGATGAAAAGTTCAAAGAAGACGTCGAAATTATGGACGATTTATTAGAATTAAAAAACGTTATGAATAGATTAAAAAATAAAAACGTACTGTAACATTGTGATAAATTGTTTATTGTAAAACGTTATGATAGATTAGGAAATAAAACCTGTTTCGATATTGTAATAACTTATTTCTTTTGCACGTAAATCAGATTTAATTGCAATGTTCTTGTTAATGGGCGTGAACACATGTTTCAACCTCAGCATCAAAACCCCATCTTTGGCACTGTATATCGCTCCACTGCTCAAAATCCGCCACTTGTCCTCTCCTCGACAGAACTCGAGCGCTTTGTAAATGCACCTCTTATCATTTACAACCTCGTCACGTAGTTCGTAGGTAGATTGACTAATGTCCCTTGACATGGATAGCGAGGTGACCAATTCAATAATGTCGCACACGTGGCTGTCATTGCACGTCACACCATTGACAAATACGACGACGTTGTAACTGTACATACCGTTGTCATTGATTTCATGAGCCAAAGGAATCACCACACGACCTTTCTCTGGCGCGTATTTAAACGACAGGTTCTTGTCTTTGTAGTCCTCAAATCCTGGTTTGAGCACACACAACACAACGTAGTCGTCGTTCGGTGTTACCAATTGTGGCAGACACATGGTCTTAAACTGTAGTAACGATTGTGCGTCTGTGTAGCCTAGGTCACTCAAAACCTGAATGTAATTGTCTACGAGCCATCGACCACGCTGACAACTGACGGAGTAGTGCTGTGCCTTGAAAATGTTGACCACTGGTCCATCGCACACCGTACTGCTGCTCAATTCTAGTTTGTCGAATTCTTCATCCACCAGCCGTTCTACCTCGTACCTCACTTCATCACTTTTTCTCTCTACGCTACACACGGGTCCCGACAAGTTAAACATCATGAGCGTCGGCTTCGTGAGTGAACGCCGCGAAATCGAGTTGGAGTACACCATCTCACGAGTGTAGCAGTCGATCACTGTGTCTCGAATCACAGTTCGTGACGCTTCGGTATCGGTTGGAAACAGTACGCACATTATTGAAGTCCAATGATAAATAATCGGAGAGGGGTTGTATTTATACTGTGGAAGAATAGATAAAAATGATTCAATGCCGCGGACGTTGTCAACCAATTACATTGTACGATGGATGTAAATAAATTTTATTTAAACCTGTGGTGTCACGAGTCAATAGATTTTGAAACAATTTCTTACAATGCAAAATCCTTGCGCGAGTTAGTTGTGGAACACTTTGCACAAAGGGTACGGCGATCGGGTCGTATGGAGTGTGACGAGGTGTTGGTCATGAACAAGGTGTTGCATAACAAGGAAAGAGAAGACTTTTGGATGAAGGTGTTTACAAGCAAAGATTGCAATCGGCGGCACGGTCCCACTTTTGTAACACAGAAAAGGCAGCATTTGGGTAGAAGACCGTACGTGAAGTGGCCAAAAACACAGAAGAGTATCTTACAAAAATTAAAGATCCCTCAGGTGGTGGTGTACCGTTCGAACTACGATTACTTTTTGTTGGAGCAATGTAGTGTTTAATATAACGATACAAACTAATTATGTGTATCATTTATTGACCTAAAATAATATTCCTATATACTTTCCGATGACTACTTTTCAGGTGAGGCTGCCCTTTCATGTACTACAGCTTCGTCAACGTAATCAACCTTATTAACCTCATCGACAACGTCCGCGTGTTCGGGCGACAAATCAATGTCCACTTTAGTTTCCTCGTACACCGGCTGTTGTGATTCGGTTTCACTTTCATCGACAGATGCGTCATAATTTAATTCGTTCACCTTGCCCGCTTGTAAAAGCTTGATCACGTCCTTAATCTGAACCTGCAGTTCGTTTAGGCGCTCGTCCACACTTTGAGTTCCTACAGTTTGATTTAACTTCTTCTTGAGCTCGTTTTCTACCTCAACCACACGAACGTACGTCACGGCAATGTCTTGCTGCGTCTTGACGATCTCGTTATATAAATCTTTGAACGACGACATGTGTGTGTACTTTGTGAATTAATCTTATATATTGCTCGCGACCACACTTGTGACCGTGTCTGCCAACCATGCACACCTCGACCGAATCTCAGTGTGTCAACGATGGAATCTCAACGAAATCTCAGAAACGCGCATTTGTCACCACACACCACATAACCTCACAACCATTTTCACAGTGTGTAAAATACCTATTTTCCGACCTCAGCGCCTATTGGATACACGCTATGGGTCTGGACGATGTCAATCACTTTAGACGAAACGAGTGTGTTACAGTGAAAGAGGGATTTGTCATTTACTCGTGTGATTTGGTGACGTTTGACCCGGAGTGTGTGAAATTGAGCACTCCTGACGACTTATCACTCTTCGCGGAGTGTATTGGGTCACCGTTGATTGGTCTCCTGCTTCACGACAGGTGGTACAAGGGTGACATGGTAAGACTAAAACGTATCATTTTGAGCAGTGACAAGACTAGACTGGAACAATTTGTAACCAACTGTCTTTGGGAACGCGGTTACGAAGACAATTACACTCTGGGACAACAGCTCAGTATTAGAATGACCACAAACTTGATACAGAGCGGTTTAGATTTTAAACACAACATGTCACAGAACACAATGTTGCGAGGTCGTGGATGGAGTTGCGTCAAGTTTGAAAAGGTGTTGACGTCCATCACGTCCGTGGCCGACATCACCAAGCGATACAAATGTGGACTTACTTACGTCGTGCTTGAATTGTGTCGTGCAAACGCGCAACACACATTGTCGCTGCTTAGGAAAAACTTTACAAATGTGTTTACAAACACTTTGTGGGACAACGTGTGCCTGATCAGGGACGCGGTACACAGTGCGGAAATCCTGAAACGCCTGTACCAACTGTTTAAGCTTGGCTGTATCAACTTACTTTTTGTAACCGATTCTGAAAATTACTTGCACACACACAAGCTGTTTTACATTTACAATTCTATGAAATTTTATTACTACTGTCTTAGTAACCGATTCGTGTTTTATGCCAACGACTACGAGACGTTGTATCTGATTCACACCGTGGTGATGTTGGAGATAATCAACGGTGGCTTCTTAAACTCCTTTACCCTCGAAAAATCGCCAATGATGCATCCTCTGGAGTTGAATTCGAGACGTTGTAACGCGCTGAAACGTGCAGCCTTGTACAATAAGACCCTTTGCAACGATATGGAGTTGAAAGTTGACTTTATAAAGGGTAAAAGGATCACCACAGGTACACACCATCCCAGTAGGGTTGTGCAAATACAGCTGTGATGTAGGTCTCGCGTATTGTAAGGTAACCGTGTTGGTAGTTATTACGTCACCTTTCCACGATGGTTAGACGAGGCAGACACGCTGGTCTGTTGCTTATCACCGAAGACGATTCCGCCATAATTTTACAGGCTAACAAAAGTTACAATGATAGCGTCAACAAAAATTTAAGATACAACAGACACATTCCATTTGTTGAAAAGCTAAGTATACCACGAGGTAGACACGACGTTGGTGAAAGAGATTATGAAACGGCGGTGCGGGAATTCATAGAGGAGACCGGACTTGTGTTTGACAGGATATGCGTTTGCAGCGAACCGTTTGTGCTAGAGTGGCAAGACGACGCAAAGGTGTACAGATATGTAATGTATGTAGCCTTTCTCATCGGTACACTGTACTATCTCAAGAAGAGACCCAATAGTTATGTTGTGAGACTGAAGGAGCGTGTCGTGGATAAGAACGTGTATGAATACGAGGTGGACATGTTACGGCAGAGGTTCAACTCGCAAGAGTTGGTGCGACGCGCCGAAGTTATGAGTCTGAAAAAATACGTCACGTATATGGAAAGTAGACAATTGTGTACCTACAAGTACAGTAATTACAATTTTTTCTTTGAATACGTGTTTTACGTCAAAGCGCTGTACAAGAGTGGAAGGCTTGACAAGTGGTTCGAAATGGATCTGCAGTGGTGTGTTGATGCAGAAAAGTACAGAATGGTCTGTTACTAATATAAGGAAAATGGCATTCGAATATACGGGTGGTCCAATTGAGGTGTTTATAGTTTCCGATGAAGAAAAGGGTGTAAACGGTTACGCTGAAGTTACGGCCGTTTGCCAACTACTGTCACCGTACACTAGGTTGACACCGACGCAGTTGTGGAACACCACTCATCCGTCGTACAGAATTCAGAACGCCGGTAAAAACTTTATACACGCTATAGCTGTGTGCAAACACATCAGCGCGATACCCGAAAATGAATCTGCCGGGTACGCAAGTCTGCGTCGACTCGTGAGGGATTTGTTTGTCGGAGATCAACGAGAAGTGGAGGATGAAGTGCGACGCGAATTGGCAGGTCTAAAGGTAGCCGTGAGTGAAATCGGAGAGGTGTTGGAGTCGAGGCCGCGCGATTCAGACACAACACTCAGCGACTTTAATAGCTTGTTGCGCGTACTGAAGGCCGAGCTAATATCGGAACTGCGGGGTGACGTCGCGACGAATGCGGTAGAAGCAATTGCCGCGGACGATCAGTTCAACGAGGTTTGATCATGCAGCTGGTCGCGTACATGTTGTCGTTTCGTCCAAATACACAATGCGACCTTGACATGGTTGACTATGTGTTGGAACACTATTTTGTCTGCAAATACTGTGTGCACCACGCAAACATTTCCATCGCGGTGTGTGAAGATCGTGCAAATTTGGAGTACTTCAACAAATTCATCACGTCTCCCTACAACAATATGTGGCGCGTTAGCATCCTGGAATTGTGCGACGTAGTTAAACTAAACGTGCTTGTGGATAAGTGTAGCGTGGAAATTTTTTAGGTTATGTAATAAAAACATTTGCTGGTAATACTTATTTTTATTTTAACAAACAACATCAAATGGTCACTAACCACTCCTTAATCACGTTACCAACGTCCCGCTCTTGTGCGTTCACGATTTTGCTCTCATCACTCAAGTGATTGATGTGATAACCGGCATTCGTCAACATTCTATCAATGTTCTGTATCACGTCACGGGGCGACGCTACTGTAATGTCCAGTAACCCGTCCATGTCTGAGTAGATTCGGTTTAACATTTTGTAACTCGCAGCGTTGCCAGAGATGTACTGCAACTGCGTGCTATTATCTCCAAGTGATTTAATCTTCACGCCAAAGTTGACTTTTTCTTCACTTGAAAGATCGTCGTCGTCATCACACGTAAACACAGACAAGTCATCATATTCTTTACCATTCGATCTACTCAGAAGGTTTTCAATTTGATTTTCCAAGACGTCGAGACGTGATTCACACAGTTTCACTCTTGCATCGTCGGTAGTACCCCACAACGCTTCTCCAATCTTACTCAAGTAGTAATTCATGATCGGTACTAAACGCCTTCCCCTTGGTGTTGTAGCTGTACGGTGCCCTAATTTGTTTTGTAGAAACGAACACTTGTTTATCCACGTAGGGAAAAAACTCTTTAATCAGCACAGTCGTGTTGTCGAGATTAATATTTGGGTAAAGACTGGCAATTTCACGTCGTATCCACGTGTTGGTAAACGCCTTAAGGAAACAATCGTTGAGCGACCCAGGCTGCACAAACAACTTCACGATCTTGGTGGGTGGCTGTAGGATGTTGTCGTAGTAGTACGTTCTTAATGACTTGTCGGCCCTCAGATCAAACTGCTCGTCGTTCAACCATATGTGTAGACCCCGGTTGCCCGAGTACATGACGCGCGTGCAGTTATTACCAAAGAAGGCGCCCAGGGTGGCGTGTGCTATCATGTTCTTAAGTGCAATCCGCCGCGGATCGTCCTCGTTGTGATCGACGTCAATGACCCATTCCCGACTTCCGTCAATCAGCATCTTGACGTGAATATCCTGAGCCCCATACCATTTGACACACCGTTCAAAGTCCTCAAAGGTGTCGAACGTCTTATTCTTCGAAAACTGCGAGTCGCTGTGACGCCACGTGCCGTCTGGTTTCATGAATGCCCAAAATCTATCTTCCTTGTACCGCACACCGTACCACACCTTCTTTAGGGCATTACTGGTGTACATGGCGTAGTTTTAAGCTATGTCCGAAATGATGCTGTTTGTTATGGCAACGTTGGTGATATGTATGGTGGTGCTTCACTGGACCAACCTGAGGTTACACGCTCTGGACCAGCGACAAGAAGACCGAATGGTAACACACGACAACTCAGGTGTGCCCTTTCTGGAACCACCGGTAGAAGTGAATATAAATGAAAACGCGTTATCGTGTCATGATACCCCCACTCCGTGCGCGTCAAACGCGGATTGCCAACTGTGTTCCGAATCCCTCGCTTCGTGTCAACGCTTTGAAGAAACTGTTGTGCTGCAACTCGACGACGAAAGACAGCTCACTGTGTATCCAGGTGAAAGTTACTGTCTTGCCCTAGATAATAGGAGCGCTCGCAGCTGCAATCCCAATACGGGCACTTGGGTTATGCGGAGGGTGGACTCAAGCAACTACGCGTTGATATGTCACTGTGACGTTCCTGGACTCGTCACTCAACTTAACATATATGAGGACTGCACCGTTCCTGTGGGATGCGCGCCTTACGGCGTCATTGCCGACGTCTACGCCTCACCCCTCAGGTGTTTGTGCGACGACGGATTTGTGTCCGAGATCAGCGACACGGGCACGCCGTACTGTCGGCCAATGGTGATGCGTGACGTTGTACTTAGACCCGAATTTTACCACCGACCACCGTGTCGCGACGGGTTCCTACCGGCCGAACACCCAGCGTTCGACGTCGTGTACCGCAGACAAATCGGTGCCAACGTCTGTCTGCCCGATCCGTGTTCCATCGACCCACTGACGGGTGAGAGACACGAAGGTAGAGTGGTTTATGAAGCCGATGGTGGTGCAGATGGTGGTCCACTGATCACGTGTCGTTGTCCCGTGGACCAGAACCTGTATCCCGTGTACAACGTGTCCTCAATGCTAAACACGCGATACACCGAAACCGACGCGCAGATAGCCAATGTGTGTGTGAAACCGTTGAAGGTGGATAGACGAGACGTTCGCAGTGATCTTAAAGTCTTCTGGGGTAGGAACAGCCTTAAATGTGACGCAGACATTGTATTTCAGGTAAACGAGGACCAGGTTAGTGAACCATATCGTGTACTATTGCAAAGACGAATTTCCGTTCACCCAACAGCGTCAGTCACAACAGACATGTTGCTCAAATTTCAGATCGACACGGCGTTTGTAAAAAGTTCAGTAGATTCAACACACAGAGACGTCTATCAGGGTTACATACACCTTAATTACCTACGCACGCACGTTAACACGTGCCCTTTACCAGGTATAGGTGAGTGCACCAATCCGTTGGTGTGCGGTAACATTAACTGTTTTCACAACGCCTGCATACGTAACGTGTACTCATCAGGTTACGCGAATCGGTGTTTCTTCTTTCGTGTAAATCGGACTTTCGATGACCTGGGCAGTGTTGGGTTGATATGCGTGTGGAACACTCCTCAGTACTACGCTGAGGGTAGCGTGCCTGTCACGTTCTTTGTGGACGCACTCTGCGCCACGGATGGGGGATATGGTGTTGCTAACGATGTGCGCACACTGTACTTTACTGACAGCGGCAAAACTGTTGGTGAAAACCAGTACGGGAACCTCGTACAGTTGTTAGCCACCTATCCATACTACAACTCGTGATCATCGCGTCGCTTGATACTCCGCATATGACAGACTGACGTTAGTGTCTGGCACGACAAATTTCTTAATTCCAAAAAAGTTGAGCACACGCTCCCAAAAGGAGTAGTCGTCGTGGTGTTTTCTGCCCATGTACATCATCTCAGCACGACGTTGCATACTTACGTCGCATTGTCTAACCGAATTCGACAATTTAGTGGTAACGTTACACGTCACGGTCGAGCTTGCGTTGTTGTACACGAGAGCCAAGTAATTGTACAGTCGTTCCATAGACGCTCCGTTAGTCATGCTTACGGGAACCGTATAGTATGCGTCGACTGCTAGAAAATCCGAATAGTTGCCACGATGTATCGACAGCGTGTCGACGTGATCGAACGCCGCCGTTGTAAAGGCGCAGTCGTCGGCACGGTATACGCTGTCGTGATACACGTTACCGCAGCGATCTACACATAGATACCGACACGTGAGATCCGCGTGCACAAAATTTAAAATTAGATGACCATTGCGCGCGTGAACGTTGAATTCAATCTTTTTGCAGCGAGTGTCCTCGTGGCTTCTTATCTGCACCACGTCATCTTGCATGCAAAACCTGTAGTTTCGACGGTTGAGTGGACCAAGCGTGCCCGTGCCGCACGTTAAAGACGTCCACCACAACAGTGTAAGCCAGGAAATAAATGAAGACATATTGACAGTGTGTAATAATTTATTATTTACGATACACTTTTATAGTACACTGATTTCACACAACGACGTACACCGTGTACCGCATATTCTGCAACAGCCTTCTGTACTTTTTCAATAGGTGCGTCAGTATGTCGTTTTTGCATTTTTCAAACAGACGTGTGTCACCCTCCACCAGTTCGACGTGCGTGAATATGACGCTGTCACTCACCACACGTACAGTCATGACAATGTCGTGAGGTCCAGTACGTAACGTTGTCACAATGTAAGACGAACGAACTTCGGCCGCTATATTCTCGTCCGTGACCTCTCCTTTGGCCCACTTTGTCGATTCCATCAGGTCGTCGTCGACAGCGCTCCAGCACCTCTTCAACATGATGTCCACTCAAAATATACGGTCGTTCTATGAGGAGGTGTGTTATATATGCGGCTCGGAAACGCCCGCTACCGAAGTACCCTGGTGGTACACGTCACAATGTAAACCAACATTTTGTCGTGATTGTGTAACATGATTACGTCATTAAGGTTCAATGTGAAAATGCTGTTAGTGTCGATTTTGCTTTTTGTGTTCGTTGTGATAGTGTACTGTTGGTGGACGTCGACTTTTAGTTTGGACAGACAACAGGTGTGTCCACGTCCAGATCCTACCAACTGTGCCAGATACTACAACTGTGCCGACATACTCATGGTGTGCGCACAACATCAGCGATTCAACTTGGACACGCGTCACTGTGAAGACTTTTACCTGACGAAATGTGGCGAAAGAAATAATGATCCCTTTCCCGTAAACAACGCGCTGTGTGCACCATTCTACGCGGGGGAATCGACGATCGATAGATTTTCTAACATTAACTGCAATCAATACGTAGATTGTGGCTCGACGTTTGCGACATTAAGGTTATGTCCCACGGGTCAACTTTATTCAATCGAGGATCAAGAGTGTCGTTCTGCCGACGAAGTCGAATGTGGTATACGAATCTAATCGTACCAAAAATCGTGCACCGACGAGTCTACGCCGACGTCTTCATCTTCCTCAAATTCATTTGAAACAAACTCGTTCGATTCCTCCTCTTCATCCTCCACCGAAAATGTCGCACCGTCCGGGTAAAATAATCGCATGGTTCTGATGTATTCGGCGGCCTTTCTCTTATTTACAATCAAGTGACGTCTACCACTTCTCGTCCAATCAACGCCACCGACGAGGTACCTACCTCCTACGTACAACATTAACGATTTTGTTAACCACAATGGGTGTCCACCGCTAGCGATTTGAAGACGAATGGATTTAGACAGTGGCATTAGATGAAATAAAATATTAAACTACAATGATAAATGTGTCTTTATTTGTTATCACACAGGCGTTAATTGTTTACATACACAAACACTATGGGTGTAAGCCACAGTGAAAATAGACACTGTGATTCTTTGTTTGTCGTGTTGATCTTCGTCTTTTCCTCCACGCCGTTAAACACGGTGCACACTATGAAATCCTTAGATTCACTGACCTTCTTGTCAGCATCAATCTTAAACAGATCGGCGTACAACTGAGGCGGCATGCGCGAGACTATCATCGGTTCATCGATGTTGTTGTTCTCAATGTTGTTGGCGTTGTCTGCGCTATTTAACACGTAAAATCTCGACATAAATCTTTCCTTGTTGGTCAGATCCTTTGGCACCGACAATAACAAACCTTCTTCCATGGTGATTGGAATCGGTTCGCTTTGTCTCTGGACCTTGTGCATATAACCACCCATAATCTGTTCCATGATGTTTATGAGCGACGCCTCGTGGGTCATAGACATCACGTGAAAATCACCAAACGCGCCTTTGCACAGTTTGATCTGCGCTTTGTCCCACATGTAACAGAGCCGGGGTCTACTCAAAGTCTTGAAGCCAAACGAATACTGCGTTTTTTTTTCGGACTTGTCCACCTTGTACATCTGCAACTTGGTGTCGTTGTAGCGGTACAGACCTTGCGTATCATCAAAGTATATGTGCGTTGCCATGTCGTTTATGCGATTGTACTTCTTCAATTCCATGATGTTACGGGTGAAGTCATTATTTATACACTTCACCTTCTTTTCCGCTTCCAACACATTTTCGTTAAGACGCCTAATCAATTGTAGATCCCACTTGAGCTCTTCACCCTCTTCGTACCTTGGGGTTACTATGGTGAGCTGCGTTGTGGAACTCATTGTACGATGTCGCGCAAGCTAATGTTGCCATCTGTTTATCGCCACGTCTTTTATGTGCGTTAAACGCCTGTCGACAGTAGTCGTTAATCGCTTTGTAACTTTCTCGCATCGGTAGGATTGGGTAAAGACGAACACTTGGTGCTTGTTTTTCGCTGGGAGGTGGCAGGTCGCTTTCAATTACGTCTAGGTATTCGTACATTAGCACGTACTTTCTGTAGCAGCACCATACACAATTTTGTGAATCTGTAACACACGTCATTTCGCAACGGTGGCAAGTTGAGAAGTTGTGCGTCGTGCAACTGACTCCGTAACGTTGTCAACGATTTTTGTGGTTTGATTACGACGTCTGCGTGACCAAAAACGGTCACAGCGATGCGTTCCATCACCCTGTGAGTGTCCATCACGCAGTACATCCCCAGGGTGTCAATTAAGTCAATAAGCGACGGAATGGGTGATGTAACGTCTAGTGTGGCTATCGTCATCATCATCACCGGCACTTTCGACTGGTGTTCATCAAAAAGTTTGGAATTGTCAAAAATCCAAGGTGGGGGTGATTGAACGTTTACAACGGTCACCAACTCGTCAAGCTCACCATCTACTAGACGCTGCACAAGGTGATTTAACAGAGTGTAGTTGTGGTACGATCGCCTACACCACAAATCTTTCAGCGTTCTGAACATTGTGGTCGTGTCCGCGTCGTGTAGTAAGACGTCATCTGGTACATTTTGAAGCGCCCTAATTACGTCACGCGGGTTTGGATCGGGCATGCGTATTATTGTAAGGATGTCCGAAACGCAATACGAGATACGTTACAATTTGAGATTTTACAGACTGCGTAAAGAAAATAGTGTTGACGAGAAGTACGTTACGTTTACCTGTTCGTTGACGGCCTATGAAATAGATACGCTCACGTTTTTGTTGGCCGAGTACTTTGACCAACAGCACTTGTTTGATTTTGACAAGCTAACGTTTTTCAACCAGTACAAGTACGTGATAGACGTGATCAAGCGCGACTACGAGGTCAAGAGTGAAAGTGAAACTGAAATAAAACAAATATTTCAGCTCTTCATAAATAACGACTTTATAGGACAGGTACCGTGTTTTCAGCTCATAATTAAACGTGTGGGCGTCTACCTAAACAAACCAAATGGTGTCGAGCCCGTATTCTGTGACGAGTGCGCTACAGTGGGAAAGCTCAGGTGCATCATGTGCAGGGCCGTATACATGTCTGAAACCCTTTCGCTAATGGACGCGGGGCTGCAGAATGGTTGGGACATATTCTTTAGACCAATGTTAGGCATACCAATACTCTTTTTTGTTTTGTTGAAGTCGGACACGTTCGATGTGGACGATCAAGAGTTTAATGTGGATGGAATTATAACAAACATGCTTTTACAATTCTTTCTCAACCTGCTCAGTGACCGGACCACGCCGCAGTACTGGAACTTTGGCAAATGTAATCCCGTCATCGAGGCGTGTAGGGAGTACATGTTGGGAATTAAAGATTGTGAATACCTGTTGTCGAACCTAAATAACGTAACATACAAAACTAAGATTTACACACCATTGCGTCAGTTCATGGAAAAATGCTTCAACACGAAACAGCAGGGTAAACTTGTGCACAAGGTGTTCATTGGTTTCTTCCTAAGGGTGTTTTTGGAAGCCAAAAAACGTAACGATCAACGTGCGATGGCAAAGGGTGCAAAAAACGTCGTGGTGTGTTCACCTGCCAATCTGGAGACACGTAACGTGTGCCGAGTACTGTTCAAAGATTACTCTGAAAGTGAATTTGAAGAAGTCGTTGATAAGTTGGTCGGTATTAAAGGTTACCTACTTGGTGTGGTGACTGAAAACTACATCGCCCCCAAACAGTGCGTCATGCGCATGTTTAACCAGTACAAGTTAAACAGCGACGTGAGCCGACTATTGCAGAAATCCGCTCTCATTAATTGATATGACGACGTGATTTTTAAGGTTCTCACACACCATGGAAGACAGTCTATTTAATAGGTCACGTGACGAACCACCTAGACACGCTTCTAATGACGCCAACGACGGTGCACTGTTGCAGGCTCTAATTATGCAAGGTGTGGGCCGTCACATTAGGGCGGATAACTCCGTAGGTAAGCGTGCCATTCTGACCAGTCTGTTACCCAAAACGCGTGCGCTGAAGCGTTTGATTGCGGGTCTCGAGGACGGCGATGGTGAGTTGATTGTCAGAGGTGCAGACGACGCTGTCGACGTGTTGGAAGTGGTTCACTCGATAGTCAACAGTAAATTCACACTCGGGGAAAATTACGAACCAATGGAGTCGTGATGGGTATGTGCCATAGATGGTATATATCGATTTCGGTAAGATAAGAACGAACATTACAGGAAGATGAGTAGTGGCAGAACCAGACTGTTCTTGACGATTGAAAAATTAAAAAATGCCATGGACGACACGAACATGGCATATCCATTCTGGGAAAAATTTTTTCCACTCTTGGGAAGTGCCACAAGTATCTCCCTAGACGTCTCGATGTTGGGGGAACTGATCAACGAAGCGGCCGAAACGGCGGAGCAGTTGATCCTGACTCAGGGTGGTGCGATATTCTCACAACACGTTCAGGGAGGTGTCGGTGGCGCAGTTCCCAGACCTACCGTCGTTCGTGGAATCTTACAGCCTTTGACCACCACCGCAACCCCCGCCAAGTTCGATGATAAGAAATATCACACACAGGCCGAAAAATTGACGAGTTATCTAGTGTCCGCATCACTGACTTCAACCATGTTTACGGTTAAGGATGTGGTAAAAATGTACCTGTACACTTTCAACGTTCCTAAGTACAAACCTCTGTTTGAGGTGCTTGAACAGACTTTATTTCGCAAGGAAAAAGAGTGTGTACCGGTTGTGAGCGCCGAAAACACCTCGTTGATTTTGGATAACCTTCGAGACCTCACCACCATAACAAATTACCGATTAGATCAAGAGGCTATGACTCTTATGTTGACAAACCTACATCGCGCCCTGAATAACGAACTGTCCAAACTACCGCACGTTAAGGTTAAAGAGTACATTCCCGGAACCGGCAACGTGTACGAGAAGGAAGTCAAACCGTACAAGGCCCTGGCGGATAAGTTCGAACTACTCGTGGCGCAAAAAACGTCACATTACGTGGTCGCGGCCGACAACAAATTGACGTTCAGCAGCAACCCGTTTATGGTAGAGAACGTTGCGGCTGTCATAGAGAAGAATTGCGACATGAATCGCATGGTGTATAACAGCATCAACAACATCTTTATCAACGCTGTGGAACAGAGTGCGGCTGAAAACATTAAATTTGATTCCGCCGATTACAACAAACGTTTCAAGATCCTAGAACGCGTACGTGAAAATTCTCAAAGTAATTTTGTTGATAAGGTGGCGGTCGGAGACGTTATCACCAGAAAGCGCACGAAGACCGCTGACACCCTATCAATCCAACCGCCGATATCGTTGAAAAAGAATAGAGTTTCCACAAATTCATCTAAGTAAGGTAATTTGATATACACCACCATGGTTAGACGTCGTCCCGGACGCCCTCGCTCAAGGCCACGCAGTCGATCATCGTCTAACAGTCGTAACAGAAGCAGGTCGCGTTCACAATCGCGATCTCCGTACAGGACCAGACCTCGTTCACGTTCTCGATCTCGATCCAGATCACCGTATCGGCGACGAAGCAACACGCAGCACCACGTTAATCAATATGTATAATTAAAATAAACAACAATAGAAAATTAACATCAACTTTTATTGCACACCCATCTTCTGACCACACAGAATGCACGACTTGACAAACGATACGGTCTCGTCACCACTCCTCAACTGTCGTTCTTCAAAAGAAAACACGTGGTCACACAACGAAACGGTTGCTCCACACAGTCCGACAAGAGTGGTTTGTGACATGTACGGGTTGGGAATTATGACGTCGTTATCGACGACTGGTGCGCTATCTTTGCCCTTATTACCCACTTTGTTGCTAGTCCGTTTCTTGTTTAGGTTTGTGCGCCAGTTTATGGAATACTTGAATAATATGGCATCGATGGGTTCTTTTTTAAGCTTGCACGGTTTTGTGTCAAAGTTTTTATTTTTGAGGCTCTCGTTAAACACGATGTTGTCATTCATCCTCGACGCAATTAGTTCGCAGGGACACTTGTGTGTGTCTGTAATGTCGATTAGAGACATAAGATCTTCGTACAACCTGAAGTCATTGGTAGTTGTCTTCAACAATTTTTCTATGCAGTCGAGTCTTATTTGTTTTCGTTCTTTGTTGGAAGGGGAGGGTACGTACGCGTACAGCATGTGAAACGTGTGGCCGCTGTTGTTGAAGTTAAAAGTACGGTTCTTGACGTTTTTAGGGTAATTCGTTATAAGGTACTGTACCAGACCGTCATAGTCCGACAGTCGTCTAAATTCCTTGAACACATTAAACTGATGGAGTGTCGTTGGACCGTCCTTCACAACAATTGGTCGTTGGTCAAGCGACATATCCTTATGATCAACAAGTACGAGGATTTGCGATCGGTAGATCCAAGTACACTTATAAAATTTGAGTTCGTCGTCTTTAACGGACCACTGACACGTGATTGCGTGTGTGACACAAGGTTTAGAATTAGATCGGTGTTGTCACGTGACGAGATGAAGGATTTTCGAGCTAACTTTAAATCTACATTCAGACTGTCCTACCTAGGTGATATGTTTACACTGTTTACGCGTCCCGTGGTATATAACCTGCTGAAGGAGTGGTTGGTCCACGACGTTTACGACATCAATAAGATCGCCACCACTAACGTCGTGTTCTTTGATCCACCGCACGTCGTCGTGTTTGACATGGACAGCACCCTCATAACGGAGGAGCAAGATGTTCGGATCAGGGACGATGCCATCTATGAAGCTCTAGACAATTTAAAACGTCTAAACTGCGTATTGTGTTTGTGGAGCTACGGTGACCGTCAGCACGTGGTACACAGTCTGGACAAGGTCAAATTAAACGGTTACTTTGACATAATACTCGCCGAGGGTAGACGGGTAGGAGAATATCACGTGAGTGAAGAGGAGGATGTTATGTACGAGGTCTACTACAAAAGTACCCCGTTCTATCTTGACATAACTGATACCAATAACATACCCAAGTCGCCCAGGGTGGTACTGTGGTACCTTCAGAAGTACAAAGTGGGTTTCTTCAAAACCATAACTCTTGTCGACGATCTGTACGATAACAACATAAACTATGACAATTTCGTCAATCTAAAAACGTGTCCGGTACCAGTGAATGATTGGGACAAATGGCAGCGTCAGATAGAACGCTTTATCAAAGCCGACGACGAACGCCAGTGCGACAGGTAGACGTTAATAAATAGAGACGTAGCCACCTTTAATCAGATAATTTATAATATCAACTGTAGTATACGATGCGCTTAAAATGAGCGCGCGCTGCTCCATCGACTCATTTTGAAAGTGATTGTACATGTTTAGTGAGCTAGTCTGGGTACAAGTTATGTTGTAAATACCAGTGTCATTAATTTGTACAATATCACCTATTGTGAAACGTACCACGGCGTACTCGTTTAAGGGACAGAACCTTTGACTTGCACCCCCTTCAAAGTAGTAATACAGTACACCTCCGGAGTTGTACAACACAGTCTTGTCTGGTTCCACCACACATAGACGATCTCCGTCACGTTCCATAACGCGAACGTGTGGACCAACATTGACGCGCGCTTCGTCGGCAAATCGTTTGGCTGCAGCCGACAGCGGGTTGCGTCGCATCAACAAGAACAGCATTAACAGTGTACACAAGAGCAACACGGTGGTAATCATGTCCGTGGAGGACCTTATGATGTCGTACGAAAGTGTCACAAAAATTGAAAACGTTTCTCACCAGCGTATGTATTTCACCGACGGTGCTCGCGTGGTGAAAAGGGAATTTGCCAATGTTGACTTCGTCGCTAAACTTTTCGCCTCCACCAAACCCGCATCTCACGATTGGACGCTGGTACCCAATTTGGCAAGCACAAAGATAGTACCTTTTCTTCCTCACGACGATTATGTTCAAGTTAACAAGTTACATCCTCAAGTGTTTAGATTCACGACACTGGGCAATAAGAATATGTGTACGCCAACGCGTGTGGGAAACTACATGGTGTGGCCCAAGATGAGCGCTTGTTTCCTTGGGTGGGCGCTGTACCTATACATCAACACCAAGTATGAGATACGGCCACGGATACCACTTTGTCATCACAGGGAACTGGGCAAGTTTAACTTGCTAACCAACGAAGATATCAATTTGGACGTGTCGTGTAAAATAACCAGGGGTGATAGTCTCATGTTCACAAATACGGACAGCTCACCCGACGTCGTCGTGTTCACCGCAGAAGAAGGTCACGAAGTTACGAATGTTAAATTTGGAAAACAATACGTGTTTGCATCTAACAATAAATTGTGGTTTGACTACCTGGTTAACGACACAAGTATCGTGAAATGTCTATTTAAACCAGAGTACAGTTTTATTTGTGACGTCATTGATTTGAATGTTCTAAGGTGGGACGGCGAGGCGATAACGACGACGCCAAACTTTGACGAGGAACCGGTGCAAAATTCTTGTGGCGTTGTGTCTCCGTGTTCTAACTTTGAGCGCGAGTTTAGTGAGACCATAGTGGAGTGTCTGAAGGTCATAAGCGACGCGATGATGGAACAAGCGCCCACCACACTAACTTCGGACGACATATTAAATTTTTACCTGAAACACAGTGGCTACTCTACGTTTTACGTGCTCATTATAGCCGTGTGGCAGTATTGCGAGTACACCATCAAAATGCACAATCAATACACGATTGAGGACATATTGTATTTCCTTAAAACACTGTGTATCCAAGTGGGAGGTGGAGACGATTTACTAATAGACAATCTGATATACTTTTCAACTAAAAACACTGCCAAGAATTTTATGAACAGCCTGCAGTTCTTCGTAACGCCGGATCGAGGAACTGAGGATTTCTTTAGGTCAATTAGCGCATATTACACGCTACACCTTTCAATATACAAGAAGACCGAATCGTGGGTGATAACGTCGACATCCGTCAGAGAAGCCGAAGTAGACAACAGCGTTAAAAGTGTCGGTTTTTACAAGAAAATAAAAGTGGGAAAGTATGATTACATATTCAACGGTGGCATTTATGAGCATTACAAAAATCGAAAAGATCACTCGATAGCCTCTATGTTTGAGACGTGTCCGGAGGTCACTGTATCTGAACTACTGTTTAACAAAACGCTCAACTTTTACATGACACAGGAGGGACTGTTCGATGTTTGCAAGAAAATCTACAGGGAATCGTGTCCGTTTGTGGTGATGAGCACTCTGAAAAAGAATTACGTCGCCAACAACCAGACGTACTTGGAACAAAATACTTTTAGGAAGTTGTATAACTCAATAGCCGACGATCTCACCTTGTTCAAGGTGTACCATGCTCGCAAATTTGTGCAAGATTACGAGTCCGTCGATTTGGCACTTCGCGAGTGTGCCATGGTGGATAGTGAATTGATAGAACCGACGTCAAGACAACTCGAAACCAAGTGGCGTGACCTCATGAACTACCTACTCGAATGTCGGGACAGCGACGTGGTACTGATAGCACTGCGAATTGAGGATAGACTTCAGCAGCCAATTAACAATGTTATATCACTGGCATTAAACGTCGACTTGATAGGTATCCGTGTGGCCCTCGCGTGTCATTTTCTGTGGCCCAATTCAAAGTGTGAAATTTTTTTCTGGGCCTTGCTGTCGCAGTCGTATCACGACTTTGAAGATTGGATGGAAGGTTACGAGTGGAATGGCATCTGCACTGCAGCCGTGTTTGATAACAAAAAGAAAATTACCGAGGGTATGGCACGGTTACTTGGTAGATTAGATTATGGATGTAAAGATATAATGGTCAATGTAATGAATGTCATTAGTGAAGCGGGCGTTCCAGACAATAAAAAGTATGACGTAAAACGCGTAATCAAGAACGTGGGTGCGCTGTACAAGAAGTATAAGAACGTCATCAGGCGGTATGGTGTATTTTCAGACCTCCTATTGTCACACAGGAAGGGTGAAAGTATGTACTCTTGGTTGACTCGATTCTACATGCGCATGTTCTTACACGACTTTGTGGGCGACGTGAACGAATTGAAAAGTGTGGTGCGAGGCTTCAGTTACTTTCGCGTCTTTACGAACTTTCACGTGAACAATTCCAAAGTTTTGATAAACTTCTGCGCCTCGTTGGCCATTCCCGTTGATAATGAAAAAATGTGCATAGTGCTGTCGTCCAAACCAAACTGTGGTAAATCGTCACTTTGGGAACTGTTGAGCGGTCTAATCTTGGTGTACAAACAAGACAAAGAACACTACAAACACAACAAAAATGAAAAGGACGAGAAGGTTAAACTTTACGAGTCGCAGCTGTACGTTATGAACGAGGCACAGCAATTCACCAAGGCCTTCTTGAAAAGTGTGGTGGACAGCACTAAGATAGACTCGGCTCGTTGCAATTACGGTATAATGGAAAAGTTTAACGACACGTCCAAGTGTCTGATCTGCAACAATGAGGACGACAAGATTTTTGTAACGGACGGATACGACAAAGCGTGTAGCAATCGCATCGGTCAGATGTACTTTGATCACGAGTTTGATCCTACCCTGAACGGGTTTTGTGGAAGCGTCTACGAGCACTACGTGAAAAAACGTTACGCTGAGGAACGCGATATTGTGGTCAAACTAAAGAGTTCAGTACAGGCATTTTTGGCCAACGTGTTGATGCACAACAGCGACCCCAACGATGGTCACTTATATTACAAATCCATTCTACAAAACGACGTCAGTTACAAACACAACAAGAAATGTCTGTACATTTACAACTGTCGAATCGAAGCGTTACTCTACGTAATGGATGTGAGAGAAAATAAAAACGCTACCGAGTTTAGTGAGGAACAACTTATAGACCTGATAAAATGTTCTGAAAAATACGTGGTACAGATGCTGCATCCCAAGAAACGAGCTTCGGTCAGCGTCGATTCCCTCTGTTCCGACTTTAAGCGCAAATACAACACATCGGCCCGTTTCTACAACGCCGACACAAAGATGTACAGTAACCTACACATTATCACCAACGAAAAACACTTTAGACAGTACCCGCCCAGGTTTAGGGCCAATGTTGACGACGTCGTGTAATTAATTTATCTAATAAAATATTTAGTGAAGCCTAAAACTTTTTTCATTTTTAACAAACAACGTTGCGCTGTTATTAACCTGCGTAAAGTTCCACTCCTTTAACACGAGCTGAGCGCTTGAATTGTTGATCAAAACGCATATGGGTGTGGTGACCATTTTGAGGTACTCGGGTATGGTGCTGTTACTGGCGTCGACTAGCGCGTATATCATGTTGTTGGCCTCGTAGATCTCCATCAAATTGTTTGATTCACGCAATCTGTAGTTAACACCCTTGAAAATCACAAACATGTTTTTAAAGCGCCTGATTGTTAGGTTGGAGGTAATCCTTTCCGGCACCGTGGCACCATTTGTAACGGAATCTAGGGTACCCAAAATGACAGTGTTATGACCGGCGTCGTCTCCAAAGTCGACGATCTGTTCATACCCAACGGGTGATTCTATCACGCTCACCTTGCTGAAATTGTCATCGTGGGCAATCCTTACGTTCTTTACCTTGGCACCGTTGACCCTAACCGTGGACGCGCCGTCGGGTGTGAATTGAATTGAATCTCCGGACTGACCGGAACTCTCGTTCAACGAGTTAACGTTTATTTTGTCATTGATCCACAGTAGGTACAGTATGACCCCAATCACTAACAACATCACTATAGTGCCCAACATATTTTATCTTATATAATTCTGCTGCCGTCACAGGGAAACTGTACTAATCAATGTGACGGCGCCCATGTCTCGTAGCTCCTCTAGCAACTTAACGATCTTGTCATCACCACAAGCCGTGGATGACACGTACACGACCACGTTAGTGGCGTGACTGAACAAGTCAAACAGCAGAGTTACGGTCTCGCGAGTTGAATTCATAACATCAACGTCAAATGCAGACGTGTCGTCATCAAACTCTTCACTGTACAACCCGTACAATTTGAGCGCGTCGAGTAGAACGTGATTTCGGTAGAAACTACCATCAACGTTTTCTATTAGGTCTCGCCCTAGTCTTTTTAACAGCACGGTCTGTTCACGCTTGAGTTCCAGGAAGCACGCGTGTTTACTCTTACCCTCATCGTGTAACGATTCCACGACACCCTGTATGTAAAAATCGTCCGTGTCGTGACGATCATGACAAGACGTCTCCATGGATGGTTTAAACGTGTACAGCTGAAGCGTCATTGCCGCGTTATATAAGTATGTTGGTCGAAACCCAAACCGTTACTAGATACAAGCAGAATTATGCTCTGTTTGTGTACAGGATGTTGGATATGTCCAGGATGGCGCCGTCGCCTGAGTTGAGAGCGGTGTTGGTCAAAGAAGTTAGGTTTCTGTACAATATTATGTGTCTTACAATATACGGACAGGTCAAAAATAACATCACCACGCTAATCGACTGGGCCGTTGCGCTTGGATCCGACATCACCCTTGAAGTTTTCAAGGAAATGTATCAAACCAAACTAAATGAATTACAGTTACATGAACTTAACCCACCCAGATTTGTTTTTACGTTTACCGTAATATGGGACAGCATTCACCTGCTGTGTATGATGGGTGACGACATAATTGTTAACAGAACTAAATACGAGTATAGCACGGTGATGTCGTGCATACACAACCTTAAGAGTGTGTTTTACAACATATTCGTAGTCCTCTTTTGTCCCATATGTGCAAAGCATTACCTAATCACGGACCCGTTTCCGTACGAATTTGAAAAAGTAGAGGTGGCGCTGTACAGGGAGAAAATGGGCGAACCAATTCAGTTGGTGGAGGAAATAATACGAAACTATTCACACAAGAACGTTTTATTAAAAAATTGTCTGGTGTACAAGTCGATGGAGTTCCACAATCACGTTAACGGATACAGACCAATACAGCACGCAAAAGATGCTCTAAATGATTTTCAACGCATGGAGTGGGGACTCTACAAAACGTTGTTGGGATTATTGTAGCTCGGGATACAACCGCTCAAACGTTGCCAACTTTTCATCCATTTCTCGAATTTGCGCCAACAAGACCTGAATCACCTCTTTACATTTGTCGTTTTCATTGGAGTTTAAAACGTGACATTCAATCAAGTTGTAGACGGCGTATTTGTTTAATCTCAGTATCTTTGTCACGTGCGAATATACTTCAAATGTGTCAACGTCAAGATGTCCCAGACTAGTGTTTACTTCACCTTGGAGTCGCGCTCTTTCCGAAACAAATGCGATGGTAAACTGACCTTCAGTGTCCCTACGTTTCGCGACTCGATTTACCACCACATCAAACTTGTATCTGTTTCCGACACGCTTCACTTCGCTAATAAAAAATCCACGTTCCGGAGACGCCAACACCAAAGTTGGTGGGTTTGCGGGATCGATGAACAGTTCAAACGATAGTTTCTGACCGTAGTATTTGCTGGGTACCAGCACGCCACATTCGTGGTTGGGAACAATCATTGCGTAATTGTAAGTGGACCCATCTTTGCAGGCTACATCAACCACTAATCTTACCCTCGGATGAACGTTAGTCATTTTGTATCTTTACCAGATGGTTAAGTTAATATTATATACAACTGAAGTCACAGTACACGCACGTTTATTGCAATTTACGCCTACACGTAGTCTGAACACCTAAATATTGCGTGTAGCTTTTATTGACGTTGTTTGATTTATTTCAGACTGTATGACGTCATACTTTTTAATTACAACAGACATCAATTGCTCAGTAATCTATCAGGTCTAGGTTTTATTACCTTCACCCTGTTGTCGTATAATATCACCACTTCGTAGATGTCACCCAACACCCACGATCCCGCCTCTTCACACACAAATTCACCAAATGAACACTTAAACACACCGTCGCCCGCGTGCAACATTTCAAACGTCTTGTTGGACTTGATTTTTACCAAGTTCCATCCATCGATGATACCCACCATACCGTCGTGCGGTCCGAGCGTTTTATCAACTAGATTTCTATGTGCGTGGTATTGTTGAAACGTCACCGCGTATTCAATACTGTGTATGTTATCAACAAAGGTAAACCTCTGCGTTTGGTCCTTAATGAACGTGATCGCGTCAGCTAAATCGACGCACACGCCGGTCGCGACGTCATATTGATTCTTGTTGTCGTACTTGTATCTGAACACCATCAAAACGTCGGTGATATAAAAGTGTCGCGTCTCGGTCACATATTCAACCTGTAGTCCGACCACACGATTGTGTAGTAAGTTTGAATTAGATCCTGCCACACTTTCAAATTTGTCTGTGTGTAAGACACCGCCAAACATTTGCATGTCGTCCAACTGCACGTACATGTCTCGTCCGTTAACGACGTAGGCCTTTCCTCGCACACCATCCAACTTGAGTGCCCACATTTTTACATCCTTTACACAGTCGGTGTTAAATCTTTCCTCAACAAATGTGCGATAACAAATATCGTTAATTATTGACGTGTGTGACAGAAACGGCCTCACAATTACATCTCCCAACACATTGTCCTCAATATTGTTTACAACACTGGCAAATTTTATTAAGTGTGTCTGGTTGAGTTCGCCCTCAAACTCAAACTCCAGCCTACAATTTGCCAATATTTCATCAGATCCCACGTGTGAATTGATCGTGAGGTCCATTCGGTCGTCCGGCGTCAGCGCATTTAGTAGTTGAATTTGTTTGGACGCCGTAAGCGGATCCAGTAGATCACCCAAATTGTGTTCATGGTAGATCTGCTCAAACTTCACCTCCACACCATCTGGCGTAACGTAGACGCGAGTTTTTGTTACACGTCTGAGTTTGACACAGCACGTGCTATAAATTTCGTGACACTCCCTAACTATGATAGGAACTAAATTTTGTCTTACGGGTACAACCACACGATTCAACTCTTCGCACTTTTTCTTTATCTGCGATATCACTTTTCCGTTTTTCAATCGAGTGCGTACACCCAAATCGTCAATCACCTCGACGTATTCGTCGTTCACAGTAAAGTTTGCATCCAACCAGCACTTGAGACGATACAGCACGTCCTGAGAGTAGGCCAACGTGTAAGAGAGCTCGCGTTCCAACGTGAAATTTTCCATATCGTAAGGTGACACAAGTCACGGCGCGTGCATAAATACACCACATTCAACGCCACTTCACATACACTTCTGTTTTTAGTGATGGAGGTGATAGAGTACGGTTGTGAGCTAAACAACTACTGCGTATTTCAGGGCGTCGCCGACATATTTGGATGTGACAATGTCGCGTCACCATGTAGTCGTGACGCATACAATTCCAGGATGGATGGAACGTTTATATGTAATTATCATCTTGGAAAGTATTTCAAGATACTTAAGAGTAGCTTCAAAATCCCATCTGGAAAGGACAATAGGTCGTCATTTAAGATGCTCGTGGGACAGTCTTTACTGCAACAGGACAACACCAACAGAGTCCTAATTCCAATTGAACATGAAACGCACTTTAGCACGTCTACACGCAGCGCCATGGAAAAGTTTGTCATTTACACAATATACGAGGACAAGGAGAAGATTGACGAACTGTGCAGGATGCTCATGCAGCAGGAATTCTTTCAACAACCAATGTGGTTGCGTTACCAATTTTCCATCAACACGATAATGGGTATGGTAAAACCTTCGGTTTTGTGCGATAAACCACTACCCATCAACGAGAAGAGGATCTTTGTCGACGAGGCCAACTACGAAAGGTTTTCACCGTTCCTAAAAAATCTTATAAACAGGTTGGTCAGACCGACCACTTTCACAATCAGCGGTTACACGTTAAACATTGAAAACGCCGACACGTGCACATTCACGACCAACGGTTTGGTGGTTCCAGCGTTGCACAACCCCAATGAACCCGTGAGACCCGACAACCCAGTCATGCAACCCAAGTTTAGCATCAGGACCGTGCTTGAGTTTGACGGAAGGGCCACGCAGGAACAGAGAGCTTTGGACTTGTACGATGAGGTTATTCTGTCCAGACCGCTCTTGAACGGCACGCAAACCAACACCAACATAACCACGTAACTGGTATTAGCATGCAACGTCAGCCACAAATTAATTAAAACACGGTTAATCGCTGTTTGTTAAGCATTCACAACATGGACAGGTCAAGGAGTGACGAAAAAAAGGTTGACAACTATCGTACGGTCACGGAAATCATTGACGCCGACAACGTGTATCAGAAGGATTTTGACGTCGCTGACCTTGTACACAAAAATGTGTCATACCTAAACAAGAAGAGTAAACGCGAACTGTATCTCATGGTGGCTAAGTACTACGTGGAGGTGGTACGTGAACTAAATGTCCCGGACATGAGGATGCTGTTTAGCAGCTCTTCTATGTCTGACAACATGTTTTCGTTTGTGTACTATTCGCTGGCGTTTGTCTACAATCAACTGTTACCACACAACACTCAGTTCATTGACATGAAATTCTTCAGGGTCGCAGAAAGAAAGATGTCCGTACCCACGGACCCCATAGTTTTTTACAAGAGCCTGGACAGCGACGACTCTACCATTACGTGTTACGTTGACGCGGCAAACATACTGCGCATCTTGGAAAAACCATTTGATGTAGACGTCAAGTTTGAGACCGACGATGATAAAAACGAAATGTTTAAAATGATTGACCGCATCAAAATGGTTGAACAGAAACAGAATCAACAGTCGTGTGTCAACAGAATAATGTTCGTTGACAATCAACCGGCGCCCAATATTAACGAAACGTACGTGACACCGTTGGTGACGTTGCTAATATTGTTTTCCAACGCAACGCTGGACTTGTTCAAATTAATGAGGTCGGATTTTCAACAGTACTATCACTACCTGCTGGATCACGAAGCGTTGGTTAAAGAACGATCAATTCCAAACGTTACGAACCTGATCACGGGTCACTTTACGTTTACCGTGAGCGGTGAAGTCGACAAAAACCGCAAGAGTGGATTAGTATTTAAGAAGTAAACTTAAATTATCGTTATTTAATATTAACAAATTGTAAGTTAAATAAAAATTGTAGTTTTACATCGTTGTTTGTCTTTTAAAAGTTGTAACTTGCCAAAAATTTACAAAAAAAAATTGTAACTCGCATTAAAAAATTTGCAACACACCATAAAAGAATTGTAACTTGCAATAAAAATAAAAAACTAAGTAAACATTGCATTAATATTTTATTTACACGCAGTTTTCGCCTCGAACATATTACAGTGCACGAAATTGGCGGCCTCAGCTGTCAGACCGACGTCGACGAGCATTGAATACACCCCCGCGCCGTCAATGAATTTTGTGTTGTGTCTCCAACCCACTTTACACTTTCCCATTCTCCTTTTGAGTTCAACCCATTCAATTATGTGTTCGACGTATTTCTGAGGGTCGTTGATTTTGAGTGAAAACTTGGATACGACCTGCGCCAGTCTGTAGTACACACCACACTCAGGAGTGACTATGTACTCAATGTCGTCTGTGTGTCCAACAACACAACCCTCCACTTGCACCGGTTTGGGTCTGTGTTTCTTGGTCGTGGTGATGGGTGTGAGGGAGTCGTAATTGTCGGCGTCCACCATAATGTCCCTGAAGCCATCGTCGTTACCAACTGTGGCCATCGCCAACTGTCTAAACCCCTCCTCCTTGAGGCATATAGTGTTATCTTTCCACGGGTTGATGTAATTTAGCCATAAATATTTGGTGTTTATATGCCTTTTTAGTTCACCCCACAGAACCATGTTTACGTCATCCACATACTTGTTAATACAGTACGATGAGGAACATTTTAGAAACGCTGCCACTTCTACACCCTTGAAGTACCGTTTGTTGTTAAATTCAACAAACTCTACACCGTTGGACAGCACACCGTAAATACACTTCACGCTGTCATACTGGAGCGGTTCATCGTCTTCACTAAATTCGTGATCTTTGAGTGCGCAACTTCGTACAAATCTGTACAGCAGTTTACATCGGGGACCTTCACTGCGGGACCTTGCCAACACGCGTATTCTGCCCAGTTCTACCAGTAACGTTGTCGGATGCATCGTCGATTTGACACGCGGATATGTCAGTCTGAGATCGGCGAGTGTGACTACGTGTTTGACACCCACTTTTTGTTTCAATCGGTACACGTTGGTGTTTAGGCAGGCTGCAAGTTGTTTCAGTTTAAGGTATGTGTGGTTGGCGCCCGCATTCAACATTACTATAGGGTGTACGTCGCAGAAATATACGGTTTTCTTCATAACCTTACACACACATTTCTGACGGGTTGACATCATATAAGGATTTATTTTACGACATGAATCACGACTATTCACACAACTACGTGGCCGACGGTGCGCACAGACACCAAGACATTGAAAAGGTTCAACGCGAGATCATACAACAGCACAAGTACTTGGAAACACAAGTGAATAAACTCAAAGACACTATTTACAGTATGCGGCAAGAGTATTCACAATGTGGGTCAAACTCGTGCGGTGAGGGACACAGGGTTAGAATTAACAGCGCAATAAACGACGTTCGTGCGTATGGTAATTACGGAATAAAGAGATTCTAATCTAAATGTGTGGGCGAAAAGTAACTACACACACGAATTTAATTAAATGAATTTTGTAGCGCTTAGTAGTCACACAACCCTTCATACCTAAACATGGACCGCAGATACTTTGACGCCTTGTGTGTTTGTTACGCGCTAGGGTTTGTGTGTTTGATGGCCTACAGAAACAGTGAAAATCAATTCGAAAAACGACTTGTGGCGTTCTTATTGTTTGTTTTTGCACCCATAACGTTTCTTTGCATGTGCGCGTGTGCAACGCTGTTGGTGCCTGTGCTGGCTTTCTACATTGTGTGTCGCTGTGTATTGGCGTTACCGAATAAATGGCGTATTCGTAAACAACAGGCCATCAACAAACGCCGACTGAGGTGTGTGGTTAAGTGCGTTTCAATAATCTTGTACTTGAAAAGGCAAGTTAATGCAAGGAAATTACGACGTTTAATAGTAGCAATCGTACACTCAGTGACCGCTATAAACTACATGACCAGGTTGGTCGTGTGTCGTTCGCAGTCGACGTGTCCCGTGTGTCTGGAAAGTATGTGTGCTAACACCACCGTCGTGATGAGCTGCAGACATCGGCTGTGTCACGAGTGCCTGATTAAATTACTCGCACCGTCTTGCCCAGTGTGTAGACGGTTAATTTGGGTAATTGTCTACAATTGCTCATTAAATAAACTCTAATCATAATCACTGTTTTATTGCAAACTGTGGGGAACCGTGAACTCACACTTGTACCCGTCTATGATTCTGATCGGAACGTCAAAATAATCATCTCCATCCTTGTACCTACACTGACCACTGTAACCCTCAATTCGTTTTATTTCGCCCTTATCCACGTACTCATCTTCTTTGAGGATCACCTCATTTAACAGCACACCGTCACGGCACAGGTTGTATCTGCCGTTTTCAAGAACGTCTACAATTATGCCACTGTTACTTTCTCCACACTCAGTTACTGTGCACGTCTTGGGATCCAAAACGACCTCCCCAACGTCTCGACTGTAAGTTACAAAACGACTGACCATGTTCTCATCCAACAACGCTTTCTGACTAATTATTTTACTGACCCGACCAACCATACTTCCCGACAACTCCGGCATGTCCTTTACGGTAACCTTAAACGCATCGTTGTTTATGGATACATTGTCGACGTTGTAATCCACACAAGTTTGTGTGTAGGCGTCATAGACCTGCGTGGGTAGGGTTATGTTAAATGTGACGTCAAACGGGTGCACAAACATCTTGTCAGACACAAAATCGGTCGTGTCGCACTCTAAAACGTTCACTATATTGTGATTAAGACACGTCAACCTACCGGTGTCGAATGATATATTGTCACCGTGTATGGTGTTTACAACTACACCGCTACCGTTTTTAAGGTCAACACAGTCACTATCGACATCGCACACGTGTACGCCGTCTTTAAACGACACGCTACCGCACGTGTGTAACAACAGATTGTTGTTATCCAAACACTCGAGAAATTGATTTGGCGCCAGGGTTTCGTACGTGAAGGTGTGACCCAGCTTGTTGTCTAGACATGGAGAGGCGTCAAAGGGATAAGTACAATTGACCGGCACCATCGGTGTCGACCGTTTGATTTGTAACTCATTGTGATTATCAATCAAATTTAAAGGTTGTAATACTAACATTTCGTTTACCGCCTTGTTTTTGGAGTAAAGTATTTTCCTGCTACACGCAACAGTCTTTATCATAGATAACCTCGTATCGTGGGCGGTATCGGTGATCATACTCTGCAGCTCATCAGTCTGTACGACGTGTGTAATTCCTTTATTTTTGGATGTGACGCGTCGTCGTCTTCCAAACATTTTTGACGAGTACACAACGTACGGATTTCCACCAACTTTGTCCAACTTGACTGACGTGACAACGCCGGCCCCGTTGGTACCTATTGGTGGGTTTGACACGCATCTATGTCCATTGAAGGTGTCACCGTTTGGACACTCTTCGATGTGAGGAAATCTGTCTGAATCGCAATGCACGTATACGGTCGGATGGTGTTTGGTTGCGTTTGACTGGGGTTTGGTTTGCGCGGAATGTCTATCAAATAGCAAGCGATTTAGTACAGTCTCCGTTAGCGGAATGTTGATGTCAGCTCGTTCGCACACCGGCATCGGCACGCACTGGGTTCCGTCAAACACACCGTGTTCACAGTGCATGATTACGTCACCGTCGTCCGCGTGAGCCACAAATTTTTGTGGGTCGTAGGCAACAAAGCTGACGCTGGAAGAGTTAAGTTGACCAACGTTCACTGGTGTGTAAGACTGTCTGACGAAATTGAACTCCTCCACGGTCCTGTCGTGATGTTGAGTGTCGACGTCGTTCATGGTCTCGGTGTCAAAGTACGTAACGGTGTACGTGTCACCGTTGACTTTACTAACGTAGCCCAACGAATGCGGAACTCTCATGTCGTCTCCTACCATTCGCATGTAATTTTTAAGGACGTTTAGTCGTGTCGTGAAAGAAACATTATTAAAATCATCCACTATAAATCGATTGTAAAACAGTAACACCATAGTCACTAAAAAAATCATGAACAGCACAGATGTAACCGAAATCATCTCGCTGTACTGTGAACCCGACGTAAGCGGTGGATGGGTGTTTAAAAGCGAACGCGAGTACAGGTTACAGAAGTCCGAGTGTATACCCGCTTATAAAATGACGCTTACGACCGTAGAGGGTGTTTGTGTGTCTGGCACTTGCACGGTACCCAACAATGATTACGTTATTGTTGTAAATGATGTGAGTGCGGGTGGTGCCGTTGGTCTACTCCTAAAAACTGTTAGTGGCGACGTTTTACTAGCAAAAGATCAAGTAGTGTTTAGCACGCGTGATCTTAATCGACCCAACTTTGAGGTAAATAGTGCCACCTCAGACATTCCACGATTCGACCCACTTAACGTTGAGTCCGAATCCTCCACACACAAGACTAGTAAGACCTCGGTGTTTGATAAATACAATGTCGAATCGAGAAAGAAACAATCAACGGGTTAAATACGACTCTCAGCTGTTGTTGAAGTACGTTTTTGATTTTAAAACCGTGGACACAGACAAAACTCCCAACATTATCAACATTTGCCGTGTCAAGGTTAGGAAGACTGGTGGTGCTGTGTTGGCCCACTACTACGCACAAGTATACACCTCGAACGGGTTCAACTTCGAGTTTCATCCGGGCAGTCAGCCCAAGACGTTTCAACACATTAACGACGACAAAGATTACTTATTGTACAAGAGTCGTGTGTTGTGCGAGGCTTGTTGCAGACGTGAACTTGAGGAGTACGTAGAGGGTGAAAACAATTTTAACATAGTCTTTCAAAACTGCGAGACTATACTCTGTAAAAGAAACAGCGTGCAGGCGGTTTTGGGCGCCGTGCTGCTGTTAGTGCTGATCATCAATGTCGTAAATTTTTCTCCCGTGAATCTCATAGTGGTTTTCATGCTACTATTTCTGCTGTTCATAATGAACAACTACATGCTGACCGCGCCGCGCGTCGAGTACTGCGAGCATTACATAAGAAATGGACAAGCTTAGTTGGAACACGGTCGCCAACATGATAAATCTTTACAGGTCTAACAATACGGCCGAACTGACTCCGGAGCAAATAGACTGCATGAACACCGTTCGTGACATATTCATCAGGGCAGATCCCGTGGACGTAAACGTGGTCAAAAGATTCGAGAGTGACGATGACTTAATACAGTACTACGCCAACCTTGAGAAGAAGTATGGTGGTACCGTAAAACTGAACGGGTCACACGGTGTGTTCGACAAATCATTTGTTATATCACCCATCATGAAATCGTACGCCGACAAGTTTTACAAACGCAAGCTGGGACTGGCATCTAGTCACCTCAGCGAAGTGCTCAAGTATCAAATGGCGCACGCCATCACACAGAACAAACCGCTACCGCTCTTTAGCTCCGACGCCACAAACGATTATCTGCTACAGTTGCACAGTAAAGCAGAAGTTGCACCCAATTTTCGTCAAAAGATAGAATTGAGGGAGAACGAACGCCTCAACGTGTGCGTGGATACCATCAACGCCGTGGTTGAGGACGTGTTGTTTGGTAAACACGACGGTTATCACGTCAACACTACGCTGACGCCGCACAACAGGACTGCGGTGCACAGATTTAGACACAACATTACGTATCTATGCGGAACACCGCTTACTTTGTCTACCAACGTTTTTCAGTTGCTAGAGGATAGGGCTGTCAAAAATGGGCAGGTAGAAGACACAGACTACTCACAACTGGAACGTGCCGCCGTGTCGACATCCACCACCAGTCAAAACGTCACACAGCTCGCGTTTGAAAATGAGGCGCTCAGGCGAGCAAAGGTTCAGGAATTTAATATAAAATACGTCGATGTGATGAAATAAAAGTCCGTGTATAGGTATCGATATATTTTGTCACAAAGTTTAATGTAGCCAACACACTTTCAGGCGGGTCGTTATCGTTTCTTGATAAGATACGACTACCATGAACAAGATAACGTTTGACATATCTCGGCTCGAAAACAGTGTTGTTGATCCCATCGCGTTGAAATTGGCGCACGGAACCGCAAACTCGCAAAACGTTGACAACTCGGAAATCGTACGTGACGGTCACGCGCCTCATGTGTTAAACACGATGTGGGGTGTGGTGTTTTCGTGTTTATTTATTTTTGTACTGTCGTTTATCGTAAGCTACTTTGTCATAATACGCTTGTGCGATGACGACAATTATCTCACCTACTGGGACGAAGAGAACACAGGTGAACTATAACATATGGCGACTTGTTATTGTCAATCACCCCAAGTTTCTACACGTGCTTGAGGAGGCGATAGAAAGACACAAAAGGGATCCTGACCTTCAAGTCGAGGGTGCGGGACGCAAGAACATTTGGCTGCCTTTGAAACGTGAACAAAACTACAAGGAGTCAACAAAACAAGAGTTTAGGTCCCTATTACTCAAGATAGTGTATTGTTTAATAGAGGAAAAGGATTTAGAGAACTTTGGATGGTACAGCGTGGACAGAGAACTGGACAGCCTCATCACCGCACGCATGCTAATGGACACAGAAGAGTTCATTGAACGACTGCTGGAACTTGGCGGTATCAACAAAAAGAGGATGCAGGCCACCATCAACTTTTACACGCGAACGTTGAAACTGCCCGATTATCGTATCCCCAACGGAGTTGAGTTACCCAACGACAGGGAACGCAGAAAGCGGTTGGCTAAAAACAAGACCATTGATCTGAAGGATGATTTTATAGATCCCGTGAGTCAATTCATAGAGACTGAGATTCAGTACAAAAATTACTACAACGATCAAGCCGTAGTCAGAGGCGCAATCGCTTTCAATATCATTCGCGGAACTGGAATGCGCATCACCAACGCGTATCAGATTAAACTTGTGGATCTAAAGAAGGTACTGGAATTGGGCGAATACAAGGTACACGATCTGGTTACCAAGCACTCGAAGGTTAACTTCTGTTACGTTAAGTGTATCGACAGACGAGCCCTGAAACTGGCCATAAGTATGTATGAAAAAGTGCCGGTGGACGCGCTCAACAAAATCAGCTCCAAGAGCCCCACTAGGTTTCACGACGTGAAGGCGCTCTTTGACAGGGTTCACAGTGGTGATAGAAAATACACCAGCAACATGATCAGGAACTTTGTGGCTGACAGCATGTTGAACAGAGGTATAGGTATGGGTAAGACCTCAAGAATGATGAATCACGCCTCCGTGAGCGCCACGCGACACTACGTCAACAAGTTTCACCCAGGCCCGTCCCTGATTCGAGATGATGACTCCGATTGCGGCATCGATGAGGAAAGCGTTGTGAACGACGTTTGATAAGGGTCGTGAACCATGTGGATCGTCACGTTGATTGTTAGCCTTGTGCTGTTTGCGTTTATATTCAACAAATTCGGCGGTAGCGAGCTGTTGTTGACTATTCTGGTGTTGTTGGTGCTTTTCTTTTGTGTGCTAAACGTTTACTACAACAACACCGAATCTGCACCTCACGACTTGTACAACGAGGACGTGAAAAAGATGAAGAAAAAACAACAGTTGAACGACACGTTTGACGCGCTCCTCAACAAGAACACATCATCGTCAGAGTGAAATTAGTAATCGTTCACCTCCTCGTCCTCGGAAGAGTAAGCCTCTTCGGATGTGTCGGTGCTGTAATCTGTAGTGTCTTCTTCAGAACTGACATCCTTGTGACTGACCCTGTAGATTTTCCTGACACGTTCCCTGATCACCTTTTCGGGGTCGTCGGCGTCAAACGTACCGTCATAAAAGAACATGTAGATTCGTTTCGATACGTGTTTAGTCATGTCACAAATAGTTGTGAACGGTCACGATGACAATGCCCTCTTATACTGTGTAACGAGTCCATAATATAAGGTGAAAATGAATTTAGATTTTCTGAGGGATCTCGTCAATCTTCATCCCATCAAGACCACCTACGTGTCCAACAATCTTCGTATTAACCTAAATTTTATATTGGACGATCACGTCAAAGTGAGACGCGCCAATCACTCGGAGGTCACCCTGCTAGAGAAGTTACATCGAATATTTAGGATGTTTCTCAACAATGAGTTGGATATGAACCTAATGTTTGATCTATTTGGATGTAGTCTCGAGTTAAACAGAGCACAATTCAACTATCTACACGAACGGTTCAGAAACGACGTGTACATCCAAGAACTGTTGAAATTATTGTGTAACGTCGTCGAAACTCACCAGAACAACATTGGCGACGTTTTGAAGCAAAGTGTTATAGACGCCATAGACGGTGAGAATGGATTCGTCAACTTATCAGAATTCTTGTTGAGAGAGTGCAACAACGCGGTCAAAATTAAAGTAGAATAAAACAAGCTAATCTGTGATTTTATTTATTACAAACAAACCTATTAACAAATCAATGCAAATCTAACACCATTTTCCGATCAACGGCTGCGATACCGCAACCATCACACACGGGACAAAGACCCTTTTCCGCCGCTTTATTACTCAACGGGTACTTAGGCTTGCGTTTCAATAGTTTGAATTCGTGTGTGTGGATAAACTTGTGGTCCACAGCATCAACGATTATATCTTTTTTATTCACGTTCAACTCCCTACTGAGTATCTCTCGCTTGCGACTGTCCGACATCTCTTTTAAATTTGAATAGACCACGTTGTAACACTGTTCTCTCTGAAATTCTTCACACACCTTTTCAAACGCGTGCACAAAAAGTGTGTCATTGCGCATCATTGCCATCAGGCCATTGAAAAATGTGCTGATCACATTGAGGTGCTTGCTCCAGTTGAGGTTGTCGTGTTCCGTGATCAGCTGAGTGGGTTTGGAGCAGTTTCTTACTTTACCGTCTGGTTTATCAATCAACAAGTAAGGTATACGATCTCCTGACGATGGCACGTACTTTGTATTGGCGTTGTTGCGTAGTATAACGTACAGCCCATAAGCTACCGAAGGAGGCTTTCCATCGCGACCATTTTTGGTTTCGTTAAGCGTCTGCGAAAACGAGTAGTCCTCACATTTTGATACACAAAACTCATTGCGACGCTGTATAAGTGTAGTCACCAACGTGTTAAGCACGCACTCCAGACTGTGTTTGGTTAATATCCGTCGATAAGTGTCGTCAAAAGCCTCGCGCAAAAACAGCGGAATGTCTTTTTTGACGTTGAGGCCTCGCTTGTACAAAGCTCCGTTCGCTTTGAGACACATGTACATTTTCTTACCCTTTATTAATGTACCGTCCATGATGTTTTCCAGTTCCATTTTAAAAGCGCCAGACCACAGGCTGTTTAGGGGAGCGAGTATGTCTTCTAATATCAATTTCTCAAACCCACGAACACCACCAATCTTTTCATACTCCTCCGGCAACATGTAGGCGCTCACAAAGTTAGAGTCGGTATCTCCATAAATCACATTGAGGTGAAACACACTTAATCCCCATTTTTCCTTGATAGTTTTGTCCTCACTCAAACCCTGCAAAAATACTTGCGCTTCGGACAATTTTGTGCGACCTTGTGCCGTTATGAAGTTAGCGAGCGGCTTACAGCACAGTCCAAAGTATCCGTACTGGGAGTTACAAACCAGTTTCGCGGCGTTTTGCCAGGAATCGTACATTTGGTATTCAAACGAATCTGCACTAAACTTTTTCATCTCCTTCTTGTACATGGCGCGCTTGTTGGCCATCTCTTTTAAAAACTTGGTGGTTATGGCGTTTGTGTTTTGTTGCAAATACAATCTATTGTCGGCTCCGTAGAACAGGTTAGATAGACACGTGTTGTAGTGTATCATTATGCTAGTGTACAGCTGCGAGAAGTCGAGGGTAAAAATCATCTTGTAGTATCCGGGTACGGGTGACAGCACTTTACCACCGGTGTACTTAATGCGCGTTTTCAATTCACACAACGGTGTAGAATCCTCGGGAATTTGGTGAACCGGTACGCGGCTCCTATTTAAATTAGTAAAGTCAATCAATTCAGATTTGTCCTTCTCAACCATATCGGCATCACCATCATCTTCATCACTTTCATCTTCGGCCTGGTTGTTTTTTTTTACATGCATTATCTTGCTCAGGTCGTACTTGTTTAGGAAGTACTCGTCGGGTCGTCCGTCGTCCGTGACGTTTGTCAGCGCGCGATTAAATAGTGCCAGATTTATTTTGCTCCACACGGTCAAATTGTAGTCGTCGCGCGACATGTACAACAACGCAGCGTCGGCGTACACTTTGTTTGCAATTCTACACTTGCGATACATTTGTATGGGTAGGATGGAATCTCGAACGTTGTATTTAATTATGCGACCGAATTTACTTTGCTCGTACAGCGCCATCATCTTCCGTACAGACAATTCAACCTTGCCAAGTTTGAGATAGTAGGTGGCAACCGTGTTCAATTTTAGATTTTCTAACTTTCCGGCGTCTATGGAACTTTTAATAAACTGGTACACGTCCAGGTGATTGAAGTAACCCATAAAGTAATTTTCAAACTTGTATTTTAACTTGGTGTTCACCTGCACTCTGTTCATCTGCACAGGCGGTAGGTTGTAGCGACGCATAAATTTGTCGTCAATGTTAAGCTGACTCGCGCGTTCCATTAGGAAGGGTAGGTCAAATTTGTCTCCGTTGTAGTCCAGGATGTCGTCGGGATTGGTGCCGCATAGCAGAGCAAAGAAAGACACTATCATGTCGCGTTCATTACGAAATGGCAGTACAATAACATCACCGTCCACGGTGTCGACGTTGACATCATGGGCATCGTCAAGCGAAAACGTCTTGTTTTGAGTGTTTATAAGACAGAATTTCTTCAACTCAGTGTGGGTCTGAAGTACGTACGATATGGTGATGATGGGATCAACCTTGGGGTTCGAAAACGACTGTAAATTTGTGTATGTCTCCAAGTCGTAACATCCCACTATAGTTTCGATCGGGCTGGTAAGTTTATCCATGGATAATTTTACTATGGACGACAATGCGCCCACTGCGCACCCATCTTCACTCACCGTGACACCGTCAGCAAATGTCACATAGTCACCCTCGTACACATTTAGCTGCATTTGTACCCTGTTTTCATCTGTACAGAAATGATCCAAGAGAAACGACTCGTCGGGTTTACAAACGGCACGATCGATCTTGAACACGTTCAACCTGTGACACTCCCTAACCTTGAGACCAGTCACGACCATGCTCTTGTAGGGTCTACACTGTTTGGGACACGGAGTCCTAATGTGATAACATTGTTTGTACGAATAAATTGTGCATGGTGTGCGAAAGTAGAACTGCACGTTGTTGTGACCGGTCAAAAACATGTATAAGAATCCCGATATGTAGCGAAGGCGGGTTATGAGAAACACGACGGTTTTGTCGTAGGTGACACCGCAGCCAAATCTTTTTTTTGGAATAATTTCGTTGACATCAAAACACAGCTTAAACCCAGGAACCTGAACAGGTTCGTCATCAAACTTTATGAATTTCAACGGCGTTCCATCTGTTAACTCTTCCGCTTTCCTTTTAAGTGATGACATGATTCTGACCAGGTACAGGGGAGTTGATGTGACACCTCACACTTTTAATAACCTGATAAAAACTATTGCGAGTCAACGTTCTATCAGCAACACGAGCCAAAATAAAACTAAGTTCGAAGAACGCATACGCGAGATTATATTGGCATTCAATCCCTCCCTAAAAAACTCAAGCCGCGATATGACCACAGAGTACCTGTTAATCAACTCACTAAAGTTTAATGATAAGAAAGAAGTTACACACACGTACAACTACAACACGTGGGGTAACGACAGATGTGTTGACGATAATGGTGAACGTGACCAAGACGACGACGATGACAATGATTTTAAGACCAAAGTTGTTGAAGTGTTTAGTGAGATGGCGCACAGTGAGTGGGATGAAGTGAGGCTGTTTGACCTAGTACGTTTTGTGTCGGGTAAACAGTGCGCAAAAAAGGTCAAACGTGCCTACGAGAGACGGGTCAGGAATGAACGCGCGGATGCTCGTACAAAGAAAAATCAATTGGTGAGCAGTCGAGATGATACCGACGATGACACACTGACTAGTACGTTAAAGAACATATTGGGTATCAAAAAACTGGACGTTGAGGGGTGTTGCTCGCTGGTAGGTGCAATGAAGCGTTTTATTGATAGGTGGGTCGAGGAACAATCGATGGACACCCTGGAGAAGTACGTTTACGCACTGAGACAAGTCGATGAGAAATTGCGGGGTGTCGAAAGTACTAGAGCTCAGATGGTCGCAACTCATGAACAAGAGATGTCAAAATTGGTCAACGAGTTGCGAGATGTTCAGGGCGTCGTGATTGCGCACGCCAACTGCGGTCAGGAATTAAACCGCGTAATGACAAACTGTGAGGGTCTAACCAAGCGGGTCGAGGCTGTCACAAAGCTAAACGATGACCTCAACACAACCATAACACACAACGTTATTGAGATGGCTAAGTTGTGTGCGGACGTCGGAGAAGGAGAGGCCACCATAGAAGAACTAAATGAGTGTGTAAATAGGAATTCGCGCGAAATGGCAGAATTGAGGGACAGGATTGCCGAAATGAGTGTGGAATTAACACACGCTACGAGCGGGTGTGCACAATTAGACGAACAGAACACGTTGTTACTGTCGGAAAAATCTAAATTGGAATCTCGCGTAGTCGAACTTGAGGCAGAGCTGCGACGTGTGTTAGATAGCGCTCGCGTTGGCGAAGCTAGATGCTACGAACTACTCAGTGGTAGGGATAAGGACGACGAGGAAAAACAGAAGGTTATAGATTTAACATCAAAGCTGTGTTCTGATCTACAAAAAGAGAATGAAATGTTGTTGCAAGACAAACACGCCATCACGCGTCAATTAGAGGATGCAAAAGAGTTCAACAAAAACCTCAAGCAGCGCATGGACGTTGACGCACGACAGAGCCAAGATCAACACGACATGTTGGAACAGAAATTAATTCACTCGGAGCGAGAACTGTCAGCGTGTAGGGGTAGATTGGCAGATAGGGAACAGGAGTATAATATCAAGTTGGATGATTACGTGCAGCAAATCACGCGCCTGACTAACGATGTGGAGGAATTGAAGCAGATTAAACGGCGACTGGAGACAGATAACGCCGTGCTATCGAAAGATAACGAAAACCTAAAATTGATTTACGAAGAGGGGTGTGACGCTATCGAGAGAGAGGCCGATGTGCGCGCGGAAAATAAAAAGCTAAAGGCGCGTGTCGACGACATGCTGAAGGAATTTGAAAACGAACGAGCGGATTGGGTAAACAAGGTTGATGATCAGGCGGGTAGCAGTGACGCTAGTTTTGATGCTACGGGATGCTCCAGTGTCAGACCCGAAAAACGTAAACATGACATCATGTCCAAGATAGCGGGTGCGGTGAAGCCGCTAAGAAAGCCTGATGAGGTTGTACGAAAACAACGCAAAAGTGTTCACGTCTTACCAATTAAGAATTCTTCTTTTGTAACGCCTCACGTTAACAAGCAATAAATCCTACAGTAATATATTTTTTTTTTGGATGGTGGTAAAATAAGATACAATTTATATTTTTTAGTTTATTTATTTTTAATTAAAATATTGTGGTGACATTTTTGTCCGTGTCAATACACAGTATGGACACGACGTTGTAGTAATGTGTATTTTCGTAAAGTCTATGCATGTACACACACTTAATCACGCTACCAAGCTTGATGTCAAAATTAACAGAGTTTATGTCGCTGATTATTTCTTGCGCCGTTTCTTCGTTGGAAATGAATTTTGTAGCGTACATAGTTTCTTCATTTTCGACGGTAAATGTGAATTTAAGACGAGAGTGGTTGCCCGAAATGAACTCGCATTTACCCACGCTAAACACTTGACAAACGTAAAAGTAATTTTTGTGAATGTAGGAGAGGTTGGGTTTTTTCCCGCAGATCAATTCTTCATTTTCGGATACATCTATGTCCGAGTTGTCTTTCACCGTCATATTGATTGTCTTGTTAGCGTTAATGAAACACGTTACACCAAACACCCACCATTTGTTTACCAGTTCATTGTAAATCTTGGTCAACGCACGATCCGATTTTTGTTTATTGCTTTCGTTCTCGGTAAAATTGAAACAACCAGCTCCGGAAAATTTTACAAACATGTCACATTGCTTGTATTCGTTCTCCAACTCTATTAGTCCAAACATGTTTATACCATCACTTTTTTCATATGCAGCAATGATGTAATAGTTTACCAACGTATCGGTTCTGTTGATAAAGTCATTCATTTCCAGTTTCTTCATGGTCAGTTTTTCGTTTTCTAATTGTGTCATGTTTAGAAGGTGCCACCGTCTGCCTTTTTTTTCCACAATGAAAGTGTAGGAACAGTTGACGATTATATTATTAAACATTTCTTCTGAATCGACGTACACCAGAGTTTGTTCATTGCAGTTCACGGTCCTACAGTCTAGCTTGAAAACAACGTTGTTGTCCACCTGACCGTTTCCCTTTTGAAACTTGCGCTTCATAAGGACGATCTGGTCAGTCGTGACAATCATCTTCTTATCCGTGACGTCAACATCGAAGATGGGTGTTTCAGACGGTCTTTTGGACATATTGCAGAAGTACGACTGGCAAATTGTAGACAATCAATTGCTTGAAATAGTACCACACGAACGCGAAAACGCGTGGAAGGATCTGCTGATTTTGACGTTGAGTCTGACACCTAGGAAGTATCGCAAGGAACTTAGGTCAGGTCTATTGGCGCACTTTGATTACAAGCAACCAATATTCTATGATTTAGACAGGCACAAACTAGGTCTAGCAAACGAAAGTGTATTGCGGGCACTTAATCCACCAAGTGAACCGATATTCGCTTCGACTTTGATACCACCCGTCCGAGTTGTATCAAGTTTTATATTCATAATGTTATCGTTGCTTTTGGTAGAGGGGATGACTCATTTATAACGTTTGCCTTACAAACAAGCACTGCCAGTTCAAATATGAAACTAAACCTCATTAATCGGGTGCATAGGAGATACGCCAAAAATAAGAGATATGTCAGAATCATTCAGACGATGTTACTGGCCAGGTTTCACGCGTCACGTGACACCATACTGGACAAATTCGTGTGCGAATACTACTCTACTCAAACCATGTACACGAAAACGGTCAAGTTGATTTCAGACGTCTTTGATGTGGTCATCGACGAAAAATGTGTGGATGATGTGCTGTGCGAAAGTTTCTACAAAAATGACATTATAACGAACATTGTGATGATGGTGCAGTTGGATAATCAAATTGTGACCGCGAGTCCACAAACTGTGCGTCTGTGTTCATTTATCGTTGGTGATTGTAAGATTTGTTCCGAATGTCACCTACAATTGACTGGTATTGAAGCCGCCGCCGATATCGTTAATGAGTGTAAAGTGCTACCCGAACATTCCTATATGTTTTGTTGTAACTACGTCTGTGATTATTGTTTTACAAATAAAATGTACATCAAACTGTGTAACGAAGTTTTATATTCACAACCATACCTGTCTACAGTTAAATACTTAATGGATTCGTACGAAAATAGGTTGATGAGCCTTGAGCAGTGGTCTGGTCACGAAGACCACGAAAGTCTTGCGCTCGTGGGATTTTACTACACGGGGTACAGCGATGTGATTGTTTGTCACTACTGTAAATTTAATTCTTACAATTACACGACCGGTGAGGAAGACACACTCCGCGACCACAAGCGCTATTCACCAGACTGTCCTTTCTACAAGTGCCATAACCACAATTACGTTAACACGCGGTTTCTTTCGCCGCACGTTTTCACCAGCAGTTTTACACCCCTAGTCCCACACCGGGGAGATTATTCTTTATCCGAACACCGCATAAACAGTTTTATAAATTTTCCAAACGTGTTACGTTCGCTGGTCCCCAAACTATGCGATGCTGGCTTTTACTACACAAACGTGGGTGACGCGGTTTGCTGTTACGCGTGTTCCGTCATCGCAAAAGACTTTGATGTAAACAGCAACGTGTGGCAAATGCACAAACGTCTCAATGATCAATGTTCACTACTACACATACACGGTATGACACACGGTAACGACACCATACGTTGTAAAGATACCGCTAGGTCGTCTGATGGCGGTGGCACCGCATTACCGTCAGCTCCACCATACGAAGACCTTCACTACACTATTCCTAAGTGTATTAGGTGCAAAAAACGAAACATAGACGCGGTGCTTGTTCCATGTTTTCATTTTTGCGTGTGCCAACAGTGCGCCCTGACGTGCACAGAGTGCGAGGCGTGTGACGTGTACACGGGCGGTTTTTTTATAGTTAACATTCCGACAGACAAGCTGAACCTAGTTGAAGATGAGCACTCAGATGTCAATCGCATTCACCGGGCGTGATCCCGGCACAGTCAACGTGCTAAAGAACGTCGAACTCTTGAGTGATGCCGTTTTTGTTAACATCAATTGTTTTGGTAAATTCGTGCGTTATCTACTAAATTTTCTCAAACAAGGGAAGTGTGGTTATTATACTTCCATCATAGGACAGCTGCTCGTCACACAACAGGACAATGAAATTGACGCAGAGCATTCAAAACTATTGGCTCGCGTGTTGATGGCTCGCGTGACCGTGGTCACCGACATCAAGGAAAGTGTATTTTTAAAGAAACTAAAGACCAACAAATTCACCGACACAATCGACTACCTGATACTGCCCAATTTCACGTTGTGGGATCATAACTTTCTCGTATTTCTCAACAAAAAATTCAATACCAAGAAATCGGGGGGCTTGGTTAACGTGTGGGGTGCCATGCAGAAGGTGACGCTCACACAGGGAGTAATCAAGGATCTAATACAAAACAAAAACGGCTACGCTGGTCAGTACCTGTACTCCACCTTCCTAAACACGAGCAGTTTCTACGCAAACGTCAAGTGTTTCAACGGTGTAAATGAAATAGTGCCGCCTCCGATGAGTATCAAGCGCTACTACGGTCGTAAAGTGAGAAACGTGCGCGCGTGGAACACACGTCACCCCAACATATCTCAGTTGTCCACGCAGTTTTCCAGCGTTATACAAACCGACGATGATTGTAGTTGGAGCGTCAATGTTGGCCTTGGTACGTTTGTGGGCGCCAACAGAGATTGTGACGGAGACAAGGAAGTGATAACGTATCTGCCTTATCCAAACTCCCTAGTTGAGTTAGAATCATTATTGTACTGCGACCCCAAATACTCGTTCATCTGCTTTGACAAAAATCGACTAAGTTTTGTGTCACAACAGATAGCGTATTTTTATCGCAGACTGGATGATGTTGAAAGGGAGTTGACGCCGTATCCAGAGGTGATTAGGTTGTGGCGACTGCACGCCACGGCTCCCACTCTGGTCGACAGGTTTGAGAGATTATTCACTGACGTGACACTCATGTTGAGCAGTAACATGAGCACGTTACTGTTTAAAAAACTTTGTGAGTTGATAGACAATGACGTGATGGTGTGTAACGAGGACGAGGTATTTAAATTGTCCGGGTGTTTCGAAGACATCGTTAACAGTGGTGCAAAGGGTAGCACCAACCTGACCGATAGCACGAGACGTTACGGGGTCACGGAGCAGGACGACGTGAACGAGGTGGCCACAAGATCGTTAAAGGGTCTCAACTCACACATAACCAGTCACGGTCGAGTAAAGTTTAGTGGGGGTGACATATACCACAACACTGTAGTGTTTCTGAACCTTTTCATGCATCAGGAACAAATTTGTTACAAGCAAAAAAGTTTGGTGCTCGGTTCCATTGCCCACTTACCGGAGCAGTTTTTGTTTCCGCCCCATCTGTTAGACTTGGTGTTATGTTAAGAGGATATGTGCGAGATGCGTGAACGTCGGCAATTTGACAAATGTGTTGAGATTTTTGGTCTGGGCAACTGGAACAACTTTGACCACTGTCTCAACGCCCTTTGTGTCGCCTTGGGATTAAACATTAAAGACATGCAGGCGTACGAACGTCGGGGTAACGGATTGCTGGTGAAGTTGATAGACGAGAGAGCCGTAAATGAATGGGAGAGAAAATCTCGCGAGATAAGGCTACGTCTGGGTGATCTATTGCAAGACGGTGGTAATGTTAAAGTTAAGGTGTTTGCCGCAGCTCCCGCCCGATTGAAGGTGCTCCTTCACGCGGTCAGGAGTCAATTACCGACGTTTAAGTACATATGGATCGGTAAACGCGGCGTTATGGTAAGACACGGATCGCGCACACCCATACATGTTATCAAAAATGAGGATGACCTTGAGTATGTTAGTAGTCGTTTTGGTGTGAGTGATGAATAAAAACGCGCACGAAATGGGTGTCGATATCACACGAACGATGGGACTCGATTTGAAAGCACCTCAATCAAAGTTTTATACTATGATTGAAGATGGTCGTGAGAACGTTAACATATTTGATTACGTTATGAAAATTATCACGAAAACCGACCTACTCAAAAATGACACCGCTGATTTCATGTGCGAGGAACCGGTTCTGTTGACGCCGGTCTACAAGCTGTGTCACGAAGAACTATTGATGCTTATGTGGAATACCAAGTACGCTGAATCTGCCTTTTTACCCGAAAAATGGCGTGCGGTGATGGTTAGTCGTTGTAATTTTTGCGACACTTTAGGACTACAACGGAGTGAAGATACGTTTCGTCACCACGAGGTGCATGACTATGACGATGTAAATAAGCTATGGTTACTGGTGTTTGATCGCAGCAATTACTGCGAAATGTGCCGACACGCTTTGTATGATATTGAGACGTGTGAATTGGTTTAATAAAAAAAAACACATTAATAATAGTATTTTTATTTCCAAGCTTGACAATCAATATCCACTATGCACTCGGTAGATAGTTTTTAACGTTGTTTTGTACAAAAAATTCGTACAGGGCGTCGTAGGTAAACGTTTTGTTGGAAATGGTTGACAGCAACGCCAGGTCAAATATCGTGTTGGCCTGTCTATAGTCCTTGTCGTCGCGAACCCTAACAAATCTGGGTAGACGTATGGACACGTAATTGTGAGTCACGTCGCCAAAAACCCACGCCTCATCGCTCCTTATGAAATCACCCTCCATTTCCCACACCGGCATGCTGTACGGGTCCACCGCCACCATATCAGGTACCTTTTTTAGTGACTTGATGCGATCGTTGACGATCAACCACTTACACTCGTCGGTATTGTACGGCACCATAAGATGTCTGTAATCGTTTTTTGAGTATTTCACCTTGGCCACGGGTAAAAACAAACACATATTACTGACGTGGTCGTAGATAGGTGTTGCGACAAGGTAGATTGTCATGTTCTTGTTGCCGCGCCACCCACCCACGACGACCAAGTCAGCGCTACACACGTTTTCAAAGTACTCACGCCTTATTTTTAACCACTTCTTTCGCTTGGGTTCGTATGTTCCATTACAATCTTTTACCATCACACCCTCAACGTCAAGTGAACTGCGTTTCAACATTTCTCTAATTCTAGTGTTGACCTTGTCACCGTCTAGGTGAAACTCGTAATCTATGACGCACATTCTGTCTTCCTGATTGACCATTAGCTCGTTTAATATTTTTTTGCGTGTCTTCAGTGGTTCGTTGACAAGGCACCTGTCGTGCGCGTACAGCACGTCAAACACAACTATGTAGTAATCGTCAATGCTGTTGCCGACCAATTCACAGTCTAGGATCACGTTATCGACCGTACGAAGCACCCTCTGAATCACATTTAATATACAATTACACTTAAGGCTAGGGTTCAGGTTACGCTTGTAATAGGTCACCACTCCATTACACTTGTGCAGTTGTACGCGTTCACCATCGTACTTGACTTCCAAACACGTTTCTGCGAAGAACGCACTGTCTATAGTTTTGCAGGGTTGAGCCAACATACACTCAATTGGCTGACCGGGCTTGGTCACAATTTTAGCATTCTTTCGGTCCACGACTTGTAAGTTAGTGTTGTCTGTAACCTCGCGTCTACTACATTCCAGGTAACGTTTCAATAAGAAAGCATGTTTCTTTTTGACGTTCGACCTCTTTGTTTTGTGAGTTGTCCTGATCAATCTAATCAGACACAATAGTTCTTTCCTACTGCACTTGAAGACGATACACTTAAACAGATGCATGAGGCTAACACTTTTACAGGGCGCGGTCTGAAGTTTGTCGAGAAAATTGTACACGTCAACCATCGTCAACGACGACGGTGAATCGTTGAGTCTCAACACGTCACTACACGTTTCAGCCACCCCGTGCTCTTTGAACGCTGTTCGCAGATTTTGACGATCAATGTGTGGCTCAGTAATTTTGCAAAAAATCGTCAACAAGTGTTTGTCGTTAATCTTGAATTGTCCACTTAATTTGCGTGTGTTGTGCAACCAAGTGTAGGCGTCACTTCTTTCTTTGATAGTTTTAAAATAGTTTTCTACAAATGATGTAAAGTCGGTTGTCGAATTGAGGTTTGCGAACGCTTCGTGTATGTCCGCAAACGTTGAAAAGAGCATGATTACTGCGTGACACTTTTCTGATTAGGCTCATTATGTGTGTGGATGTTGACATGATCTTTAGATCGGTTGATGAACCCAAGTCCGTAACGTCGTTTGGATTGCTAATAAAATGGGTCGATCTATCTTTATTTGTGTCAAACATGGAAAAGAAGGCGCCCACCAAACATCGAGACGAATCCGTGTTTAGGCTGGGCATAATAATCGACAAGACCATTCAATCGTCGTTGAAGAAAGATTGGGCAAAGACGTCGAATGGAAAAACGTGGTACGTCAGACACAAGACCAAGACGTGGTAATTAGGTCTATTTAAATTCGGAACTTACAAAAAATCTACTATTCATCATGGGATTTTGCTGCAACAGCTGTTTTGACAAAATTAACATCACCGAGCTGGAAGACGGTGAATTTGAGGATGACAACGGTGACACTAAACGATGTTGCTGTCACTGCACCTGTTGTAGGTGTATGTGTCTGCTGTTAACCATCGCCCTGGCAGTGTCCGTGTTCGTGTTATATCCGACCATTTACATGGCCGTACGGAAACTTACCAACCAGTGAATTGTGGGTAAAGAAAATAAACGCTTACACCGTCTTTGTAATATTTATTTACCAATCACCCTTCCCAACACCATTGTCACAAATAGCTTGATCAGATTGATAGACGCAATTGCGCTTGAGTTGGTGTCACACAATTTTGTACCGCTTTTGCGTGTGTTTCGAGAGTAGGCGCTACACCGTTGTCGCGCGCCTACGGTTTTTGTCCCATCAAACCACACGCGAGTTGTGGCCTTTTGTGTCGACAGCACGCTACCGTTGAATGACAGGTAGTTATTATTGTTTACGAATTTTAGGTAAAAAAACGCATTCTCGACACTTCTCTCTATTCGCACAGTGCACTCGGCGCTGTTTTCCTGTCCCATGAACACTCCACACTCAACACTGTAACACAGATATCTGCAGGTGTCCTCGTTTCTTAAAACGTAAACGTTGGGCGAAATGACCGTTTTAGAAAACGCGCCGTCGTACAAGGTCGTGTTGTCGTGGGCAATCCGCAACGAGAAAAGTCTGCGATTGTCTTTCTTGACATACAAATCTACGTTCGTGGAGTTAATCATCGAACCGACGTCTCCATCAACGTCGATCATGCACATGTTTTGATTTGACCGTAACACTTTCTGATGTGTCCTTTTGATGGGTACACAACGACCCGTATACCAAGTTGGATCGCCCCTCAACAGGAATGGTGCGTCTACTCTGTTTATGGTTTCGTTGTCAGTTAGCGCGCGCGCTCGAAGTACATTTTGTTTGACGTCAAACCACAACATTCTGTACGTGACACTCGCCCCGTTTGTGTTGTAGGCGTAGATGCTGTAATGATCCACTCGCCTGTTGACAGCAAATTTGCACTGATGTTGCACCCTTTCGCGGCTCACGTACACAACACCGCAAGGGTTGGCGCACACAAAATTACAATCCGCATCTCGAATGTAGTACTTATCACCGTCTTTAAAAAAGTAGTACGTAGAGTTACTTGGTGTGGAACGCACGTACCGGGACACAGTATCTGTGTAAAGATTAACGGTACCGTTTAACACACCAACGTTAAAACCCACACCCAGTGTTTTATTGCTGATCTTAAGGTAGTGGATCGGTGACTTGGAGTCGTGTATCAGCTCATTGTCGTATAATTGCACGGTGTAGTCTTCGGCGACCTTGTACGTGTATGGATTGTGACACAAGGAACCGGTCAGGAGTGTGACGATGATAGTCGCTTGCGTAATTGTCATTGTGCAGTACAAATTGTGACTACTCGTTCATTTATATTCTCACACGTGATCACCCCGACGTGCACCCAACGCCCATTCGCACATCAAAATCCACGAACATCGTTTTGCGCTCAGATTAAGACATGATACGATTCACAAAGGCGAGTTTCGGAAAAATACGGGTTGCGATAGTTCAGAGTGCCGACAAGTGTGTTTACTTTAAACTCATAGAAGTGCTTCGAATTTTATTTAAGACATGTGGTCACACGTACATTGACGATCGTCACGTGACGGTGTTCAGCGAATTTCCAAACACAAAGTTTGTGTCTCTAACAGGACTTATGCTGCTCACAGACCTATCCCCACTTAAAGACGCCAAAAACCTGCAGCTGTGGGCGTTGGAGCAATCGTTTAAAATTCACACGCAACCTCAATAATCCACAGATCTACCAGCAAAGTGCAGTAACACAATGGCTTTTGAGATGGTCAAATTTGAGGGTGTACTGACCGATGAACAACTTGAACTAGGCGGCAAGTATTCACTGGAAAAATACGTCAGGACGCTAACACTACAACATAGAAACAGTGTAGAAGATATTATGTTACTGGAGTCCGCGACACGTGGTCAAAGCAAAAACCCGCTGTGGAAACTGCTTCGCATCAACAGGACGACCGCTTCGGGTGGTGGTAACTTTTGCGGCAAAAACAGTCCGGCCATCCAGTACGGTATTCGACAGGAAAAGTTGCTTAAACGTGACACGATCGTAATGAACGTGTTGAAGGAAGCCGTAGAAAAGAAACTAAAAAAACGCGTCGTGCAGGAAGTTTTAGATTGTGGTCTGTTTATTAGTAGCATAGGTCTGCACAGCGCTTCCCCAGACGCGTACCTAGTACTTGAAACAAAGGAAATAGTGGTTGTGGAGATTAAGTGTCCCTACACGTATCGAAATGAGAACTTGGAGACAATTCGCACACGCATGAACACCAGACAAAAACGTTACCGCGTGCCGCATACCGCGTTTTCGATCAACAGGCACGGTCCGCTGCAGGTCATTGTTGAAAAAGCCAATGATCACTACAGACAAATGCAAGCACAAATGTATGTTACCGGAGCCTGCATGGCGGTGTACGTGGTGAAATTCTGTGATGACATGCCCGAGATCCACTTTGTGGACAGGGACGAAGCGTTGATAGGTAGTATGCATAAAAATGAGTTGTATCAACTCAAGGTGTACGTACACGAGAATCGACGCAATTGCGCAATGGTAATGGAATCTGAGCGTGTAAAAACTTTCGTCGGATCTGGTTACGAGGAACATGTGTCTCGGTCACTGGCACGTGATGGATTCTATTATTGGTGCGGCAGCGTCAGTTGCTATTTTTGTGGACGACGGTTCGAGATGGCAGATCGCTGTGCGGATGACGTAATTTACAATCACATGCAAGAAGCGTGTAATCGAACAGAAAATGTGACCACTACGCCAGCGCACAGCAAAAGTTTTCTAAACGTGTTCGATAGAATTGACAACTTGCGCAGTGTCGGTGTGTACTCGCCAGCGCAGTGCAAGGACATGGCGCGAAGAGGACTTTATCACGATGGTAGTAGACTACTGTTATACTGTTGTGGAGGAACCGACGGTAATCATCAAAATGTGTGTCAAAAAGGATTGTCATGAGGTTGTGAATTTATAATAAAGTAGACATAGAGGTTCAAATTGTTTTATTACATGATTAGTGCTACCACAAAACACCCAAAACTACTATCGGTAACGTTACTAGCCAAGTGTGTCTCGACACATCAGCGGCGTTGTTGACAAAAACACGCGTCGCTCTGTACCACGTGTCCCGCAGCATTTCACGTAGCCAATCCACATCGTCGACATTAACCTTCTCGTCAACTGTCACAACTTCGTCAAACCACGCCATGGTGGCGTTGTACATGGTAGCTCCCGCCTGACACGGCCACTTCACTCCCTTGACGTGACAGATGTACGAATGCATACTCTCAGTGGGGTGCGTGAGACAAGGTGCGTACGCTAACCTAAACACCGTCGCAGACACTACGATCTTGGAATCTAATCTTAGCTTCAACCTAAGATACACTTTACTGTTATTTCTGACGGCGTAAACCTTGAATTTGTGAGCCGGTGGTGTGATCTTGTTCACACACACGTCACCCGTGTTCACAATGCTGGTCCCGTACAAGTCTACATCTCCCGACACGTTTTCTATGTACACGACGCAGTCTGATACTGGTTTTGGTGTGACGGACGCTCTCAGCACATTGAACGCCGTACCAAATATACACAAAATACAATTGTGCTGTTTGAAGTTAAACACGTAACCGTCGTTCACTCTGAATACTTGTAAGGCCACACCGACGTTATCGTTGTTGACCAATGAGTCGGGGTACAGCACAATGTCGGTGTAGTCGGGGGACACCTTCAAGTCCGAGTACACCTCTACAAGGGAACGCGTTGCAGACACCAAAGACGCCACACCGACAACCATCAGCGCACTTGTCAACATAGTTATGGTAGTCGCGCCAAGTCCGCTAATAAAGTCTATTGGGTGACGGATCGTCATGTGACGTTGATGTTATTACAGTTGAGTAAGCTGCGAAAAACGCTGAACTGACCAGATTCGTGCAATGAATTCATGCCGTTGCGAACGCAATGCAAGCTTTCGGACAGACAGTTACCCACGAACGATTGATTGATACTCCACTGATCAAGTCGTGTTCCTTCCAACTTTTCGTGTCCCGTCACGTTCTTACCTATAAACTCTTTGTAAATGTTATCCGGCGTGTTGTTAAAAAACATGTATGGTATCCGCACCAGTGGGTATCGCACGTTGTCCACGACACTGGTCTTGACCGGCATTCTGTTAAAATTGGTCTGTCTGGACAGATACGATATTGGTGATAGACATATCTGTGCATGTACGGTTGGGTCGTCTTCCGCCACAAAACGACTTAAGTCCTCAGACTGATGTAGGACACCTTTCTGACCGTGAATTCCGCATATCTTGAGACCCTCTAGGTCGGTGGCGTGATATACCAGTTCAAACCTTACGGTCACGTTTCCATTGTTTCTGTCGCAGTCCATCTCACTAACCACACGATTAAAGATTTGACCTTTAACTTTTCTAACGTACAGGTATATCTTGTACACGTGACGCTGTCTACTGACGCAGTACTCAATCTTAAACTTCTTTCCGTCGTGATTCCAGTTGACTTTACTATCGGAAATCAGGGTACCAATGACGAACAAGTAGTTACTACCCTCAACCATCATGACGTTGTTCGCCCCAGCTTCTTTGTACACACACGCGACGTCGATACCCTGCACGCGTCCACGTAACTTGTGTAACTTGTAGTGATAGATGTTAATCGGTAGGTGTGTGTGTGGTATGTACGGGTCCTCGGCAGTCTTAAGTTTACTGTCCATTACCAGAGTCCACAGGTAAAACATCCTATCGTTGCAGTATATTGATGGATCGACCACTACGCTGTGACCCACCGGTGGTTTCTTAGGACACGCCTTGTACACCACCATACCATTCTTTAGGTTAGTCAGACTGACAATCAGCTTAGCCAGCGGAATTGTGTTAAATATGTGAAGGTTGTCGTTGTAGTAATTTAAAATGATGGTGGACATGAGCGACAGTGTCGTGTTCTCGTTTGGCGTGTCGTGGAATCGCAGCCGGTCGTACATCTTCACAATCGACAACTCATTGTGAAATTCGTAAGGTGTCTGTAGCGTGTTTACGCGTACTCGATCGTCTATAACCACCACCTTCTTGAGCATGACCATACCCTCGTGATGGTTGATGAAGAGTACGCCGTTACCGGTACGTATTTCTACTGGAGTACGATTGCGCTTGAGTACGTAATAGATATCGATGAGTGATCGCGATAGACAGTGGTATTTTGTGGGTCGGTTATTAAATGACACTAGTAGAGTGTCTTTCACAGACGTTTGCCCCATCTTGACTTTGTCATTTAATTCAAACAACAAGCGCGCATCCAAAAGCGTCACAAATAGTGTGGCAACGCGAGTGTAATCAACGTCGGGTAAAACGGTGTTGTGACACAGAAAAAACTTTTTACCGGCCACCGTCATCTCACCGTGAAAGAAGCTGTCGACGAATTTAACGTAGTCGGCCGTGTGTTTCAACATGTCCTGCTGCATGTTTTCGTTGACCATTCTAAGCACCTCGTTACCAATCCTGAACCGTAGTGGATACACTTCCAAGTTGTTGTTGTTGGAATTAAAGTCTTGATCACACTTTTTTTGCTTGCTGAAGGTCTTTGAAACAAACTGTATCAATTTGCCCATGACTATGGCGTCGTGTATTTTTTTACACTCCGTACCAAACAGCACCATTTTCTTTTTTGCAACGTTTTTGTCTAACGTCTCGTTTACCACCACAGCCATCTTTCGGAGCACGGTGGCGTACGCCAGATTGACTAGGTACGAGTGCTTGTATATTAATTTGTTGGACAGTGAATCTATGTCGTACGAGACGTCTACGCTCATGATCTTTTTGAGGTCATTGAAGATGCCATCGTAACGCTCAAAGGAGAAAACAAAGTCCATCTGAGGCCATTTACCGCTGCAGCCCAGATAGTCCTTAAGCACGTCGTTTATGGTGTCGTCGACGATGTAATCTTTAGCATAAACATCCCTCACGTGTAACACGTCGTCAACGCTATCGTACACCATCTGTATGGCTCGATTTACGGTGTTATCGTCGTCGTAATTACCGTACAGGTACATTCTCTTCATGTTTTTATCTCGAGCAAAGTGTTTGTCGTGAAATCTGTGCACCAGCACGTTGTTGTTCATCATGATGTTGGGAAAGGAAAAATTACGACCGTCGATTACGAACGTGCCATTAAACTTGTCATCGTCGTCCTCACCCCGTATCAGTTTGTCCAACCACGTGCCTACTATCACCACGACGCAATTATGCAGTACGCACTTGTTCAACTTGACGTGGATGGCGCAACAAAAGTACGTTTTCAATTGGTTGACGTCTACTGGGGAGCCGCATGTAAGTCTAAACGTCAAACCGTTATCGCGAGATAAACTCGTGTAGAGGGTATTAAAGTCTTCAACAACGCCCATAATACACCACAACACTTTGGTGCTTAATTATTTGAGCCTGGACGCGCGTCAGTTTACACGTGTGATCTGAACAAATTAAAATAAAAAATACTTGTGACGCGTGTGACATTAGGTGATTATGCTTTACACCGTAGAGAGACTGCAGAATGTGCACATCAAGGCGGGTAGAGGGATTCGCAATTTGACTGTGGACCATTTGATCCTGAGCGAGGGTGTCATGACGTGTGTACTAAAAAAGAACGACAACGACAAAACGTTTTTCACTTGGATTGAAGTTAGTGGATTGAGAGGTCGAGGACACACTTTATTATTTAATGGAAAGACGCACGTGGTTAAAGATGGCATCGTTACTGTGTCTAATTTGCAAGAAAACGAACTACGAGCCGAACTACATCAGTACGGAGAGAGGATAGCCGTCATCAACATACGTTTCCTACCTTAGATTTGTAAATAAAAGATTTAAATGAATAATATGTGTTTTTATTATCAACGTCACTGCCTGATTTTGTAGACCGCAAAAGTTAGCACCATAATTACCTCCGCCAGTTGTAGCAGGCAATTTATCACGTCGATGGCGAACGACGCTTGTTGATAGTCGTTCAGAAGTATAACAGGCGCGGTTGTTACACTTCGCGCGTAGAGTAGTAATAAGTTTGTTATCGACAAAATTATGTTTATCATTACCACAAACGGAGACTGCAAGGTGGTCGCCGAAAAAACGATTCTCGATCAGTTCACCTCAATCGAGTGCGCTATATGTCTTGACGACATCAACGTTAACAACAGGGGTGTCATATACATCACGTCCGGCGGCACCGCCGACCTTGAACGTGTCATGTGTGGCGCGTGCGACAAACGGTTTCAAAACAACGATCCTTACAAACGGTCAGTGGAGTATCGCTTCGAATTTCCTTTCCATAATGACGAGCACGCAAAGTTGTTTCTCGCCAAGAGTAGTAGATTTGTGTTGAACGACGGGGATGACGACAACGTGGAACGTTTCTCAAGTCTCTTAAAGGGAGCCGCCACTGAGTTTCGTGATGTTGAAATAGAACTGGGATTCAGATTATAATTTCAAACGGTGTGGTCATGTGTTTTTTGGAGACGGGGGCGGCCGATATTTTTAGCTTGCTAAGTTTCTTGACGTTGGTCACGTCGTCCTGTTCGTAGTACTTGAACGCTTCCGTCAGTGTGCCGACTCGACCGTCGTATATGGTAGTCAGATGAGCCTGTCGCGCGTAGATGTGATGTTTCACGTTCTGCCAGGCGTTTAGATAGGATTGTGTGGTTGGTGGTGAATCGTTGTCTAGGTCTGAGAACAAACTCGGCGCGTCCATATGAAGTACGTCAACCAAAACAAATCTTACCACCGAGTACACACTCTGGTTGATGATGTTCATCATCTCTTTAGTTGGATCGGCACCATTGAGGTTTACCACCAGTCTATACAGGTCAGGTATCCACGTCGCCCAACTCTCGTACATAGTGCGCATAACGGCACACAGTTCCCAAAACTTTTCACGATCGTCGATTACACCACGCTGTACGAGGTGGTGCGCAAAGTATTGGTAGCCCACCGCCCTGTCGCCCCTGACATGCGTCAGTCTGTAAGCGTTCAACGCGCCTCTGAGCCGCGTCAACAAGTAATCGTTCAGTGTGGACTGCAGTAGAACAAGATCCATACCACCCAGATGTGGCACGGACGTGATTAACACACGTGATGATGAAATGCGTGGTGTGGGGGCTGTGTAAATCTGGGACGAGTCTGTGAATTTCAACTCGCCACTGGGGGTCAGTGTCGCGCCGCCGTTGCCGATAGCGCTCGATGGACCAACACTTTCGTTATCGTTTACCATTTCCCTACCAACGCTACCTCTACTGTTTCTCCTCAACATGTTCTTGACGATCTCCAAACTACTACGTCTCTTTTTCTTAGCGGTACGATACGTGTGGTTACCGGCGTCGGAATCCGACCCCATACCGGACTCAAGGTTCATTGTCGGCGTCTCCATAATCAGTGTCGTATGAAAAATTTGTCTTTTGGGTTGTTTATGTCGATCAGTCTGTTTTTAAAGTACGTCAAGTTGCCGTTAATCTTGTTCTTATAAACATAGAGATCACCGTCGCGGTCTACATATGTGTATTGATCACTGTTAGCAATATCCCAGTCACCAACCACTTTAAGATTATTTAGTTTGATGGAAGAAGATTCGCTTAATGACATTCTGGACACCGTGCTGCGTAACAACACACGTTTAATAGACAATAAGTACCTTATATTTTACGTGAAAGATTCGGAGACCAATGAATTCATTGGAAACTGTTACGGTACGATCGATTGCTGTCTATCAGCCGGTGAAGAGTGCGAAACGACAGTGTCGGTTTCATGCAAATCGAACGACGTGTAATCTGACGCAGTCTAAGGTGCATACCGACAGGACCGCGTTTGTCCACTTTACCACCATAGATTCACGGTTCTGTTCGACCAATGGAGATCCATACTATGAGTGGCTGCTCCCGAACAACGCCAGCAGACGTTTACATCGGTTCAACAACGCGTACAAGACCATCTGTGGGGTGGAGTTTGAACTCGACCAAGGTGAAGTCATGCGCGAACTCGACGAGGCCGGCGAAGTGAATGTTGATGTCATTAGAATGGTCATGAGGAGACTGTACGCCTTTCTTGAAAACGACAGGGGTGTTATGAATGGTCACGCTGATGACACAGTCGCCGCTGAATCGAAGGTATACGTGCTATTTAATGAAATGTACATTGACTGCATGTACTCGTTTCGCCAGTGCATTGTGATGCCGCAAGAGATGTACTGTCTGTATCGAGATGGCGAAGAACCCATTATCAATTCTCATTTCCACTACAACACAATCCCAGAGTACGATGATGCGATACTGTCTCAACACATATACAAAGCCTTCATCATGTACAACACCGTGCTGACAATGATGCTGCGGCAGAAGAACCCATTCAACGACAACACCAAAGTAATATCAAAGATCGTGGAAAGTGTTGGTACGTGCAACGGAGGAGAAGAAGGTAACAAGAGGACCAGAATAAAAGTGTGCGACCTAAAATTTGGCGGAGAGGTGCCCGGTCACGTGATGTGTCCACCAAAGGAAATGGTCAAGTCAATATATAAGTACAGCAAATGGCGGCTCAATCCCAAAAACTATTCCAGGTACTACGGATTGCTGGTGGACGATTCGATACGTGGTCGAGAGAAACTCAGGGAGTGGGCGATATTCATTGCCAATTTTAAGACGTACTTTTTCCCGTCGGTCTAAATGTGACGTCGGTGAATCATCTTTGTTGTAAACACACTATGACTAAACTACCGTGCGCACACAGTCAGGAAGTGTACGCCCAAACCACAATTGACGTGTGCACCGGCGACGATTCCAAGAGTATATTAATACACGCCGGCCTTTTTGTGTTCATTATTGCATTCTTTGCGATTTTGGTGTACATTGGCTACGTGATCAAAGCCCCACTTTGACACCATAAATAGCGCACGCGTCATTACCTTACACCATCGTGATCATGCGGCGGCTCACGTACTTGACGTTGTTTGCTGTTGGTGTGGTGGTGATCGGTTGTGACGAATCCGTAAATCTGACTACATTGCCCGAATCCGTAAATCTGACTACATTGCCGGAGTTCACGCCAACAGTAAAAGGCGTAACCTCAACAGCGTCTACGGTGACACTAACCACGCAGCCCAAATCACCATCAACGATTGCCGTAAATGATTCTGTCACATCCACGTCGACCGCAACACCAGTGTTAGTGAATGTTACACCACATTTATCCGAAATGAAAACAAATTTAACCACGCATTTGCATTTCGACGCGGATTGGTACAGCTACACACAGAAGACCATTCAATTGTTTAAATACATTAACAACGAGACCGTGTATCTGGACACAAGCAACCACGAGGTGGGTCAATACGTGGTGATGGACCAGAGACCGCACACGTTTCTAAACATGATACAGTACTCGTTAGAGCGCAAAGATGAATGGGACGATGATAATCAAATTGTGCTTCGCCACGAAACGTCCATGTGCTATTTTTGTATGACCAAGTGTGGCGTGCCGTACGTTTCGGTGAACCTAACACTAGACTGCGTGTTTATACTTGAGGTGTTACCAAACCTGATCGAATATTCGCCCGAAGTTGTGCGTATCAAGAAACGATTTGGACACTCAATCTACACCGTAAACATGGAATACGGTCAGATTAACTTTAATGAGTCGGCCACGTTTATGAGCGTGGAAGTGGATTCACGTGGCGATTTCGTGCTTTCACCATTGATTGACGACGCCAACGCCGACCCATGTGTAACCGATTACGTTATTAATCAGATTGACGACGCTCACGCTGAACAAGATGTTGTGGTGGTAGAGGGTGCGGCCACGAGTTGGTTAATATTGATATTGTGTCTGGGCATTGGTATGTTTACAGTGCTTGTTGGAATTATCACAATCATTGTGATGTGCGTGCGAATAAAAAAAAATACACTATAATGAAATTGTTTTATTGATCTGTTTTACAAACTATTTATTTTTAAACTCAAATATGCTTCGTGCGTTCCTCAAAACCCGTTCCGTATGCAGCAACGCCTTTTTTAGTGGTCTTTTGTTGGTGTCACGAATGTACTTCTTGAAATCACGAATCCTTCTAACGTACGACGGATCATCAATCATTGACGATATAACTTGGTCTAGGTGAGACTCTTCCAACTTTAAGACGTCCAACGCTGTGCCTATTCCCAGTTGTGAGATCCTGCGTGTGCTGTAAAATTGATCTCCCACCATCGCAAGTCCTATCATGGGTACCTCGCCGTCTACGGCCTCGTCGACGCTCTGTACACCACCCTGCGTTAAAAACAGTTTAACTTTTGGATGTTTGAGGAGGTCTCGCTGCGGAAACCAATTCTGCGTCAAAACGTTGGATGAGACGTTGTAGGTACTGTGAACGGATTCATCGATTCGCCACAACACTCCGCACGAAACTGAGGCGAACGACCTGATCATCTCCGTCAGTAACGAGGCGTCCATGGTCATTGCGTCCAGACTGGAACCAAAACTGACGTAAATCAGGACTTCGTGTTTTTTCATAAACGACGTCAACCGATCATTTGTTATTGGACGCGGCTTTTTTAGGTGCAGACCGCCCAAATATTGTACTCGGTCATTGACTGGCCTTTCGCCGTCGTACAGGGAAGGCACGTTCACGAACAGCATTGCCACTCGAGCCTTCATCGCAACCATCGACGGAACGGAATCACCAAACAGCGACCTTGCCTTGGACTCTTGTATCTTTTCGAGTGTGGACCACTCTCTAAACAGGCGTTTTTCCGATACTCTACCATCACCTGTAAAGTTGGACCTCCACATGTTGGGATATTTCTTGTGGTCGTATAACACGTGTCTGTTGATGGTCCTGAAGTTTTCATTCGTCGCAAATCCAGATGATATTAGAATGACAGGAGCATTGAAGAGGTGCCCGAACACCAGGTTGACGCTTAGATAGGCCTCGCAGACGACCAGGTCAAACTGGTTGTTTATGTTTTCAACAAGAGCAGTGACGTTTTCGCTTGCAAATTGTTCCACCACCATGTCCACCAGTGGTGTGTAATTGTTAGCGGTGACCGTGTCCTCGTCCGCAACGGCGCCCCTTTTCTTGATTGAAGTTGAGCTCCGCATCAAGTTTGCAAAGTAGCTAGCAGATAGGTTGCACTCCACCTCGGTTACGTGTCGCACTCGACGTGGCATGGGTGTGATGACGGTAACATTGTGTCCGGCGTATGCCAACCTGTCCACGTAGGCGGCGAATACTGATTGATGACTGTAGGCTGGTGTCGGAAACACGCAGAGTATGTTGGCACTCCAAACTAAATTTGGTTGGAGTATTGCGAGGAACAGTGCGATCACTGGTGTCATGATTACGGCTGAATGAGGTCCGAGCGCGTTGAACGATCATTTATACACCGTATTTTACAGCAAACGTTGACCCAACAGACCCGTGCGTCATTTATGAGTGCGTCAACCTCGATATTTGCATAGTGTTAAACATGACGAGCGCGACGAACGATGTACGTGCAAAATTTATAACCAGGGAAACGCAGGAGGTGTTCAACGAAATGGTTGGGATGGCACAGAGACTGATCACGGGTATGGACCGGACCCAATGCTACAAGTGTAAAGGCTCTTTCAGAGAAAACGACAGAAAAAAACTTCAGAGAAGTGTCACAACCTACATTTTTATCGTCATATCTGACTATCTCAACCTGAACGACGAGACTTTCAAACTATGCTGTCTGCGTTGTTGCAAAAAAGATGCTGGAATGATGGACGTAATTGAACTGTACCCGACGTTGACACTACACAGCGTAAAAAAACTCATGTACTTCAACGTCGTCAAAAAATTTTTCTTTAATTTTGTCGACACCGACGTGGTTTTGTACAAAAAGTACGTGGTCGTGGACAGTCTCAAATCAATTGTTGATCAAATTATCAACGAAAAGATGGACAATGATGAAATACAACGGGTACGCGTTATACGTAATGATGTTGAACTGGTTGCGGAGGATTGCGTGTTTCAATTGCGTGTCGACTACGGCTCACACTACAACTTTGATAGACTCCCAGCCATAAATAACAAACTAATTGTCAATGTCGACTCACGGTGCAAGATGGACAGGTATCACGTCGAGGTATACTACAAGAGGTACGAAGAGTACGCCCCGTTCTCAGTATACTATAACCGCAATGACTCTAAGGAATGCGCCTACTGTGCAAACAAGGTGTGTCCCGACACGGGTCACGTGGTGTTTTACTGCGGGTTGTGTGGACCCACCGATGTAAACTATTTTGTCAAGCGGCGCAAAATGATGTTTCCCTTTTGGAAATACAAGTACAATTACAACAAGGTGTACTGGAAGACCAAGAGACTCAAGGGATTGACGCAATGTAGTGTCATGTTATACGGGGTGGACACACGCAGATCCTGATCATGTTTTTTATAAGGATATTTAGTTTTAACGAAAAAT